TGGGAAGTAAGGTGGGAAGTAAGGTGGGAAGTAAGGTGGGAAGTAAGGTGGGAAGTAAGGTGGGAAGTAAGGTGGGAAGTAAGGTGGGAAGTAAGGTGGGAAGTAAGGTGGGAAGTAAGGTGGGAAGAAAGGAGGGAAGTAGGGCGGGAAGTATGGTGGGAAGAATGGAGCTACAGTAGTTACGCTATTAGTTACAGAGCCTTCAGACGTTCCATTGGCGTTGACGTGATAGAGAGTATATGTCTGAGAAGAACCGCCATTTTCTGCTTCTGTCCAAGGGTTACTTGTCATCGTAACCTGACCAGGGTTGGTTACCTGGTCAGATGATACAAAATATGTGGAGGTAATTGCTTTTCCACCAGAGTTACCTTGTGACCAAGAAATGATATCCTGGTTAGCTGTGGTGGAGCTTGCAGATGCATTTTGAGGAGCCTGAGGTACGGTTGTAACCGTTACAGCAGAAGCTGCAGTCGGGTCACCATCACCAGAAGCGTTTGTTAGGAATACCTGAACCGTGTATTCTGTGGCAGACAGCAGCCCAGTTACAGTAACAGAATAGACGCCACTACCGTTTGGTGAAGGCAAAACGCCCGTAGAAAGAACAGTATTGTCTGCTTTTTCTACTGTATAGTTTGTTGCTTCTGGAGATAGCTCATTAATTGTCCATGTGACAATCAGTGCACCATCATCGTAGGGTCTATCGGTTCCAACATCAGTAGCTGTTACATTTTCGGGCGCTAGCGGCTCTAGAAAGTCATTCTGTGAGGATGACCTTCCACCTGCTTCTTTCTTTGCCATGAGTTACTCTCTCTTAACTTTATGCTGTTAGGTCGCCGTATAGAATCCAGCTATCAGTTCCACGCTTCATTATAGTACAGCTTGACCACTGTGTTCTGAGCTTGTTCCCTGGGGTGTAGTTCAAGGTTACGCCTACTGCATTTGCAATAGTTACCTGTCCAGCACCAGTCTGAATGATGTCCATAGATGCACCGATTGGCCACTCTAACGTAGAGTTAGTTGGGATGGTGAAGGTTAGAGCGCTTCCACTGTTCATCTCAACTACGTTGTCCTTGTGGTCGAGGGTGTCTAGGGTGTAGCTTGCAGTCTTTTCGGTGAAGCCAGTCAGCGATGCCACACCAGCAGAAGTCTGGATGGTGTTGTCTGGGAACACGATTCCAGTGGTAGCAATCAAGTTGGCTGCAGTAACTTCTGAAGCCTGAATTGGTGCCAAAGCAAAAGTGTTTGCCGAGGTGTCGATAAATACAGACTCGTCTGGCTCTGGGACGTAGCCGTCGAAGAACTTGAAGACTCCGTCAGTTGCATCACGGAATACACCAGCGTGAGCATAGGTGTTGTCTGCGTAACGACCAGCTGCCCAACCAAGGTCTGGGTTTGAGTGGACCTTACCGCGAGCAGTTCCGCCAGACACATAGGTGTCGGTTACGGTGCTGGCAACGGTAAAGGTGTTGCTGGTAACTGCAATGATTTCTAGGCCATCTGAATCAAAGTCAAACGAGCTAGGAGTAGTGTTAGCTACAGTTACAAAGTAACCAACCTCAAAGCCATGAGCGTCTTCAGTGGTGTAAACAACGTTAGTTCCGTCACCAGTTGCGTCGGTAACTGTAGCAAGGCCAGCCTGGTTCAAGTAAACCATGTTGTCTTGAAGCTTTAGGTTTGATGTGCTAATGGTGGTAGTGGTTCCCTGAACAATCAAGTTACCAGTAATGGTCACATCTGGTGCCTCAACAGCGCCAGTGAATGTTGCACCAGCAAGAGCTGCCTTTGCGTCCAACTGAGTCTGAAGGTTGGAAGTTGCTCCTGCCAAGTAGTTTATTTCGGTAGAAGTTACGTTAGCAGTATCCACGCCATCAAGAGTTGATAGCTGAGTGTAGGTAACGTTTCCGATGCCAATCATTGGCAGCGGGTCAGTTGACTCGTCGTAGTAGAATGCGTTATCTAGTCTCTGCTTAACATTACGGTCGATGTCAGCTAGGTAGGTAGAGATTTGCATACCATCTAGACCAGCAATATCAAAGTTGCTGTTAGCTGGGATAGTTAGAGATTCGGCGTTGCTGAATACAACATTTCCAGTGAAGTCTGGGCTTGCAATTGGTGCGTAGATGCTAGCAGCTGATGAGCTGTCTAGCTTTGCATCTAGCTGGTCTTGAATGTTAGAGCTAACGTTATCTAAGTGTCCGAGCTCGGTGCCAGATATGTCACCTATGGTAGTTCCAGTAGGTAGAGAAACTGTTCCAGTAAAGGTCGGGCTCTCTAAGGTTGCGTAATCTGCCAAGGTGGTAGATAGAGAAGTATTTGTTACCAGCTCTGCAGTGTTGTCAATCCCGTGGATTCCTGTAGTGTCGTTTGTGTGAGCAAGAACTGCATCAGACAAGTCACCTTGAAGAACTAGAAGAGCGGTGTTTGCAATACCGTGAACGTTTAAAGTTTCTCCGTTGTGGGTAGATACTGCGGAGCTAAGTGCGGAAGTGACTACCAGGTCTGAGGTGTCAGCAATCCCGTGAACGTTAACAGTCTCTAAGTCGTGAGCTGTTATAGCAGACGTTAAATCAGAAGTAACTACTAAATCAGCAGTATTTGCGATACCGTGTACGTTGGTAGTTACAGCCTCGTGTACTGATATTGCTCCGTCTATCTCTAGAGTAACGTCTGCAGAGTATGCCAAGTTTGCAGTATTCGAGATACCGTGCACATTTGTAGTGTCTTGGTCATGTTGAGATACCGCATTAGCTACGTAAGATTCAGTGGCAAGACCAACTAGGTCACCGCTAACAACTAAATCAGCAGTGTCAGCAATACCGTGAATATTTGTAGTTACATTAGAGTAGTCTGACACATATGTGTTTGTGTAGGAAATTGCGTTAGATTCAGCATTAGCAATATTTCCTGAAATGGTAGTAAAAAAGTTTGCATCATCATTGATGGCAGCAGCAAGCTCATTGAGCGTATCTAATGCACCAGGGGCGGAATCAATAACATTTGCTATAGCAGCATTGATGTCATCTTGGTTAATTCCAGCATAATCTAAGGATGACCATGTATTGGCTCCATCACCTAGTTTAAACTTAGCGGTATCGGTCTCATACCCAAGCTCACCTGCGGCGAGGGTAGGGTTTGCCGAAGTCCATTCTGCGGCGGTTCCTCGCCTAAACTGAATCCTGACTGCCATCTGTCTTAGTTCCTTATTCTAGAAACTGGATGGCCCTCCGCCATCCCAGTTAATGTTGTATGAGCTAGAGGCGTCGCCGCCATCTACGTTTGTGATGTCTCCTGCTGTCATGGATACCCATGCTATTCCGTCATAGGTGTACATCGAACCTATGTCGGACCTGAAGAAGAGGTCGCCCTGCTCAGCAGTCGCTGGAAATGAGCTTCCTTGTACGATATTGATTGGTGTTAGAAACTTCTTACTAGCCATCTCTAAGCGACCTCTTTCTTCTGTCCTATTTTACCCTAATTACCCAACTACGACTACGCGGTAGCTGTTAGCAGCAACGGTGCTTGCAGCAGTCCAAGTAAGAGTAATCGTGTTAGCGTCGGTGTGTACAACATCAACCATAACTTCGGAGTCATCTGATAGGTCACGGATAGAAACAACCGTGTCAGAGGTGTTGAGGTTGTGAGATACGGTCCAAGTTGCGATGTTACTTGAAGGAGTGATTTCCGCGTTGCTTGCGGCGTACTTGGTGGTTGCACCGAGGTTGGAGCGAGCTCCAGCAGCGGTTGTTGCACCCGTACCACCCTGGCTGATAGCGATGGTGCCATCAAGGTCAGCAACTGGAATGGTGCTAGAAGCAGTGAATGCGCTAGTTCCGTTACCAGTAATGTAACCAGTTAGGCTGGTTGCACCAGTACCACCGTAAGGAACACCCACAGTAGTGCCGTTCCAAGTACCAGAAGTGATGGTACCTACAGTATCAATCGAAGACTGACCAGCGTAGTTGGCAGAAATGTCAATGGAATCAGCGTTTACGGTGATGCGGTCAGTGGTTCCACCAATGTTAAAGACGGTTCCGTCCTGAACAAGACCAGCACCAGCAGAGATAACACCTGCACCAGAGAACTGAGTAAAGGTTAGGTTGGTGGTACCAACTGAAATTACATCATTCGTTGACAATACCCAGCCAGTGTCACCCTGAGTAGTACCTTCAGATACGAAGGTAAACAGACCTGCTGTAACCTCTTCGTCTGAGTCAGAGTCAGCTGAACGGGTCCATGAACCACCATCAACTACATCGTAGATACCGTTCTCAGAAGCGTCGGTCTGGTTCTTTACAAGAACACGGTCGCCAGCAACAAGAGATACACCGTCAACGGTCTGAGTTCCGCTTAAGGTGATGTTGGCAGTGGTAGCTGCACGAACCGATAGCTTGACATCAAGACCCTGAGCTGAAGCTTCAATCTGCGAGTCAACATAGCTCTTGAGAGCCAAGGTTGAGGTGTTAGCAGTGAAGACACCAGTTGAGCTGTTGTAGGTAAGAGTGTTGTCGCCAGCTGCTACAGCGGCACGAGCACGTGCGTCGGTGTAGTAGAGGTCAGTACCCTCTGCAATGTCGTTGGTGGTCAGGTTGTTGATAGTGTTGTCTACTGCCGAAATTTCACCGTCAACGTAAGATACAGTTGCAACATTTGCAGTGTCTACAGTGAATACACCAGTCGAGCTGTTGTAGTCTAGGTAGTCATCACCAGAGCTAACTGCACCACGAGCACGAGCGTCAGTGTAGTAAAGGTTGGTAGAACCTTCAGTTAGGTCGTCGGTGTCAGAGTCAGCTACACCGTTCTCAGCGGTAATGGTAAGACCATCACCGTCACCAGTGATGGTGATGTTGGTTAGAGTAGCGTTGGTCAGCAGGTTAGCTGCGTCACCCTTTGCACGAGCGGTGGTGTAGTAAAGATTAGTTAGACCCTCTGACAAGTCGTCAGTGTCCATGCTTCCAGATACATAGCTGTCAACACGAGCATCGGTGTAGTAAAGGTTATTGGAACCTTCCTCGATGTCATCGGTGGTTAGTGCGTCGATTGCATTTGAGATTGCAGTGTCAACATTTCCACCAGCAGCCAAAGTAACCCAAGCGGAGCCGCTGTAGTACTTAAGGGTGGAGTCTGAGGTGTTGTAATAGAATTGACCAGTTACTGGGGACGAGGGCGCAGACGACAGGTTTTGAATCCTGGCATTGAGCAGCTCATTCTTATTGAGGTCAAGCCCTGTTAGGAATTGCTTTGCCATTCTTTTTTATTCTTTCTTTTTCTAGGAGAGGTACGCTTTCCCCGAAATTGCTGCGGAGAAAGTTATTGTTATGTTGTTTGCGTCAGTGTGGCTGACAGCGCCCTCGACTAGGTTTGAAGCTGAGTCGAAGATTTGTACGGTCGGATAGAAGTTCAAGTTGTGGGCTATCGACCAGGTGTTGCTCGTAGCACCCTGAGTGTGAGTGTACGAAACTTGAGTGGTGTCTACACCAATATATTCAAGACTGTTCCATGCAGTAGAGCCGTCTCCAATTTTCATTAGACGAGTGTCTCGCTCTATCCCTACTTCGCCCCTTGCAAGAGTCGGGTTAGCTGACTCCCAGTTGGATGCGGTGTCATTTCTAAGTTGTATCTGTACGGCCATAATGTATTTGCCTATCCTTTGTTAGAAGGTGGTGGCGTCTCCCCCCTCAATTGTACCTGAAATATTCTGTCCTGATATCTGTAGCTGTGTGCTGTGAATGTTTGTCCACATGTTGTTTGAAGAGTCGTAAGTTACGACATCTCCCTGTAACGGTTCATTAAAGTCAACGTCATTTAAGTCTTCAAAATTGTTTACCGTACCAGCGTCACCAATAGGTGCAACAAGTAGCGAAACAGATTCATTGTATGTAAACTCTGTAGCCGTACCATCTAAGTAGACAAGAACAAAGGTTCTCCATCCAGAGCTACTAGTCACGGAACGGACGTAGTGCCTGCTCATATTTCTTGTGTTGTCGTTTGACTGGATAGTAATAATAGATTTGTATGTGTTGGTCGACTGGGTCATTGCATTTAGCAGACCGAGCTGGCCGTCAGTTATCGCGTCTGTTTCTGAGATATATAACTCTGTTGCCAAACTTAAGTCAGCATTATTAAAAGCCATGTAGCCACCGCCAGGGTTAGCGGCTGAGACAGAGTTGTTAAATTTGTAGTTGGCACTAAGACCAGCGCCAGCCTCGCCTTGCGGACCTGTTGGTCCTTGCGGTCCCGCAGCTCCAGCTGGACCTACAGGACCCTGTGCTCCCTGTGGCCCAGCTGCTGCAACTGTGATTTGACGAGCATATCTACCAGAAGTAACTGTGCTAACTGTGTATCCTGCCATTAGTAAGTTACCTCCGACCTAACTGCAAAGTTACCTTGCAACAATTTATATACATATAAATCAGATGATGGTGCAACCAACTCCAGGTCATACACATAAAGACCTTCATCTATGTTTGCCATTTGAGAGTCGTCAACATAAATTGCAATGCTGCCATCACTATCCCCCAGTTCGATGCCACCATTTTCAGTAGTCAGATTCAAAACTACTGTTGAACTTTGTGCTGTGGGGCGTACTTGCATCCTTGCAGAATATCCGTCAAACAATATTGGCTTATTAGCTGGGTCTTTGTAGTAAATGATGCGCGAAAGCGTAGAGCCTTGGTCGGCTACTATGTTGTATTGTCCAGCTGGTGTGCTCATTGGACTCTTTCGGCAGGAGAGGCAAAGATGTCTCTCTAATTTTACCTCACTTTAAATTAGACGATGAGAGAGGTATACTAGCTATATGATTGCAACAGATACAGAGACAGAGCAGCAAAGTGAAACTTCTAGTCCAAAATATGCTCATTACGCCGAGTCAGTGTCTGTTACTGAGGGTTACATAATTGGTAGACCTATAGTGGCTTTGTGCGGAGAGGTATTTATTCCGTCTAGGGACCCTAAAAAATTTCCAATCTGTCCGATTTGCAAAGAGATTGTAGAAGCACTATTATTGCCAGAAGAATAAAAATCAACCACTAGATTTTGTTCTATACTAGTTACCCAACCAGTCCTGACGGGGTCCTAAAAGACCTATTAAACGTCAGGATTTTCCATCTTTATATTCGAAAGGTACCAACAAAATGGTCACTGTGTACACACTCCCAGCTTGCGTTCAATGCGATAGTACGAAGAGGGTGTTGACCAAAAATGCAGTTGAGTATGAAGAAGTAGATTTAAGCCAGAACTCTGAAGCTCTAGCTATGGTTCGCGACCTCGGCTATAGTGCTGCTCCTGTTGTAGTCGCGGGCGATGAGCACTGGAGTGGATTTCGACCAGACAAGCTTGCTACACTCTCTGAGTAGTGTATGACATTGTTTATTTTTCTAACATCTCGAACAACACCCATCGGTTTGTCGAGAAGTTAGGTCTTCCTGCTCAGCGGATACCCGTCCGCTGGGACAGTGAACAGCCTTTTATGGCTAAAAGGGAGTATGTTCTCTTCGTACCTACTTATGGTGGGGGCAACGATGAGCACACAATTCCCAAGCAGGTCAAGAAGTTCTTGAACATCAAGACCAACAGAAACTTACTCAAAGGTGTTGTCGGCTTTGGCAACACTAATTTTGGTGACCACTATTGTGCGGCAGCCGAGATGATTTCAGCAAAAACTGGTGTACCTTTGCTGTATAAAGTTGAAATTATGGGTACGCCATACGACGTAGAACAAGTACTAGAGAGGCTAGACAGACTGTGGAAAATTACAGCTACCACGAACTAAACGCGATGCTTAACCTTTGGGGTGAGAACAAGACTATTCAGTTCGATAAGGATAAGGAAGCAGCACGTCGCTATTTCCTAGACCACGTGAACCAGAACACCGTGTTCTTTCACTCTCTAGAGGAGAAGCTTCACTACTTAGTTGAGAACGAGTACTACGAGAAGGAAGTTCTTGACCGATACTCGGATGAGTTTGTTAAGGACCTATTCAAGCAGGCATATGCTCACAAGTTCCGCTTCCCTACCTTCGTAGGTGCTTACAAGTTCTACAGCCAGTATGCTCTCAAGACTTTCGATGGCTCTCGCTACCTAGAGCGCTTTGAGGACCGAGTTGTAATGAACGCCCTTATGCTAGCCAAGGGCAATGAAGAGTTCGCTAAGGACCTAGTAGACGAAATCATCTCTGGTCGCTTCCAGCCTGCAACTCCTACATTCTTGAACGCGGGTAAGAAGCAGCGTGGCGAGTTTGTGTCCTGCTTCCTGCTTCGCATCGAAGACAACATGGAGTCAATCGCCCGCGGCATCAACTCCGCTCTACAGCTTTCAAAGCGGGGTGGTGGTGTTGCTCTAAATCTCAGCAATCTACGTGAGCTTGGTGCTCCAATTAAGAAGATTGAGAACCAGTCTTCAGGTGTTATCCCAGTGATGAAGCTTTTGGAAGACAGCTTCTCCTACGCCAACCAGTTGGGTGCCCGCCAGGGTGCAGGTGCTGTTTACCTAAACGCTCACCACCCAGACATCATGCGCTTTTTGGACACCAAGCGTGAGAACGCTGACGAGAAGATTCGCATCAAGACCCTCTCCATCGGAGTTGTGGTTCCAGACATCACTATGGAGCTTGCCAAGAACGGTGAGGACATGTACCTGTTCTCCCCGTACGACGTTGAGAAGGTCTACGGCATTCCATTTGGCGACATCTCGGTAACCGAGAAGTATGCCGAAATGGTTGATGACCCAAGAATCAAGAAGAGTAAAATTAAGGCTCGCGAGCTTCTGCAACGTATCGCAGAACTGCAGTTTGAGTCTGGGTACCCCTACATTGTCTATGAAGACACTGTAAACGAGGCAAACCCAATCCAGGGTCGCATCAACATGTCAAACCTTTGCTCAGAGATTCTGCAGGTCAACACCCCGACCACCTATAACAACGACCTTAGCTACAAGGAGATTGGTAAGGACATTTCCTGCAACCTTGGTTCGCTAAACGTAGCCAAGATGATGCAGTCTCCAGACTTTGCTAAGTCCGTCAAGACCGCTATCAAGGCTCTTACCGCAGTTGCTGACCTGAGTTATATTGACTCGGTTATGTCGATTGCTGAGGGTAACCGCAAGTCTCGTGCTATTGGTCTTGGACAGATGAACCTACACGGCTACTTTGGCGAGGCTCGCATGTATTACGGTGACGAGGAGTCCCTAGACTTTACCAACATGTATTTCATGACAATTCTCTATAACGCCCTAAAGGCATCAGCAGAGATGGCTCAAGAAACTAAGAGCCCATTCGACGGCTTCGAGAACTCTCAGTACGCAGATGGCAGCTTTTTTGCTAAATATATTGAGCAAAAGTGGGAGCCTCAGACCGAGAAGGTTAAGGAGCTTTTTAAGTCTTCCAAGATTCGCATCCCTAAGAAGAAGGATTGGGAAGAGCTTCGTGACTTCGTAATGGAGCACGGCCTCTACAACCAGAACCTCCAGGCTGTCCCACCTACAGGCTCTATTAGCTATGTGAACAACTCAACTAGCTCCATCCACCCAATTGCTGCTCCTATTGAGGTGCGTAAGGAAGGAAAGCTTGGACGTGTTTACTACCCAGCTCCTGGTTTGACCAACGACAACATGGAGTACTTCCAGGATGCCTATGAGGTTGGACCTGAAAAGATTATTGACGTCTACGCTGCTGCAACCCAGCACGTTGACCAGGGTCTCTCCTTGACTTTATTCTTTAAGGATGATGCAACCACCCGTGATGTCAACCGCGCTCAGATTTACGCATGGCGCAAGGGCATCAAGACCATCTACTACATCCGTATCCGTCAAACAGCTCTCGAAGGCACTGAAGCCGAGGGCTGCGTAAGCTGCCAACTCTAGGAGAAAAAGTGATTACTCGTCCCGTTAACTGGAACAAGATTGAGGACTCTGTAGACCTCGACGTCTGGAACAGGCTTACTCAGAACTTCTGGTTGCCAGAAAAGATTGCACTATCTAACGACATTCAATCATGGTCAACCCTGAAGCCACATGAGCAACTGCTAACCATGAGAGTGTTTACTGGTCTAACTATGTTGGACACCATTCAGGGTACCGTAGGGGCCATGAGCTTGCTCCCTGACAGCCGAACTCAGCATGAAGAGGCTGTAATCACCAACATTGCATTCATGGAGTCAGTCCACGCCAAGAGCTACTCAAGCGTGTTCTCAACACTATGCTCTACTAATGACATTGAGGATGCTTTCCGTTGGTCAGAAGAAAATCCATACCTGCAGAAGAAGGCAGAGATTGTTCTTAGCTACTACCGCGGCGATGACCCACTAAAGCGCAAGGTTGCCTCCACATTGTTGGAGTCTTTCTTGTTCTACTCAGGCTTCTACCTACCGATGTACTGGTCTTCAAGGGCAAAGCTAACCAACACCGCTGACCTGATTCGTTTGATTATTAGAGATGAAGCTGTGCATGGATACTACATTGGCTACAAGTTTCAGCTTGCTCTTGCTGAAGAAAGTAAGGACCGCCAAGAAGAGCTTAAGCAGTACGCTTATGACCTCTTGATGGAGCTTTACGAAAACGAAATCAAATACACTCAGGACCTTTACGACGAGGTTGGCCTAACTGAAGACGTAAAGAAATTCTTGCACTACAACGCAAATAAGGCTCTTATGAATCTCGGGTTTGATGCTCTATTTCCTAAAGAGATTTGCGACGTAAACCCAGCTATCTTGTCTGCTCTGTCTCCAAACTCGGACGAGAACCATGACTTCTTCTCTGGTTCTGGTTCTAGCTATGTAATGGGCAAGCATGAAGCTATTACTGATGATGACTGGGACTTCTAAGGAGGTATCATGGACGACTGCAAGTGTGGCGGTAACTGCCCATGTGGTGGAAATAAGTAGCCACTAAATAAGAAACCACCCCCTAGTGGGGTGGTTTTTATTTTTATATAGATGTATAGTTTTCTCTATGTCATATAACCCAAACTTTGATGTTGACTTCTCTAGAGGAAAATTAGGAGAAGATTTAGTGTCTGCATTGCCAGAAATGATACAAGATGGAAAAATTGAAGTTAAGACAGATAGTTTAGCTATAAAAACTGGAAATTTTTATGTAGAGACTTGGCAAAGAAATGTCTACGACATGGAGTGGAAAAAGTCTGGAATTAATGTGACTACCGCCGACTACTGGGCATTTGTAGTAGAACAAACTGGTGCTATGTATTTAATCAGTACGTCAGATTTGAAAGATTTGATTAGGAAAAATATAGATAAGTACAGAGAAGGGGAGCAGTCTATCGTTAACTATCAGACAAATGGCAGTAGAGGTAGACTTGTACCAGTATTAGACATTGCGACAAAAATGTTAGGTAAGAACTGATGCCAACCTATTTATATGTATGTGAGTCACATAAGCACCCACATGAAATTACCCATGGAATGAACGAAAAGCCAAACCAAACGATTTGCGGAAAACCTGATTGCGGTAGTAAACTAGTACGTAAATTCACCGCCCCCGCTATTGAATTTAAAGGTACGGGGTTTAACGCTAGTAGAGGATAAATGAATACTGGGTCAACAAAAAACCTAAAATTTGAAATTACAATCCCCGAATTTCTTAAAAAAGATGACCCAGCGTGTTCTACGGTTGACCCAGAGATATTCTTCCCTCAAGAAATCCAAATTGGCTCAAAGATAGTCTATAAATATCCAATGCTATCTAAAGCAAGAGGTATTTGCTCTGAGTGCCCCCTCAAACTTGACTGCTTAGAGTATGCAATGCGAAATGTAGAGTTTGGCGTCTGGGGAGGAACGACCGAGTCTCAGAGGGAGCAGCTTCGTAAATCCTCAAGAATTATAACTAATAGACGCAAGGCTAGTCCTGACTTCTGGTAAGTGGTAAAATAGAAGTGCCTAGGGAGAGAGGCGAGTTATATTAACCCGCAACCTAGGAGACAAACAATGGGAGTATTCGCTGAAGTATTCCGTAGAACCGCAGCACTAATTATTCTTCGCGTAAGCGGAACCTTTGCTGGTGGTTCTTTTGCTGGAGTAGAGCTCTGGCAAGCTGGCCTAATGGCAGCTTTCATCGGCGTAATGGACGTTGCAGAGAACCTGTCCCGTGCTTACATGATTGATGGAAAGCTTGACTTAGAGGAAATCAACACCGCTTTTGGCGGTCAGGCATACGCCGATGTTGACTCAGCTGCTGAATCTACTGTAGTAGATGAGGAAGAAGCTAAGGCTTAATCCAAACTAATAAACGCCCCTACTGGACAACTGCTCTGGTAGGGGCTATTATTATTTTATGGACATGAACATGGAACGCGACTTTGAAGAGTGGCTAGCTGAGGGTATTAAGCACGGCTGGTGTGGCCCAGCGGTCTGCCACACCCATGACGGACTTCCAATGTCAGAGCCTGAAGAGGCCGAGTTTGGGGATGGCGGGGAACCCTGTCTTCACATTATTCGTCTATACGAAGACCACATGCATAAAAAGGCAATCGAAGCTAACCACGCACCGTCTACGTGGAGAGCAACAAATAGAGGTATAGAGGTTTAGCTATACCGCTAAACTTTGTTCTATCTTCGAGCAAATGTCCTTGTACGCTTCGTCGTAAGTTCGTGGCATATCTTTAACACCCTTTAGCGCATCTCTTTCGCTAAAGTGGTGAGAAGCAAAATCTAGTAAATCAGAGTTCTTAAACTTAGCTACTAAATTTCCTTCTTTATCTACTAAGTATTTTTCGAAGTTGCCGCCCATGATGTCTTTTCCATCTTGAAGCTCATTAAAAAGGTCAAATAGCTCGTGGGATGATTCTGGCCATCCGTGAGGTGGCATAGGTGCAATACCCTCGGTTGGACGAGAATCTACCATTTCGGTGAAACTATAGGTAACACCATAAGTATTTTCAGCGTAAGTTTTGGCATCAGTAGCGCAGGAAATTCCATACTCCCATTCGCCATAAGTAACATTTGGACCACAATAGTTATTAGTAGGAACTGCTACTACTTCAAACCCTTGGTCCTTATATTTGTTATATAGCTCTTCTATTACTGCGTACTGGGGAGCATTTCCGCAGTCTGCGGTCACATTTATAAATAGGGTTACTTTTCCCTTGTAGTTAGACAGAAAATTGTCTTGGCCATCCCAAGATTTAATTTGTACGTCATACACAGATTTTGCCATTATTATCCCTAAATCAGACTTATTGGTCGATAGTTAGATTATACCGTAGGCACATTGTGTCGATTTTGTGTACTATTGTATTATGAAAATTGTAGGTGTCAACGAGACCACCCATGATGCTGCCATAGCAATCATTGAGGACGGGGAAATCCTTTTTGCTGGCCACGCTGAACGATACAGCAAAGAGAAGAACGACTGGTTCCTCAATGACGAACTTATCGCAGACGCCCTTATTTACGGAGGGTCACCAGACAAGGTGGCCTATTACGAGAATAGATGGCTTAAGAAATATAGAATCTATAAGCATGGTGGCCTTGGAGGCGGAAGGCCATACTATCTAAACACTGAACTTGGCAAGCTACCTAAGAAGAGCTTCGGGCATCACTACTCCCATGCGTGTGCTGGTTACTACACGTCCAACATGACAGACGCCATTATTGTTGTACTGGATGCGATTGGCGAATTCGACACTTCAACTATTTGGAGTGGACACGGGGAAAAGATTACAAAGGTCTGGAACCAGCAGTATCCAGTTAGCTTTGGGTTGTTCTACTCTGCTTTTACCAAGTTAGTTGGTCTCAAGCCGAACGAGGAAGAATACATCATGATGGGCATGGCTGCCTATGGGGATGAGAGACGTTACTACGAGAAAGTCAAAGAGTACTTCCCTATCTTTAATCGTCAAAAGTATAACTTCCACGTTGGAATCATCGATTGGGGAGAGGCTGTAGATGGTCAAGCAAAATTTGATATCGCTGCTGCCGTGCAAAAAGTTCTAGAAGACAGACTTATTGAGTTCATGAAGTTTGCAAAAAACTTAACTGGAAAAGATAATCTGGTTTTTATGGGCGGAGTTGCCTTAAATAGCAAGGCAAATACTTTGCTTTGGGGACTATTCAAAAATGTATGGATTATGCCGAACCCAGGGGATGCTGGGTCAGCATTGGGTGCAGCTGCAGCTATGTATGGCAAGCACTTGAACTGGAAGAGCCCCTATTTAGGCCATGATTTGGGCGGCGAATACCCTGTAGACAAAATAATAAACGCCCTTATTGAAGATAAAATAGCACCAGTAGCTAGTGGAAGGGCTGAGTATGGACCGAGAGCTCTTGGCAATCGCAGTATTCTTGCTGACCCTCGTGATGCTGATATTAAAGAAAAGGTAAATACAATAAAGAAGCGTGAGCTGTTTAGGCCGTTTGCTCCAGTGGTACTGGCTGAGGAAGCTCACAAGTGGTTTGATATGAACTACATGTCACCGTACATGCAATACACCCCTAAGGCATTGAGACCAGAAATGATGCCTAGCGTTGTCCATGCTGACGGAACTTCTCGTGTGCAGACTGTAACTGAAAGTGAGCACCCTGGACTGTACGCGGTTTTGAAGAAGTGGCACGTATTGACTGGCGTTCCAGTTCTTTTGAATACTAGCTTAAACATAAAAGGTCAGCCAATATTGAATGACGAAAAAGACGTCTCAAGCTGGGAAACTTACTATAAGAAAGGAATCATCAGATAATGAAGATTTACTACGAGATTAGAATTTTTATACATAAAATTTGGAAAAAATTTTTTAAGAAAAATAAAGATTCAAATAAATTTATATACTAAAGTATACACAGCGGTGTAGAGCAGTTCGGAAGCTCGCGTGGCTCATAACCACGAGGTCGTAGGTTCAAATCCTGCCACCGCAACTCACATAAAAGAAAGTGACGCATGGCAAAGGGTAAGGGCGGAGCTCCAGCTCCTCAGAAGACAACTACTGACCGCAAGAACGGTAAAGCTTCAAAGAAGCGTCCGAAGATATTTGACCCAGTAAAGCGTCGTCTAGTTACTGGAAACTAGCCTTCTCTTTGTTTGTTTTCATATACTGAGTTATCTTGACCCAGCTCAAAAACAACTGCCATCCTAGGGGTAGGCATTCTTACTGAATGATTCACTCCTCTGGGCAGATATATGACGTCCCCAGGCTCTAGGAAATGGCCTTGAGCGGGCTCTCTATCTCTCCAGTCATCATATATTTGCCACTCGGCGTTCCCCTGACATTGCCAATAAAATGTTTCTCTATCATCAGAGTGGACTGGTATAGGCTCTTCGCCACTCACATAGTTAACGATAGAATTCACCACTTTTGGTTTTACGCCTAGGGCTTTTTCTACTGAATTTTGTACCTGAAGAAGTTCTGGAAAATCCTCAACGTAGGGGTGTCTTACCATCATATAAAAGAGGTGGTGGACAATTACTCCGTTAATTACTCTCTCGTTTAGAGGTTCCATTGGAATGGCTCCTGGGGGAGTGTGCATCTCTTTATCTACATAAGCAATTATTCTTTCCCAAGACGGTACCTCGGGCGCTAGATTTTTAAAAACTACTGCTCTGTTAGTTTCTCTAGCTTTTTCTATAGCTTCTTTTATAGATTCTGGTGTGTGCTCCATAGTTAAATTGTATAGCAGTATTTAGGGGTAAGTTTGAGTTGATATACTATGACTCATATAAAACTAAATACGGGGCTGACTGGTTTCGACGGTATGTTTGAATCTGGTGAAGCGTGCGGAGAAGCCTGTACCTCCTGAATCGGGCAAATCAATAACTGCAAACTCACGTTCTGCATTCGCTCTAGCTGCTTAGCTGAGCCCCGCTGGTAGATGTAGCTCTAACTAATCGCCACTGGGTTTAAATAAATAGAGCACTGTAACAAAGGTGGCGACCTTAAACGTAACCCGCAGTACCGTGGCTGGTAGAGCCTACGCACGTAGAAGAACAGAAGATGGCTTATCGGACGGGGGTTCGAATCCCCCCAGCTCCACTCTATTTGTTAGACAAGGATTTTATATAATCCATGTTTGCCTGATGTATTTCTGACCTGTCTGGCTTAAAAGAGAAAGCAATCCCGCAGCGTGGTTGTCTAATTATTACGTTATGCTTAAGCTCTCTTGGTAGGTAGATAACATCCCCTGGATGTAGCTCGTTTGATTCTATAACTTTTGGAACTTCTGGCCAAACGGAATCATCTGAAATTTCCCAGATACTGGTGCCCTGGCACTGCCAATAAACTGTCTCCCTCATATCAGCATGTACTCCTATCGGAGGCTCTCCTCCGATGTAATTTATAAACGCACTAGTGGGTTCTATGGTTCCAGAAAGAGCGGAATCAAAAATATCTCTTATAAGCTTTGTTTCAGGGAAGGCCTCTAGGTCGGGGTCTCTTACGGCTAAGTAAAAAAGATTCCTAAGAATAACTCCATTTATTGTTCTTTCTTCAAGTGGTATTAGAGGTATTGTGGCTGGAGGGGAATCAGCTTGCCTCTGAGCGTGCTGTATAAAGTCTTCCCATTTTGGGGTATCCTTTACTAGCCCTCTAAATACAGCTGCTCTTCTATCAGTCCGAGCCTGCTCTATTTTTTCTTTAATATTTTGGATTTCCATACTTTTTACTTGCCTAATTTTAATTAGTGTGCTAGTTTCTACCTATGAATAAAAAACTAATAGCAGTTTTTATAAGTCTATCAGTCGCAGTATTTGCCTTTTTTGGCCAAGCTGGGCCGCTTGCGGTGTCCTCTATCCCGAAGCAGAACATATTTGTAACCATGGAGACTCAGTCTGGCCCGACGTGGGGCTTAGATAGAGTCGACGGTTCCCTAGATGGAAAATACTCGTACATAAGTTCTGGTAAAAACGTAAAGATATATGTTGTAGACACGGGAGTAAATGCAGGTCATCCACAGCTGCTAGGTCGAGTCTTACCAGGGTATGACTCTTTCTCTGAAAATTTGCAGGGTAAGGATTGTAATGGCCACGGGACTCATGTTGCTGGTATCGTAGCTGGCTCTTATTACGGAGTAGCAAAAGAAGCTACTATTGTTCCAGTTAGGGCATTGGATTGTTCTGGAAGAGGCACTACTGACAATATTGTAAAAAGTGTCGACTGGATTCTAAAAGACTACGACGGCACCCCCTCTATTGTAAATATGAGCCTCGGCGGGCCTAAAGATGTAGACGTAAATAATGCAGTACAGAAACTAATTTCTGCTGGAATCATAGTTACGGTTGCAGCTGGAAACTCCAATGTAGATGCCTGTACCTTTTCCCCTGCAAGTGCTAATGGGGTAATATCTGTAGGCGCTACAGATAGCTCCGATAAAAAAGCATCATTCTCTAACTGGGGAGACTGCGTTGATATTTTTGCCCCTGGAGTGGGAATCAATTCAGCGAATTCTTTAAACTACCTCACTTCTTCTAAGAAGAGCGGTACGTCTCAGGCTGCCCCTTTTGTGGCTGGTGCGATTGCGACATACATCTCTAATGGGAAAGTCCAGAAAAGTGCCGATGCCGAAAGTTACTTATTGTCCGCGTCTGAGCTTGGTGTGGTGCTTGATGGGAATTCAAGGTATAACAACCTAGTAAATGTAGAAAAACTTGGCATTATCCAGGAGCCACCTGTAACTGAACCTGAACCAGTTGTTGTAGAAAAACCTAAACCAATAGTTGACACTGCCCCCACGGTGTCTGCCCCCGCAAAGAGTCCTTCAGTAGAGCCTGTATATAAAATATCTCAGGACATACACATTATTAGTGTTCAACCTACTTCTGTGAAAATAGCTTGGAATGCGAATCAGTTGGCAAGGTACTACTCGGTCAGAGTATCTCTTGTAGGCAGTAGCGGTTATATCTACAAATCAAATACGTCTAACTTAGAAATAACTGTAAAAAATCTTCTAAGCAATAAAGATTATGTTTTGACTGTAGTTCCTGTTGCAAAAGGTGATTCTCAAGTAACTGATGGTGAAGTAGTTACGTTCTCTACACCTTACGGGGTACCTAGTTCGCCAAACCAAATCACTATAAAAAATGACACATTGAATTGGAGCTCCCCATCCTATAACGGTGGGACTTACGATTTAACTTATGTAATTGAAAAGTACTCGAATGGAGAGTGGTCACAGCTAGCAACTACTAAAGAGTTGTACTATTCGGTAGAAAGACCTGATTTGGGTGTTACTCACATGTTCAGAGTTTCTGCTAAAACCCCTGCTGGCAGAGGTAAGGCTACAAAATCAATTTATTTGGTTGGTAATGGGATACCAAATGTTGTAGAGCCAGTACCTGACCTAAACCCAGAGCTGTCTGGGAGTGTCTCTGTATCTCAGAGGGCAGCTGGCTCAGGCCTTGCGACTGTCGAATGGTCTGCTTACGCTGGTGCTGACTCTTACTTGATTGAGAAATCCCCTCTGGGCTCTGAAAACCTATGGGAATCTGTCGGAATAACTACAAAAACAAGCAAGACTATTTCTCTACAGCCAGGTAAAAAATGGATAATTAGAGTGACTGCTAGGGGAGCTAACTCAGATGCCCTCCTGGGCACTGCTCAGTATGAAGGCCTAAGGTAGACTTTAGCCATGGGAAATGGAAAAATGTTTGTTGGCATAGCTGCCATGAATGAGATTGATGTTGTTCAAACTATTGAAAATGCTTTAGATATGGCAAAAGACCCCCAAAGAATTAATTTTGGTGTGTGGAATCACAATACCTTTGGGGAAGATTTAATATACAAACACCCGCAGGTCAGGATTGTTAATGTGCACTACCCTATATCGCTTGGCTTAGGAGTTGCTAGGTCCTGCGTCTCTGCACTTTACGATGGCGAGGAGTATTACTATCAAATAGATGCTCATATGCTGTTCCAGCAAGACTGGGATGAGATATTAGTATCCTCCCATCAAGAGATAGAAAAGACAGCAGAGAAACCTATAATTTCTTATTTTGGCCAAATGTGGTGGACCGATGAGGACAATCAAATACACGGCTATAATCCAGATGCGGACATAATGGGACACCCCATCACTTATTCTGAAGAACATAGGTCATTCGGGCTACCAATAAATATTGGTGACCCAAGAGCCGCAGAGTTGTGGAAAACCACAGATAAAAGCTATTTAGAGCATTACAACATTCAGGGTGGATTCCTCTTTACAAAAGCAACCTTCCTGACTGAAGTTGGTTATGACCCTCAGTTAATGTTTTTCGGTGAAGAACTGCTTCTAGCAATGAGAGCTTGGACCAGGGGCTACAGAATCTTTTGTTTAGATAAACCAGTGCAGTGGCATAAAGATAGATGGGGCAGCAAGAAACACCCACAAGAGAGGGACTTGGTAGAGAATGCTCAGAGGCCTGCTAAAATTCCAGAGGCTGCCGTCTGGGATAGAAGACAGGAGGAAAGCATGCGAAGAGTGCAGGCTATCTTTAGAGGAGATATTTTAGGTTTTTGGGGTGCCCCCACTAGGCAGTTACTAGATGAATATTTGTCTGTATCTAAGTTAGGGGAGAGAATGGACTTAGATGAATTCACGCCATTCACTAAAGACTTAGAATAATAAAGTACTAAATATAGCATATTATGTACCAGTATTTGCTTGGATAATGTACATAACGTTACGTACAAATACGTCATACAAACTTAGACCTAAGTTTATATAAAATATAATTTATAAAACTACTTAATCCATTAGTTGATAAACTATATCTATGGATATAAAGATATTGGACATTCTAGGTACAAGTGTTGTATATTACACTAATATTTTAGATAAAAATACCACTATTGACGCCATATCTGACTTTGAAGCTTTCAGAGAAAATATTGAAAAAGACGCTCCCGATGGGTCTAGCACTGGAGTAGATAACTATTTAATGTCTACAAGTCTTAGTAAATATGTAGGGGAAATCTTTAAAATTACTGGTGAGCACTACATGGAGATAAATAGTCTGACCAGCGGAACCTTTAACCCGTACTGCTCCATGGTGTGTAGAAATTTTCCTGGACACACCAATATGGCCCACGTAGACAGCATAAATATGGACCACCAAATAACTCAACTGCTTTATGTAAACGGTGACTACGAGGGAGGGGAGCTGTCTTTTGTCGGCACTTCCGAGGGGCTGAACTCTGACCTGCCTCCCACTAGCGAGCTTAATGCTGACAAGATTATTAGCCACATAAAGCCAGAGTGGTTTAGTGTAGTTATATTCCCTGGAACTCTAATGCATAGCGCACATAAACAAAACATCAAAAGTAAGTATCTAGTAAAAAACTCCTGGGGTTCTGGTGGAAAATAACGAAAAAGTTCACGTCATAGAAGGCGCTATCTCTAGAGAGCAAGCTGAGTACTACAGAAACCTTTTCTGGGAAACATCTGTAGAAAACATAGAAAACCCTAGGCCACACTTTAAGTTTCAAGGCATTTCTTGGATTCCATTCGGGTCAAGAGAGCCAGTGGGCGATTCGTGGATGCCTGATATGACTATTTCTTCTTTAGTTTTTTGGATAGAAAAGTTTTTCTTATACCACTACGACATACAGGACAAATTTGACCTTAAAAGAATTTTTGTTCACACTATGAAGACTGGAGCAGAAATTGAGGCTCACGTTGATGACGGTGATATTTACGAAGGTAAGCCAGAAATCGAGCGCCACTATTCTGGCATTCTAATACTGAACGATGATTATGAAGGCGGAGAGCTTTATTTTAGAGAACTAGGAATCAGCATAAAACCACCTGCGGGAACCCTCGTTTTATTTAGGGGAGATGCCGAAAGAATACATGGGGTAACAAAGGTTACTGCTGGATATAGAATGAGTATGCCAATATTCTTCAGAGAATACAAATAAATTACGGGAAGAAACCTATGACCACCAGCACGGTTCTTAAAGATGCAATTTTTGTGTGCATGGCAGCTTTTAACGAGCTACCTGAAAATATGATTGACACTATCAATAGTGCTTATGGTATGGCATCTAACCCAGAGAATATATATTTTGGTGTCCACAACCAAAACTCTGAGTTTTTTAGGTTACCTGTAGATAACCCTAGAGTTAAAGTTGTAAACTCTGAATGCACTCAACCTGTTGGTATGGAACTATCTAGAGCTATAGCTGCCACCTTACGTGGAGACCAAGAGTATTTCCTACAAATTGATGCTCACATATTGTTCCAAAAAGACTGGGACTCCATTCTTTTGAAATACATGGAAAAGTTAAAAAGGACTCATGAGCTACCTATAATCTCTCAAATAGGTTTCCCTTGGAGCAGAGTAAACGGAGAAATCATCGGTTACCCCGAAGACGGAATCCCTATCGATGAAGTTAACGACAATACTCCATACTCTGAATCTCACCCGTGGAATGGTATGAGGGGGCTCTCAGAGACCGAAAGTTATGACGGTTTCCCTGCTTTTGCAATGAGAAAAATCAAAGAGCCAGCATATAAAGATGATGACTATGTTTACTATGAAAACCACGTTAATCATGCTGGATTCTTATTTGCTCCGATGTCCTACATCGAGGAAGTTCCTCATGACCACAAAATTAAATATTTGGGCGACGAGCACTTAAACTCTATGAGAGCTTGGACTAGAGGATATAGATTCTTTTCTATAGCTCACCCGTTGCACTGGCACTACAATAAGGGAGCCAGCGACCTTCACCCTCAGGATAGGCACTACTTTAATAGAAATAGTTCGACCACAAACGCTGAACTTAACTTGTCCGACGTCGAGTCTCACAATCGCCAGGCAAGGGGATACTTCCCGACTATGCACCGATACATTTACGGTAAAGAGTTCGGTGTCCATGGCGCACCTAACGAAGAAAGATGGAAAGAGTGGGCAACGCATGTTGGAATCATTGACCATCTAGAGAATTACACTGGATACGTAAACGAGAATCTAGTCCCTTAATGCATTACTTTGTTGGTTGAGTAGTCCCAGAAAAGCGGCACATGCCACTTGGTACCGTTTTCAGTTGCATCAACTCCATGCTCATATGTTGACGGAAATATTGCAATTGAGCCTGCAGATGGCTCTAGCAAAATGTTTTGTTCTGGGAAGTAAACACTTCCCCCAGAAAAAGAGTCATTTAAATATATAACTAAGCTATATCTATAGTCTAATCCAGGTCCAGCGTCGATATGGTTGCCTAGACCAGCGCCACTCCTATACTCTCTTATCTGAAATCTTTTCACTATATCTGGCGTGTCTTGTATCTGAAATGCTACTGAAAAGTCGTCTATAACTTCTTTAACTGAGTCCACAATCGGGGAAACAATCGAGTCTCGTATCAAAGAATCAGCAGTAAAAATGTCTTGATTCTGTCCCTCTGGATACTCTATGTCTACTTTGTACCCCCTAAACTGCCCCGCTTGATTCCATTCGTGGAGTTCTGTCATCAGTGGTCTAGTGGCTAAATTTGATTCTAGAGCTAGAACTGATTCAATTATGGTCTGTGGATTCTGGACTACGTTTTTATATAAACGTATTTGATTCCCGTAGTCGACAATTTCTAACATTAATCAATAATATCAGGTTTAGTATAATTAAAATTTATGGACGCCCCTACTAATAAAGCACTACTCTATGCACGTGTATCAACGCAGATGCAGGTGGAGGATGGAGTGTCCCTGGGTGCACAAGAAAGACAGCTGATTCAGGCAGCTGAGATGTATGGGTTCACCGAGCACGAAGTTGTGCTGGAAGAGGGACGCTCTGGGAAGAACGTGAGCGGACGACCGAAATTAATAGACGCCCTTAAGCAGTTAGATGAAGGAAAAGCAGACGCCCTTATTGTGACCAGGATTGACAGGTTGGCTAGGTCAACCAAGGACTTTCTTGACATCGTGGATAGGGCTGGCAAGAATGGGTGGAGGCTCATTATGCTGGACCTAAACCTAGACACATCTACGTATCAGGGGAGATTTGTAGTGACAATCATGTCGGCGCTCGCTGAGATGGAGCGAGGCATTATCGCTGAGCGTGCTAAGGATATACACAAGGACCGCCGAGAGCAGGGTATAGTTTGGGGTAAAGATATGGGTCCGAGGCCTATGTACCCGCCGCAGGTTAGAGAGCAACTTTTGATTCACAGAAACAGAGGTTTATCATATCAAGCAATTGCCGACACGCTGAATGTGAACGGGGTACTTGCGCCAAGAGGCGGAACATGGTATGCTTCATCTGTACGCAACGCAATAAACGCGCTTACTACTAAGGAAGGGGACCTCGATGGCGAGGAAGAAAAAGACTGAGCGTGAAGTAAATAGAGTCCCAGGCTCTATTGAAAAATGGATAGTAAACACCGAAATGCAGATTAATGGTAGATACGTCGAGCCAGGTACCGAGTTAAAGATTCAAGGGGAGCGGGGACGCTTTAGGTTTATGAAGCATGTATTAGCCCCGAACGGAGAGTGGATTGATGTTTGGGGAGGGCCTAAGGGGGCGGAGTCTATTAGAAGCTTTAGGTCAGATAGGGTGAAGCGTGTACACTACAAGAACATGACAGATAAAGCCATGGCCGAAGAGTACAAAGCCAAAAAGGCTGCCATAAAGGAAGAAAATGACAACGCCCAGGAAAGTTAAAGTAGCTGGTCAGACATTTAGAGTTGAAGAACGTTATCCTAAAGATGACGGCATGTTGTCGGACGGCAACTATGCATACACCCTAGACACAGGGAACTTAATCGTAATTGACAAAACTTTAGGGTTAAGTAAAAAGCAACAAACGCTGCTACATGAAGTTATGCATGCAATACGTATGGTTCATGATGGCACAAAGAAGCCAAGCAAAAAAGATGGCTATGGGACATGGGAGCACCACTTCATTGGTATCTGGGAAGCTGGACTAATGGCTTTCTTGAAAGATAACCCTGAAGTTGTTGAATGGATTACATCAGATGAGTGATAAATATAAAACATGTGTGGTTACAGCAATGGATGCAGATTTTATTGCTCCCACAGAAGTACTGTTGCGAAGCATAGACGATAACTATAAAGGTGAGCAACAGCTTGATGTTTACATATTGGTACCAAAAAAACTTTTGTCTTTTACATTTGTTACCCAGTTTGAAAATATAAAAATAAATTTGATTGCTCCCGTCGGGGACGATAACGAAGAAGTATCTTTTCTAATCCATAAGATATATAATCAGACCTACAAAAATAGAATTTCTGGTGCATCTATGTATAGATTCTTTATGGCGGATGTGATTAAGAACTACAAAAGAGCCGTCTACATAGATGCTGACTGTATAATTGCAAGAGACATTGACCCGCTGTTGGAGTACCCTTTAGCTACCCCTCTGGCTGCTTTCCCTGAAGTTCAGTTAGATTACGAAGACAACCCTAGTTTTAGCGGGGCATCCTATTTTAATTCTGGGGTTATGGTAGTTGATTTAAATTATTGGAGAAGCCACAGAGTAAGTTCGCGTTTAATTGAAATAGCAAATAAGTTCACTGACTGGACTGGTGCTTCAGACCAAGATATTCTTAATGCTTTCTTTAAGCACAACTGGACACCGCTTCCCATGTCTTACAACTATTTAATTAATATCTACAAAAATATAGATTTAAAAAATCCTTTAGTAATACACTGGGCTGGCAAACAAAAACCTTGGCTATCTAATACGCCAGACAATAAGTGGAAGCAGTTATGGAAGAAATACAGAGCTCTAGGCCCCACTACAGCGTAGTTATAGCAACGCCAGGTAAGGAGCTGCATCAAGGCTATGTCTCAAGCTTGGTTGAAACTTTAAAATGGTTAACTGAGCAGGGCTTAACTTATAAATGGCTCAATAAGTCGGGGTCGTTGGTCTCGACGACGCGTGAACTGACCGCGCTTGATTCGTACACTCCTGATTGGGAGACTCGAGAGATTGGACGTGGCAAATTTACCTATGACAAAATCTTCTGGATTGACTCAGACATTGGCTGGGACATTGAGCAGTTTCAAAAACTGTGGCAGTCAGACCTAGACATTGTTGGTGGTATGTATCAGACAGCTCCTGATGGACGCGTCGCTGTAGCAAAGTTTGACTTTGACGGGATGCCAACAGTTGTGCGTGAACAGGACTTTATTTTAGAGGAGCGCAGATATGTCGAGGTGTTTGGCCTCGGCTTCGGGTTTATTGCAATGAAGAGCGGCGTATTCGAAAAGTGTGACAGGCCATGGTTCTTGATGGAAAGAATTAGATGGCCGCACCTAGAATTTGACTTGAATGTTGGTGAGGACTATTCTTTCTGTGTGAATGCTAGACGGAATGGGTTTAAGGTTTACCTGGACTCTGAAGTAAAAGTTAAGCACCACAAAGAAATTATCTATGAAATTAGATAACTAGGGTCCCATCGTTTAGTGGCCTAGGACGCCGCCCTTTCACGGCGGTAGCACGGGTTCGAATCCCGTTGGGACTACCGAGACTTAGCTCAGCTGGTCAGAGCAGCGAACTCATAATTCGTCGGTCGCGGGTTCAAGTCCCGCAGTCTCGACCCCCGTGTACTCCAATGGCAGAGAGAGCCGACTTAAAATCGGTACAGTATCGGTTCGAGTCCGATGGCGGGGACGTGGCTAAAAGAAAAACAAAAACAGTAGACGCCCCTATTAATGTAGCGCCAGGCGAAGAGAAGCTGGTCATGTTTGGGTGGTGTTCTACGGGACATCATGATGGGTGTAGGGTAGAATTTACTGGGCATAGGTGTTCGTGTGAGTGTCACGAGAGGAAAACGGATGGCGAATAAAGGCAAGTGGGTCTCGGTTAATCTGGTTGATGGCGTAACATATGAGGGCACTTTAGAAGAAGAGATGCCGTATGGTATTTATATCCATATCGGCGGAGACAACTCTAGATTGTCTATGTTTCCGTGGCATATTGTTGCTAGAGTCATTTATAGGGATAACATTTAGGAACCAAAATGCATGACTTTAAAAAATTTGAGGGAAGCTATAGCGGTGGACTGGGTCAAGAATCTTTTGTTTTAAATATTCTTAAAGAAAAAACTGAAGGTTACTATGTAGAGCTAGGAGCTTTTCACTCTAAAAATGGTAGTAATACTTGGCTTTTAGAGAATAAATACAACTGGAAGGGTCTTGCTCTAGATGTTGTCCCTGATTTTGCTGAAGAAATTAATCAGAATAGAAAGAACGGCTGCGTTCTAGCAGACGCCACTACGTTTGACTATCGAAAGTATTTTGAAGAAAACAACTTCCCTAAGCAGATTGACTATCTTCAGGTGGATATTGACTCTGGGTATGACGACAAAGGAAATCCCGTAGGGAACCCAAATCAGAGCCTGCTTGGCCTAATTGCTCTACCACTGAATGTTTACAGGTTTTCTGTAATTACGTTTGAACATGACTTAATTAGTGACTATAAGGCTGTCGCTATGCGGGATGCGCAGAGAGAAATACTTGGCTCACTCGATTACAAGCTAATACAAAAACATGCTTTTGAGGATTGGTGGGTAGACCCGAATGTTATTCCGTACCAAGAATTCAAAGAATACTTTTTCTAATTAAGTAAAGGCCTCCTAGATGAGATTTTTAAACAAAGACTTTAAAGACGCAAATTCAAAACAACTTTGGGAAAGATTTTACCCAGAGCACCCGAAGGACTTAAGCCGACATGTTGATGACCCATTCAACACATATGAAATGAATGAGATGGGCCACAGGGGTAAAAACATGACTTATGGTCATGAATTAGTTGTTAGCGGTTGCTCTGTGACTTGGGGGCTTGGCGTACCTGAAGAAGCTATCTGGGGCAATTTCTTAGCTAAAATGATGGGATACGATAGCTACACAAATCTGGGCCACCGAGCTGGGTCTGTCCAATCTATAGTCTATTCTTTGATGGCATACATACATAAGCACGGCAAACCAAAACATATTTTTTGTCTTTTCCCAGACCCATACAGGTTCTTATATGCCGAAGTGAAAGGGTTTAATAGAACAGAACATAGCTTAGATACTTCCCTTGCAAACGTATTTTTACGGCCCTCCTGGGCAGACCCTATCGCTCCGTACAGTAAAGCTCCTCATGCTTTGGAAGAAGTTGTTGCTGGAGAAATGGCGGTGTTCCACTCCGCTCAGGTCATACACATGTTTACTGACTACTGTAAAGCAGCTGGGATTAATTTTTGGTGGTCTACATATAACTCTGATATGTACGACCTGATAAAGCTTAACAACTATGAGCCAATGTTCGCGAAGTATGTTGACTATAAAACAGAATTCCCTGACGCAAAGCAGGATTGCCACCACGAACTTAGGGACCGTCATGAGCATTGCTTCTATATAGGTAGCGATGTGTACCTAACTGGTGGCAGTCACATAGGGGTGCACGACCACGTTCACATAGCTGAAAAATTTTTTGAAGTGCACAAAAAGCACTTAAAGTAATTTTATGAAAGAAAACTATTTTTTAGAGTACGGTCCTCACTTTCAGAGGTCAGTGTTCAGCAATGAGTTTACTTCTCACCCCTTAGAGTTATCTGCTCATGTGCATGAAGATAATATAAATAGCTATAGGTTGAATGCAGACGGGTATAGGACAGACGAGTTCATCAACAACAGTGACTTAGTTGTAGCTGGGTGTTCTTTTACTTTTGGGTCTGGAGTTCCTGAAACCGCAAGGTGGGGTGCACTAGTTTCTAGCGAGCTTGGTGTCAAAGAGACAAACCTAGGTGTCTGCGCTTGGTCTACTCACGCTATTATTCAAAACCTATACGCATACTTTAAAAAGTACGGACATCCTAAAAAGCTACTATGTTTGTTTCCTGACATAACCAGGCTACCAGTCCCGCTGGTAAAAGGTTTCTGGGAATACGATGACGGGTTTATCGAAGACGATAGACAAGTAGTTAATGTCATGTTGGATAGACTAGAAGATTATTCCTATAAAGATAAGCCGAAATACAGTAAACGCCCCTACCAAGTTTTAGAAATACTTCCTGTAGAGGTTTCATTATTTTTCTATATGAAGTATATACAAATGCTGGAAGATTACTGTAGTTCTGCTGGCATTGAGTTCTACTGGTCTACATGGGATAAACCAATGACGGAGTACCTTGAAGCCAGTACGCACGACTTCAACAATCCTAACTACACATTTCACGGTCTATCTAACTACGTGCCTATGAAGTATTCGGAGTGGGAGTGGGACACCAGCCATCACGGTGGTGGGATGACTTATGGCTCGATTGTGGAAGCAAGAAGTGCATACACGAACGAATGTCACGGAGCTCTATCGGATAAGGATGACAACTTTTTTATAGGGACTGATATCGAGGGAATTGTTCACTGGGGGACACATAAGCATATGCACATAGCGGAAAGATTTATAGACGCAATTAATGCACAGTAAACTTATATTGTGTCTGTATATACAATAAATAACTTTATTTCTAGAGATGTTGCATCAACTGTAGTAGACATCTTGCACCCCAGGATTGTAGCCACGCCTAGGGAGCATGTCAGCTCTTCACTAGGTTGGCCTAGTCCTGCTGCTGCTGCCAAAGTTGGTACAACTGAAGATTGCTACATAGATGACTCTAAAAAGACTGTAACTGGCGTATTTATCGACATATTAAAAAAGGTGGGGGAAACTTTTGATGAAGACGTATGTCTAGTGAATGCTTTCTACAACGTGATGCATGAGGGAGCAGAGCATTCTCTACACTGCGATAACGTGAATCTTGATGGCTCTCCCCTAGAAGAAGGTGTAGAAGAACCTAATAAATGGTCAGGGGTGTTGTATTTAAATGATTACGGAATTGATTATTCTGGAGGGGAGATTAATTTCCCTAATCAAGAACTCACTATAAAACCAGAAACTGGAACTTTTGTATATTTTAAGACAGATGTGGACCACCCGCATGAGGTTTTAAAAGTTCTATCTGGAGAAAGAAAATGTCTAGTTGTTTTCTTTGGAGAGCTCTCTGACGTTACAAGTAATAAATACTCTTGGAATGTTTTAAATGGGGAGAACTAGTGGAGCACATAAAAGTAATACCAGAGGTTGACCCAGAGATTCCGACTGTCGGAAAGTTTTGGAGTTCGGAACATATTGAAAAAATAGATGACCATCTATATAAGATAAGCAATCTAAAGTCAGAATGCGGTATTACAGACGCCCCCACTAACTCACTAAGCGGCAACTATTACATCACTGAATATAATAATTTCTACTGGCATTTTATACACGAAGACTTAGCTGGGTATGAGGGCATAAAGCAGCACGTACCTGATTTAAAGTTGGTATTGCTGGATAGCCAGGGATTTATGGCTGGCCCCAGGAAAACTAACTCTGGGCACAAGCATTTTCCATACTTGGAGTATTTTGCCGAACTTTACGAAATCTCCAGTATCCCCAACATAGAACATGAGAACTGGGTATTTGAAACAGTGTATTTCACTACAAGCAGCACTGAGTTCTTATCCGACCCGAGTTTTTGGGGAGATATGTTGCCTATGTCTGTTTGGCCATCAACTCAATTCGATGATTGGGATAAATCTGTTTGGACTAACAGGTCACCCTACTCTATAGAAGGTCTCAACAAACTGACTGAAAAAATTAAAAAAGATGTGTCACTTGATAAGAGTTTGCCAAAAAAGATATTTATATCTAGAAAAGATGTAAATAAAAGACTTTTAGAGTTGGTTGGAAAACCTGGCTATGAGCATCTAGTAGAAGAGAGACTTTTTGAGGCCGAGTTTATAGAGAACTATTTCTCGGCTAAAGGGTACCAAGTAGTCGCGTTAGAAGATTACGACTATAAAACTCAGATGCAGATGTTTATCAATGCAACAGACGTAGCTGGTACAGTCGGAGCTGGTTTCGCTAATCTACATATGAGCAGTCCTGGAACAAAACTTTACGAGCTTCATGTAATTCCGATATATGGCTTTGATTATGGTTATTACAAAGACTATAGAAATATTGACTATATCCCCGTAGAGCTTAGAAATCTCTCTGAAGCTAGAACTCTCAGCGAAGATGAAATATTAGAGGTGCTAGATGGCCTCGGAATATAAAACTAGATACTTTAATACTATTGAAGAAGTAGAGTTCTTCGGGTATTTGAGAAAAATCTCTAAAGATAATGCAAAGCTAAAAGCAGAGTACGACTATTGGTACGAGTTACCAGACGCCATTAAACATTTTTTTGTTCAACCATTCGGGTTTTACCTTGATGGCGAGGTTGCTTACTACTATATGGAGCACTACCAAATAAAAAATGCAGCAGAGCAAATGGTTTTTGGTGAACTTTCTGATGCCGCATTTAGTCGACTAATGAGAAAGATAGCAGATTTCAGAAAAGTTTTACCCGATGAGCCAGCTCTAGACTCTCAGGTCGATGAGAATGCAAAATTATTAGTCTTAGAAAAAACTAAGCAACGAATTGAAGAACTAAATAAAACTGCTTGGTTTAAGTCAAAATACGCTTTAGCGCTGGAGTCTTCTCAGATAACGCCTGAAATTCTTTATAAAGAGCTAGAAGAAAAATTTAATGAACACTATAAAAGAAGAACGCTAAAAAGGATTGTCTGTTCGCATGGCGACTTAGTTTTTTCTAACATTCTTTACGATGACCGAATAAGTCTTATGAAGTTGGTAGACCCTAAGGGTAGAGACTTTATGTTTATGGATGAGTACTATGACTTAGCTAAATTAAGTCAATCTATCAATGGTAACTACGAGGACATCATATACGGACAGTATTCTCTCAACCTAGATAGCAAAAAGTTATTCATAAAAAGGCCAGAAAATCAGACCCACAGAGCTGAATTTAAGCAATACCTCATGCAACAAAATGTAGATTTAAAGCTCCTGAGGACATATGAAGCTAGCCTGTTTCTGTCTATGCTTCCGCTACACATAGATGATTTAGAACGAGTTGCTGCTTTACTGGTAAACTGTAACAAGATATTAAAATCTATATAAGGAAAATCCCATGCATGAGCGCGAAAAAATTAGTTTAGTAGTGTTGGCTGCAGGCCGAGGAACCAGATTTGCTGGTTCAGATTACACAGAGCACAAGACTTTAATACCAGTAAATGGTGAAAAGATGTCTGTATTTTCTATGAAGAACAGCGTAGAAAATATGAAAGACATGTCTTTTGACGTGCTATTCCTATCTTCTCCAGAAATTCTTGAAGAAGACGCATCACTGGAAAGTGACGTTAAAGCTGCAGTAGAGGGAGTAAGGTTTGTTGCTCAGGAAGGCTACCTAAATGGCCCAGGGCAAAGTGCTGGTTATGTTAGAAATTATGTAAGAGCCGAGGCTCCATTATTTTTAGTAAATGCTGACCAGTACGTAGTCGGTGATTATGTAAACGCACTAGACGAGGTTCTAGACTCTGATGACCTAGATGGAGCTATTCTCTGCTTCAACAGCTCGGAGGACCGCTACTCTTATGTTGTAGTGGACGAAAACGGTGTAGCAACTGACATGCAAGAAAAAGTTGTAATCAGTGACACCGCCAGCGCTGGGCTTTGCTTTTGGAAGAAGGCTTCTGATTTCTATAGTACGCTAGACACCATGGACCTCTCTAAAGAAGTTTTTATTAGTGATGTTCATGCTAAAGCTATTCAAAATGGGAAAAAGTTCAAGGTGGTTCTACTCGATGCCTTTATCGACATGGGAACCCCTGCGGACTTGGAGGTATTTGACGAAAGATGGGCAGCGCTCTAAAAGTATTCTTTGTTGGTAATGATTCAGTAAAGTCTGAAGTTTTAGCATTAACCAACAAAAGTGGTTTACCAATTGAAGAGGTAGACTTTCCCGACTGTGAAGTATTTATAGATTGTGGAGACTATAGCTTCGGTAAACTTATATCTCTAATTGGTAGCGATAAAATTGGCATAAGTGGAGACAAAAAGCTTTTCTATAAGTTTGGTGTAGGAATCATCGAAAGAGTCCTATTCTGCTCCTCAAAGATGTACCTAAATGCTCTAGCTGCAAGTACAGAAAAAACAAAGTTTTCTTTTGTTAACATGACTTCATCTAACTACAACCAATATGACAAAGAAGACTGGAACTCGCTGCCTGAAGTAGACGAGAAGACTTTAGCTAAATTTTTATACCAGGACATGGTTAGGGTAAATCACTTACTTCACCCAGAGTACGAAAGCCAAAAGCAGGTAGAGCGAGACAAAAAAGCAATGGCTGCTAAAGAGAATATCTACGCAGTAGCTGCCAAACTTGACTTAGAAGTAGAGGCTCAGCCCTGTGGTATAGAACCAAAACTTGTAGAGAACGATGAAGTACAGGCCTAAATTAATTCCAAAGCCATTTAGTAAAGTGGACATGGATGACATCTTTAGGCTTGTCAGAAGTGATGAGTACCAGAGAAAATACTTTGATGGTAGACACTCCAGAGATTTAGCTAGATTTAATGAGCTTGAAGTTTATAACCAAAAGCTAGAAAAGATTGCTAGAGAAGTCTTTAATGACCCTACGCTAAAGGGTACTTACAGCGTATATATTGATTACGATAAAAAAGACTCGAATCTAACAATGCATAAGGACCAGAACGCTTGCGTCTATACAATTGATTATTGCGTATCGGCTGATTTTGATTGGCCTCTAACTATAGAAGATGAAGATTTTGTCATCCCTGTGGGACAAGCAATAGCTTTTATGGGTGGAGATGACCTTCATGGGAGAAAGCCTAAAACCAGAGACGGGAGGGTAGAAAACATAATGTTTCACTTTTGCCCTGCGGACCACTGGTACTTCACTGAGGGTCCTGACTACATTAAAGTTTTAGCCGCTGAGGGCAAGCTAGCCGAGTATTAGTCTTCCCATTCCAGTCCCCTGGTGTGAGCCCTCCAATATGCAGGGGGAAACTTATCCATCATGTCATCTGCCAACTCTAGGTTTTTATAAACTAAAATGTAGTGGACGCACCTATTATCATCAGCTGGAAAACTATCGTGAGTGTGGCAGATGGGAGCTGAGTTCCAACTTCTAGTTATGTCATATGTAAGCCACTCGTCGAAAGTCATCTCTTCTTTGACTGGCGTTGGTTGCATGATAGAATTCTATCGTGTTTGAGCCAGTCACCATAGATAATGTTTTCGATAAAGAGGACCTACTGTTCCTCAGACTGATGCTTGCTGATAAAGATAAGTACTACAGATACTTTTACGACAATAATTGTAAACGCCACATGGGGTATCTAAAAGTTCTAGAAGGCTACTTTGGAAAGAAACTAGAACCTCTTGCTAGGAAAATATTCAAAGACGATACTCTACAGACAACCTTTGGGGTTTATTGTAGGTATGACTCCCCAGAATCGTTCTTGCCTGAACATAAAGATAAGCATGCCTGTACATACAATATAAGTTATTGTTTATCTCAGGATAAGCCTTGGTATCTAAAGATTGATGGAAAACTATATCAAATAGATGAGAATGAACTTGTTGCATACTCTGGTACTGATTCCGTTCACGGGAGAGGTCCTATGAGGGAAAGTGAAAACTCTGAAGTAGAGATGTTATTCTTTCATTTTGCCCCCAAAGATAGCTGGTACTTCGACCATTGCGAGGATTTTAGGTTAGACTATGACTATGTTCCCACTAGTAATTAAAAACTTTGTGTCTAAAGAGGATGCAGAAACTATAATTAAGCATCTTGACCCGAAAACTCAGGAAACTCCGCGAGAGGGTATTGCTGTAGCTTTGGGCTGGAGAAACTCTATTGAGGCAAAAAAAGCTGGCATTTTTGAGCCAGTATGCGGTGACCTCCCTAAAGATGTTTCAGACATGTTAGACGATGTGTTTAACAGAACTAAAAGTAAATTTGAAGAAGTATTTGGGCATGAGGCAGCTTTAACTCAGGCTAACTACCAAAACATGACTATCGGCGGTAAAAATGATTTACACTCTGACACCACTAACTTAGATGGAACTCCGCTACAACCAGACGGGACTCCTGAAGAGATGGAGTGGTCTGGCCTCATCTACTTAAATGATGCAAAGACAGACTACGAAGGCGGAGCTATAGTCTTCCCAAAGCAGGGCGTAGAGCTGTACCCAGAGACAGGAGATTTTGTACTATTTCCTGGGGACATAGACCACGTGCATCTTGTCACTACGGTAACTTCTGGTGAGCGCAAGAATCTAGTGTTTTTCTACGGAAGACCTGAAAACGTTGGCTCAGAGAAAAGTTTTTACAATTGGCAGGACCTCCCTCCAGAAGAGCAAGAAAGAATCAGGAGAGAGTCTGGAAATGTCAACAATTAAGTTTAGAGATGATGTAACCGTTGAACTTGTCCAATGGATGGGTGATGATGCCAGTGTAGTTAAAGCTGCACGAGTGTCTACTGGTGGTGGAACTTCTACTCCTGAAAAAGATAATGGGCTAATTAACTATTTAATGCGTGACCGCCACGGCACTCCTTTCGAGCACAATGGCTTTACGTTCTACATCGAGGCACCTATCTTTGTTTTTCGTGAGTTCATGCGTCACAGGATTGCCTCATACAATGAGGAAAGTGGGCGCTACAAAAAACTGGAGCCAGTATTCTATGTCCCAGATGAGAATCGTGGACTTATTCAGTCTGGCAAGCCAGGAGCCTATGAGTTCTATCAAGGCTCTCATAACCAGTGGCTAACGGTAAAGCAGGAGACAATCGAAGCTTGCAGGAAGTCATATGAAGCTTATGAGAACATGCTAGACGCGGGTATTGCTAGGGAAGTAGCTCGTGGAGTTCTCCCAGTAAATCTATACTCATCTATGTTTGTCACGATGAATGCCCGTGCTTTGATGAACTTCTTGAGCCTGAGGACTAAGCGTGATGGTACGCACTTCCCTAGTTTCCCTCAGCGAGAGATTGAGATGGTTGCGGAGAAGATGGAAGAGCTGTGGGCCAAGAAGATGCCTGTTACCTACGACTTATTCAACCAGCATGGTAGAGTAGCTCCATAATGGATAAGAACGACTTTACACCTGAAGACATGGACCTCTTTACTCACAGCATTGCTGCTGTAATTGAGAAGCAAGAGGGAGCCTATAAAGCTATTAGTGCTTTAGTTGACGCTGCAGGGGAGTCATGGTTTGAGCTTGGTGAAAAGCTTGAGCGAAATAGGACCCTAGAAATACTTGACAGTTTTGAAGCAAAGCTAGTAGACTCTGAGGAAGATGCAAAAATGACGATTGCAATTCTTAGAAAGTTGATTTCAGATGGCGGGCAAGAAGAAGACGGAGCAGGAGAGTAAGTCTCCTAAAATAAAGCGGGTATTCAAGCCCGAACGTTGTACTAGCCACAAGTTTATTGTCGAATCTGATGGCCGCGTTGATATGGCCGCATCCCATGAAGTTACTGACGATTCAATTTGTTTTAATTGTGGACTTTACTTTTCTACTTGGACATGGTACAGTAACAAAATAAACGCAAGTTTTTGGAAGGGTGTCGACAATGAAGCTGGTCAGACGATTAATTACATCGCTCAGGACTTGGACTCAAACCTGGATAGACTTGCAAGCGATTGGGGAGCCAATCTACTCGAAAAGCTCCGAGAGAAAAGGAAGAAAAATGGAAAACGAATTCAACTATTCGACTGACCAGATGGCTGAGATTTTTGCTCGGCTAGAGGTTGCCAAGCTTCTTATGAAGATGGGGTCAGATATGGCTAAGCAGGTCGAGACTGATATTAAGTTTTATCGAATGACCAATAATATGGGAATTGAAGATGAGTAATGGGCCGCTCGTCACTATCGGTGATGCAGCCAAAATGGGAAACATTCACCGCGAGACTATCCGCAAATACATTGAGGCTGGATACCTAAAGACTTATATGGACGGATTTATGGTCTACTACAGAGACGTACTTCGAGCTTCTAGAATTGCTGACCAAAAGCACAAGGCTAGCTCGGGGAAAGCGAGCAAAAACTACGGGAAGAGAAAGGAAGCCTAGTTATGGAAGACTTTATGAGAGACACTTTGGGGTCTGCGTGGGCGTACTACGTTGCGTTTGGCATCTTATTTATTTGGTGGATTGCAGAGAAAACTAATAGAAAAAAGTAAGTTAACTATGAGATGGCAAGAAGAGTTAAACGCCAAGCGCCTTAAGACGAAGGGCTGGTATGGGTGCATCGCACCTGATGGCTGGAAGTGGATTATTGAAGATGCTGACAGGATACTGGCCAAGCTGGACCCTGAGTATGAGATTCACCAGGTCAAGGAAAAATTCGGAACGCTTCGCTATTACTACGGAACCGTGGCTGATTGGGAAACTCAGGAGGTAATGGACGCCGTTATTGATAGAGCAGAGATGCTGTCGGCAAAGACATGCGATGTGTGCGGGAATTCGAGTGCAATGTCTAATTTGGATAGAGGGATTAAGTATGACCCTACTGCTGTACTTAAATCCACTGGTGGATGGTACAAGACTATCTGCGACAGCTGTGATACTGAGGGTAGATACGTTAGCGTAGACGCCCTTAATGACAGAGCGCAATACGACGACCTAGAGTTTTATGCTGAGAAAGCAAGGGAGCAAGTTCAGGAGGGGCAGGATATTCTGGACGTGTTTCTAGCGATTGCAAAGAAAGACATGCTAGATGAAGATTAAGAATGGTGCTGCTCGGAACTCAATGAGCGAGTTTGAACGCCAATGTTATGACTGGGGTTGGCGGGATGCCGAAGCTGAGGTAGTTAAGTATCTAAAGGAACGAGCTGAGGACCTTAGGGCATGCCACAAGAATGACAGTTGTTCAGATATTGCGTACGTTCTTGAGGGATGTATCGAGGATATTCAGGAAAATGTGGATACCGATTTTCAGGAAAACCTGAAAAGTGACCTGCCCGATTATCACTGCCCGTCGTGCAGAGATATAAGTTGTATGCACTGTTTTTGCGTAGGACCTACAGCCTGTGAGTCTTGTAAAGAGTTTTCTGAAAAGGAGCTAGATGAGTGACGAACTAGAAGAAGGCTACAAGCATCTTGCTAATGACCCTAAATTTGTTAGACCTAATAGAGGTAAGCACCACTGCGGATTTGACTTTGAACTTGACAAAATGACTGCAGTATGTAAGTGTGGAGCTATAGCAACAAATCCGTTGTGGATAATCAAAGGAGAGCAGAAGTGAGCAGAGAGGAACACCTAACTGAAATGATTCGCCTTGAACAAGAGATTGTTCAGGAAAACGAGAGTCACGAATGGGCTGGCTTTGACTCAGGTTGGACAGACTGCACTTGTGGCGCAACTGTTGCCGACTTAGAGAAACACATTGAACAAATCAAAGGAGAGCAGAAGTGAAACTTCACTATCACAAGCAACGCTGGCTGAAGTCCCAACGCAAAAAGCAAATCCTTAGCCTGTTCATTCCAATTGGTGGCGGCATTGGTCTAGTGGTATTAGGGCACGAAATCGCACTAATCAAAGGAGAGCAGAAGTGACTGGCTCAGGAGCGAGGGCAAGGCAAAAGGCTAAGCGTGAAGCATGGCTAAAAAACATGCCATACCCTGGATTCACCTGCAAGGTTTGCAAACATGAGGACATGATGCACTTTATGTGGGCAGGTTATTGCATTTTAGAAAACTGTGATTGCAAGAGTATGGATGGCATCGCACTAATCAAAGGAGAGCAGAAGTGAATCCAGAAGACATTGCAAAAATGATTGACGCAGTTGCTGCATATGGCGAACTGCTTGGCGGTATGAAAAAGAAGTTTATTGCAGAGGGATTCTCTGAGGAGACGGCAGAAGCTTTGGTTGTAGAGATTCTAAGGAAGATGAGCTAATGAGTTTTGAAAGATTTGCTAGCTCTGACATTTACATCTATGAGCATGTAGGCGGGTTTATCGAGTGCTGTGGATGCTCGATGGCTTTGCCAGATGATTTGGATATGTTTGGATTTGCCCACCTGAAAACTCCGCGTGAGGCGTTGGCGCACTTGGATTTGCATGAGGAGCGAGGCGACGACATCGGTGGAGCTAGGCGTAGAATTGAAAAAGAGTACGAAGATTTAGACGCGCCTATTGAACCTTACGTAAGGTCAGAGGAAGATGAAGCTAGAATTAGAGCGATAATGAAGGATAGGTGGAATGCCAGAGAAGAAGACTCACACGGTTAAAGAGGTAGATAGGCTTACCGCTGAAAGTGTTATTGAGGGTTTTTGTATTGCATATGATGCGATGGATAAAACTCTTGACCAGATGATGCGTGGCATTAGTGAGACCATGAGCATCTACATGAGGGAAGACCTAAACAGGTATAAGGACAAGGTCGATGAGCTACACCTTATGTATACGGTTTTGCAGGCAGTAGCTGAAAAGTATGAGGGAATCCACTACGAGAAGCTTCAGCAGTTGAAGTCGGACTTGAACATTGATGATAATTAAGACTGCTACTGGTTCTTGTTATGAAATTGATGAGCGTGGTATCTGCCGCAAGTTCGACAGTGAGGGCCGTGGAATAGACGCCTTTAAAGCTTTAATGATAAAAGGTGTGCCTAAAGATGTACAAACTTTTGCTGGAGCAATAGAAGCGCCGTTTTGTGAACCAGAAGTTGGTATGAGATTGTATGCAGCTGGTATTGATGGTTGGTGGTTGAGTACTGAGATTGTAGAGATTCTATCCGAAGAAGCCTGGCCACCACGTCGATTTAGAGATGCGAGCAACGGCGAATGATGTGGGCCATTTACTCTGGTGAAACTCCCTTTATATTGGGAGAAAATCTGCAAGACTTAACTCGTACTTGTGACGAGTTAAATAGTAAACTAGACTTTGAATTCACCATAAAAGAATGGATTGTGAATGGCTGATTGGGAACTAGACCCTGAGGATTACATAACTCTTCGTGATGAAGTCATTGAAGAATATGAAATTGACTGGTCAAATGGCATCAGTAATGATGAGATGACCCAAGAAGACTTTGACCGTCTATCAGAACTCCACGATAAAAAGCTAGTTTGGACTGAGCATGGGACCTGCGAGGACAACTGGCTAGCTGCTGGATTTACCCAGTATGGAGAATGCGAGCTGCTTGGGCACGAGTCGAGTGGTTGTGGTTGTTGGCAGTCTTACTCTTACTATGTGGCAAAGAAACCTTGGGTAAATGAAAATGAGCACGTACTTGTAACTGCAACGTTGCCTTGCTCTGTCTGCAATCCTGACGGAGACGGTGATGGCGTTGAAGGATGTGAAGGTCCAGAGGTGCCTGAGGGTGCAGATAGGTCCGAATGTTCATTCGGCACTATTAATTGGTATTTCGACTAGGATAAACTAAGTACCGTTGTTTAGGAGGAACATGAAAATTATAGTTAATAAGTGTAACCACGGGTTCACTTTGTCTGAAGCTCAGAAGGAGCTGTTCCCAGACGGATATGTTGACAGAACAGACCCTCGCCTAATTGCTTCATTTGAAGCGGGAGATAATCGTGGAGATGGTGGTTCTACCTTAGTTTTAATGGAAATCCCTGATGAAGCTGATGGCTACCACATTGTAGAGAACGATGGAATAGAAACTCTCTACTGGATGTCTGGGTCTACCTTAACTGAAGTTGGTTAGACTTAGCTATGTCAGTTGAAGCTGTAGGAGAAACTTCCTGGGTAGATGACTACGGTCACATCATTGTAAATGTGCATAAGCGCAATCAGTGTAAGAATGACTACTGCACAATTCACAATCAATCTAAACACCACATGGTTGAGTTCCCTCAGCGGTGGCGTCAAGATAAGCATATGATGGAACGAATTTGTCCACACGGTGTGGGTCACCCTGACCCAGATGAGATATCATTGGACACGGTCCATGGGTGTGATGGGTGTTGTTCAGATGAGTTATGACGACGGATACGAGACTATAGAAATATCTGAAGAAGATATGTCTGAGGCTCAGAAGCTTATAGTAGAAGGCTTTATTCGTGAAGGTGAGTTCAAGACTAGAGCTGCTTTAATTAATATGCTAATCAAAGACATAGATTCTTATCTAGATGAAGTTGACTATGAACCTAATCTAGACTGGGTAAACGGTGTTCGTTATGCCATCCACATAATAAGAGAGGCCAAGCTTAATGGACTCGCAGGAGACTGAAAGATTTTTATATAGGTTTGAATATTATGAACCTGAAGATAACCGTACGTATGTAGACTGGATTTGGCTAACTCATGAAGAGCTTAAAGACCATAAATCTAGCTACAATGAAGTAAAAATTCGTTTAGCCACAGAAGACGAGTCAGACCTCTATAACGAAGCCTATGCAGACGGCTATGGTATAGCTGCAATGATGGAGTTTGAGTCTCAATACGACGGAATTACTTTCAGGGTTGAGTTGGGTAAAGATGGTCAACTCGACATGAATGGTAAAAAGATGTTTGAGTGCGCCATCTGTGAGAAGCATAAAGACTTTGAAACTGAAGTAGGAACTGCTGCTGGTCTATATTTGGGTGAAGTAAAGAATGACAAATTGTGGCATGTGTGCTACGACTGTGCAGAAAACGCCGCTATGTTAAGGGCAATAGAGGATTCCATAGATGACACTGAAGAACCGAGCTAAAAGAATTGCTGCTCCATATTTAGCTCAGTACAAGCGTTCGCCAGCCTGGGTTAAGGTCGCGACAGTAACACTGATTACACTTATTCTTTTACCAGACCCTTTTGATTGGTTTCCAGGAATAGCCTTCCTTGACGAGGTTATGTACGCTACTATACTCTTAAAGCTTCTTCATAAATATGGCGCTTTGCCTCACGAGGAGAAGAAGAGTGCTAAAGATTTGATTAAGGAGATATTCGAGAAAGATGAAGCTAGATGATTTTAAGACGATTGCACACAGCTACTACGACTTTGCAGAAGATGTTCTCGTCAAAAAGCAAAACGACTACGGTCCTACTAATATTAGCCGCAGTCCTGGCGGCCCCCTTAATGGTCTTCGTGTTCGCATACATGATAAGGTATCAAGGATTAACCATCTTATCGACTCGGGCGCAACGCCAGAAAACGAAAGCCTAAAGGACTCTTTTCTAGACTTGGCTAACTACAGCATTATTGCGATGATGGTATTGGATGGCGAATGGCCAGAAAAGTAAACGTATCTTACGAAAGCCTTCGCCAAGAGGGACGCGAAGAAGTTCTTGACTGGTTAGTTAAGAATGAGGTAATTGCCTACAGTAAACCAGAAAACAGCTACTTTGTTTGGAATAGGCACACCGAGTGGTTACTGATGCTTCCCTGGAAAAAGGATGAATCCAAATAGCACTTAGTAGACGTTGGTACGATTGTATAAGTAAAAACGTCGAAAGGCATTTATGGTTATGCATCCCCCTGCATTTGCATCTCAAAAAGAGGAGCAAGACAAGTGGAACGAAGGCTTTGTAGCTGGAGTTAAGGAAGTCCTACATGAGCTTGAGTCTAAACTTGACCCTAATGACCATGAAGGCCCTACCCGTAAATGGGTAGAAGAAACTTCTGCCAAACTTTTAAATAAGTACGCCTAGGCCCCTGATGGGGACACCCTTTAAAAATAATGACGTCCCCGAGCTGCTCGGTAAGTTCGTACACTTTGCTTCACCTAAATTCCCTAGTGACCCTCCATGTGTAAATGGTGAGGTAAAATATATACAAGCATCTAAAGAACCTCACGTAGTTTATTTAGAGCCTTTTGGTCAGAACTATTTGGTGCGAGTTGATGTACACTGTTACGAAATAGCCGAAAGGATTGCGGAACATGAGCAGCATTCGAGCCACTGAACGTCAGATGCGAAAGCTCCAGACTCAGCGTCATTTATATGACATTAAGATGATGGTCCTTGGTAATCCTCTATTTAAGAACCTGTCTGAGCGTGACCAGAAGAAACTTGTAAAGCTTATCTATAAAGCTGAAATGATGGAAACTTATATGCGTGATAAGCAGATTATCCGTATTAACGATGACTTTGAAAGTATTGTCCAGAACGTAGCCGACATGCTAAATGATGCTATGCAGCAAGATGATGATGAAGAAGGCGAACGCTACTAAAAGCTGTCTGGACCGCCACCACTTAGGGTAGCTCCATACTGAGTACTAGGGGTTCCGCCATTTATTGTGTTAGCTCCCCCCGCTTCTTCTAACATTCCTAACTCGATTAGAGCTTCGTTAATGTCTAAAGAACGCTGAGGAGTCCAACTAGAACCGTTGTAGGTGTAGATGTTATCTTCATCAGACCTGTAAAAAAGTTCTCCCTCTTCTGCGGTAGCAGGAAACGAGGTCCCAGCTGGGAGACCTATAGGGGTAAGAAACTTTTTTGCCATCCTTTAATTGTACAGCATTTAGTAAAGGTTCTTATTAATAGCCTCGCGTAGAGCAGAGATTGTCTGTGGCCCCCATGAGCCATCGACACGACCTTCGTAAACACCTTTAGCAATCAAGCGACGCTGTACGCCCTTATAGGTGTTTGCTCCTGGAATTCCGTCTACTGCACCATTGTAGCCATTAGCAACCACTGAGCGCTGAAGAGCCTTGTAGGTCATAACTCCTGGCTCTCCGTCAATTGCTCCAGCGTAACCGTGGTCGCGCTTTAGAATTTCTTGGAACTTCTTCCAATCTTCTACAGTAAGTTCGCGAGAGGTGTCTGCAACTAAAGGCTTAACTTCCTCTACTTTAGCTACTGGCTTTTCTTCTACCTTTTCAGCTGGCTTTGGAGCTTCTCCCTTAATGATTGCCTTAGCTTCCTTCTTAGTTACCTTTGGAGCAACAGCACCGCCATTAGCAATGATTGCCTTCTTGAGGTCAGACTTGTCAGCAGTCATTCCGAAGACAGCCTTAACGGTCTTGCCCAAAGTTGCATGGAGGTGGGCGCCCGAGCTCGCTAGCCCTGTGTTCCCAATCGTCAGCCCGTGAGAAACATCGCCAGCTTTAACCTTGTCGCCAACCTTAACCTTTAGAGCGAGGTCCTCGTCGTGACCGCCTTTGCAGTTAATTCCGTGCTTTGCGCATGAAAGGTGGCAGTAGCCGATGTACCAGATTTTTCCGTTCTTGTCAGCTGCAGTCTGAACTACAACCCAGCCGAGGATGTCTGACCACTTTGCGAGCTTGATTGTGCCATCAGCGATAGCTGGGATTAAAGTCTTACCCTTGTTTGAGCCAGCTGGTGCCCAGTCGGTACCAGAGTGTGCTTGCATCTTGTTCTTACGTCGGTAGTCCGACATAGTTCCGTACTCGCCTGTGATTGATTTCTCAGGAAATGGCATTACCCAGGACATTTAGTTTCCTCTCGTTTAGCCTATTTTTGGCTGTTGTGTGGCAGTAATTAAGCATGTATGTTCTTGTAAATTGAAAGTACTCTTGCCAGTACCTATCCGTCCAGTGAGGATTGCGCTGGATGCACCAGTTTCGTGCAGCGATTTGTGCACGCTTGCGGGCCTCTTTAGTGTCTGCTTGGAAGAAGTAGAGCACGTAGAGGAGTAGGTGGGAGAGTCCTCTCATACTTACATTTTACATTAGGTGCAAAAAGATGATTTGATTTAAATATGTACAAGATACTTGACAAATATTTATTTTGTAGTATCGTATTCCACATGAACCGTTTACTTAAAACAACCGCTACGGTTGCTGCCATATCATTACTAATCACTGCTTTGCCTGCGGCTGGGTCTGAGGTGCAGTCATCTTCTGTCGTACTTAGTGGATTTACTAGTAGCTATGTGGGCTCTGCTCAGCGTTCTGAATTACAAAAAGTATCTGAGTTGTCGGACCAGTTAACTTCTGTCACGTGCTTGTCCTACCTGTCTAAAGGGAAAAAGAGTCTAGCTAAAAACAATAAAACTAAAAAGCAGGCTAATAGTGTGTGCTCATACATTAAATCACTAAGCCCTGACGTAACTGTAAAGCTATCTTCATGGTCTACAAATAAAACTTCTCTTGCTGGAAGAGTAAAAGTGTCATACACCTATACAGCTGCTGAGGGGGATTTAGTTGACAACTCCCTACTTTCATCTTTAGATGTGTGCAGGCTTCAGAAAATAAAGATTAATGGTGGGGGAAATCAGGGACTACCTTGGGGCACCAGAAATACTAGGCAACCATTAGGCACTATCCCTATGCCCATCGTGTTTATAGAGTTCCCTGACGCAAAGGCGACTATGTCTGTAGAGGAGCGTGAGCCTAATCTAGAGAAGAACATAGAAGAGTGGAGCAGTTATATCTCTAGAGACAGGGTATTTTTTGATGTTCAAATCCACAAGCAGTGGCTGATGGCCCCTAAGCCTTATAGCTGGTACACCAGAGACAACAACATGCAATCTCTACAACAAGCTGTTGACCAGTTAATTGCTGTTGCTGACCCTTACTATGATTTTTCTGGTGCCGAAATAATCAACTTTGTATTTTCTGATACATCAAAGAATGATGGTCTCTATGGAGATGCAATTGTAAAAGCTGATGGATTAAACGAAACTACATTTATATTTGGTGCCTACAACAAATTCTTACATGAATCATTGTGGGACTGGATTATCCACGAAATACTTCACCCTCTAGGTTTTCTTGGGCATGGCCCAGATAACGGTGGAAAGCTCGGGATTCTAATGTCTCAGTGGAATGCTTCCGAGGCAGTAACTAGCTGGGAAGGTTTCTTGGCGGGCTGGTATAACGAAGAAGAAGTAGCTTGTGTGGACACAGAGTCCATGCCTAGTTCGTTTAACTTTAAGTTGAACTCTCTAGATAACTTTGCTGATGGATACGAAAGCTTGATTCTGAAACTAGATAGCAAGACTGCCATAGTTGTGGAGTACAGAAGTAGTGATAACTACGGCTATAAAGGACTGGCATCTCCTATTTTGACTGCTTATAGGGTAAACCAAGACAGAGATGCTATTAGGTGCGATATGTGCAACCAGCTTGAACTAGAGCAGAAAAACTGGTGGGCGTACCTACGTGACAATGGCAACATAGGAATAAAGACTCAGGTGGTATATGAAGGTATAACCATTAAGAACCTGGGCAATGGCAACTTTGAAGTTTCTAAGTAGGAGGACAAAATGACAAAAGTAGCAACCATATTGACAGACATAACCGAACTGGGTGTGGACGTAATTGTAAATGCGGCTAATGAAGATATGCGTGGGGGTGGCGGAGTAGATGGGGCCATCCACGATAAAGCTGGACATGAACTTGTGTTGGATACTGTACAGTACGCACCTTTATATGTATCTAGAGTTGCTATAACTTCAGGATACAAACTAAAGGCTAGGAACATAATCCACACTGTCGGTCCAATGTATGGCAGAGGAAACTCTGGTGAGTACATTGCTTTAGAGATGTGCTATCGAAATTCACTAGCTGCTGCGGAATCACTGGGAGCAAAAACAATTGCTATACCTGCAATTAGTGCTGGAGTGTATGGATTCCCCAAAGACAGAGCTGCAAAGATTGCAGTTACAACATGTCTAGATGTAGCTAAAGATAGTAGCTTAGAGGAGATACTTCTGGTTGCATATGACGAGACAACACTAAACCTATATAAGAAATACCTATCTGAAAATAGGTAATAAAGAAAGACCCCACCTAGCCTTGATTAGATGGGGTCTTTTTATTAAGTTATTTTTATACTCTAATATCCAGGTCCGTCATTGTCAAATTGAGATTTTCCCATATTAGTGACATAATCCCAGACGAACTCTTCGTATTGTTGTGGGGTCATCTTCTGGCCTAGCTTCTCTTCTACTTTGCAAGCAGCTATATCTGCCAGAACGAACTTCTCCTCATTAGATAAGTTGGGGAAGTGTGAACCGTAGATGCCCAAGGTTACTCCTTGTCATCTTCCTTTTCATAGCGAAGCGGGAATGTTATAACCCAGATACCAAGAGTAATCCAGATGAGCATACCTACTACGTCTTTAGCTGAACCCTCAAGAACAACCCATGCGACGAACATACCCAGTAGGGTCCATGCTTGGTCAATCATGTCCTTGAAGAGTGACTTAATGAAGTGAATCATTTAGTTTCCTTTTCTGAAGTAACAGGTCAAAATCTTTGACCTTTGTGTCTCCCATGTATGACCATGCGTACCCTGAGGCAATCATGGCTTCGTTAACAGACAACTCTTCTGAATCTAAAAAGAGCCATCCCAGTACTCGCCCATACTTCTCGGACGAGTCAGGTTTTTCTGTGCGGATAACAACCGAAGTTGCATCTGCAAGTCGATGCTTTAAGTAGTTCTTGACTTCTAGTCCTAAAGTTTTTTCATACTTGTCTGAAGTGCGGGACTCTGGAGTATCGATGCCTGCAAGACGTACTCGCTTAGTGATGGAGATATCAAAGCCGAGGTCAATCTCGACGTCGATGGTGTCTCCATCTACAACCTTTAGGATTTGCTTAACTCGGTATTCGTACATTATGGTCTCCTTGCTGCAGCTGCTGCTGCGCTGGTAGCGGCCGCAGTTGCAGTCATAGCAACCTGACCGACGATGACGGCAGCGATAACAACCTTCTCTGATTGCTCGCGTACCTCTGGTGACATGTCAGCGCCAGCGTTTCCAATGACGTTGAACGCTTCTACTGCTGCTCCAGCTACATCTCCTAAAAGTGGAACTGCAGCTAAGGCTTCATCTAGAACGACGTCGTCCGCTTGAGCTGCAACTAGAAGTGCATCCAGAGCTGCTTCATATTCTGGGGAACCCTGCTCGGCACCAGAGTCAAATACTGCTAGAGCTGCCTCTTGGATAGCTTCTACCTGAGCTTCAGATAGCTGAGTTGGTTCAATCTTTACAAGTTCTTCAACTGCTGCTACAATATTCTCAGGTGTGAGCTCTTCTTCTAACTCCACTGTTTCAGGTTCGACGGGAGATGGTGATGGAGTTTCGGACGGTTCTGGGGTTGAACTTGGCGCTGGCGTGGTCTCTGTGGGTGTTGGTGTCGGCGTCACTGATGGCGTGGGGGTTGGTTTCGGAGTTTCGGTCACTGTGGGAGTCGGAGTCGGAGTCGGACTTGGCTGAGCTGTCTCTGATGGAGAAGGAGAAGGCTCGGGAGTCGGCGTTAATGTTGGCTCGGGTTCGACAGATGGCTCAGGAGTTGGAGTTAGAGAAGGCGACGACTCAGGAGTTGTCACAGGTTCGGGGGAAGGTGTACTGGAAGGGGTAGGTGATGGTTCTACTGTTGGCTCTGGTTGTGGGGTCTGTGTGGGGGTTGGCTCTGGCGTTACTACTGGGGCTGGAGCAGCGATAACAATATCTACAGTTGTAGAGTTGTCAGAGTAAACTGCTTGTGAGTCGTTGTCAGAACGAACACCAAAGGTATAAGTAGTATCTAATCCACCAGTTGCTTCAAAGGTTGAAGCTGGAATCGTAACTGATGTAGTAGTTGAAGCTACTGCCCAAGTGTTAGTTCCATCTGAGAAGAAGATTGCATAACGCTCTACTTGAACTGTATCTGTCTGTGGGGCATCCCACGTAACAGTCACAGAAGAGTCTTCATTCTGAACTGCTTGAATGTTTGTTGGAGGGTTCAGTGATGGGAAGATGTTATTAGTGAAAACAAAATCAGTTACGTTAGAAGTCTCGTCAACTGAGTAGCTCTGGTTGGTAGTTCCATCCCACTTGTAGTAGCGAACAACCATACCATTGTTTAGGAATGTGTTGTTGGTAAACGTTGACCACCCAGGGAACTTGTGACCATCGTTGTAACCGTCATCGTTGTAGATGGCAGTTCCATTGTTTTTGAAGGTGTTGCCAGAGAGTAGACGGTTGTCAGTTCCCATGTTAAACGTGGTTGGCATCCATACGTTGTTGTAATATGCAATTCCGTTTCCGATGAACTCGGTGTTGTAAATCTGAGTTCTGTTTAGTCCAGTGATTACTGCACCCCATGAGTTGTTCTCGAAGCGAGAGTTGTCGATGTAGGTGAACCTGTAGCTGTTAATAGCGTATGAGTTGTCAGTAAAGACTGAGTCATAGATGTAGGTTCTGTTCTGGAACAGAGAGTCTGGCTGTCCATCCCAAGTAGTTACACCTGTAGGAAGCTGAGGGGTTGAACCCCAGTCGGCGGTAATACCTTGTCCATTGTGGTCGAAGGTTGCGCGAGTATAAGTTGCAACACCAGAGTTACCAATGAAGACTGCAGAGCCACCATTCTGTCCAGTGAAGCGCATATCAGTTGATGTGAAGTTTCCACGGTTCTGATAAACCATTCCACCGCTTGATTGCTTACCATCTGAAAGAGTCAGGTCGGAAGCAGTCAATGTGATGTTCTGGTTGATGTTAAAGATTTGATAGGTGTCAGCACCAGAGATAGTTAGTACATCTTTACCTGGTCCGTCAATTGTCAGGTTCTGCGAAATGTTTGGCAGGTTGGAAGTTAGCGTGATGGTTCCAGAAACTGAAAAAGTAATCAGGTCGTAGATGCCGCCAGAGTTTGCGTTAGCCTGAGTAATCGCCCAGCGGAGTGTGCCTTGGTCTGCTGTGTCATCTAATGATGTAACTTGCAAAGATGTTGGCGGCGGAACAATTAGCTCCAGTTCTTGCTGAACTGCTAGGTCGTCAATGTATGCATCGTTGTAAGCAGTAGACAGATTAGTAGACGCAGTGTCATATGCTACCTGCCAACCATCTACGGTGTCCTGCAAAGCTTGAGTGGTTGCTGGGTCAGACTCGTAGTCATAAGTTGCCTGCGCTGAATCCACAAGAGAAGACGCTGCTACTTCAGCTGAAAGGGCTGCATCGTAATCAGGAGCTAATAGGTCTAGGGCTGCTTGTGCGTCGAGGTAGTTTTGGTAGGCAGTTGGGTCATAAGAAGATGTAACGAAAGTGAATCCATCTATAAGCCAGATGTCACCAAGGTTGCTGGTAACAGTGATGTACTGGATGGACTTGCCTTGAGGGGCAGTGTAAACGATAAAGCACTCGTAGTTCGGGCAGTTAGCATTTCCAACACCATTAGGGTTTACGAAAGTTGCAGTGGTGTTGTCAGTGAAGGTAACGGATATGTTCTCGTCACCATTCTTTGCTGCTTGGTAAAAAGATAGCTGTGAAGCAGGTGAAGGCGGCTTAATCTGCAAAGGCTGTGATGTACCACCTATATAGATGACTCCACCAGTTACGTTTGGTGAGTAGTCATAGTTCTGAATTCTAGGGTCAGTGGCGTTGCTAATAGGGGTGGAGCCGTTTATGAGGAACTGAATGTTCGTGGTGATTGCAGGTCCAGTGAAAGTTTCAGTAATTGTTCCACCAGTTGCTGATGCCTGATAAGCATCGTAAGCATCGTTGCGGTCTTGTAGAGCTTGCTGGTAGTCAGGGGTCAGAGCAGACAAAGTGGCAGACGCTGAATCTAAAACTGCTTGGGCTACTTGTAAAGAAGTAGACGCTGCTTCAATAACTGAAGGCTGAGCTGCTAGTGCTTCGTTAGAAGTTGAAAGGTTGGTCTCTGCTTGGTTAAAAGTTTGGATGGCAGAAGAGTAAGAAGCAACTGAGTTAGCGAAACCGTTAACCGTTAGGGTTAGGGCATCTAGCTCCGAGATGGAGTTAGGTGCGTAAGTGTTGTAGTGAGCAGTGTAGTCAGCTAGGGTTTGGGTATAGCTGGCTAGGTTAGCTTGGTAGGTAGCTAAGGACTGGTTGTGGTCTACTGCTGAGGCTGGCAACATCCATGCAAACATTGGGCCAACTAGGGCCAAGTTTAATGAGATGAATGAGTGCCAGAAGACCTTATTTCTTAGGCGCATCTTCTCCTGCTTCTTTGAGTCGAACTACCTGAGAGAAAATCATGTTGACTTCTTCTTGGTCTATCTTTCCGTCCTCTAAGAAAGCGAGAGCTAGTTTCTCTACAACCTTTGCAACTGCTAGCAAACCACCAAGGGCAGCAGAGAGCCAGACGTCAATACCAATAATTGAGCCTGCTCCGATAACGCCAAGGGCGCTGGCAATGAATGTTGCGATTACGCGATATGAAATATCTAAAGTTAACTTAAACTTACTGGTCTTACGTTTTTTCGTAGCCACTTGAGACTCCTAGATGAGGTGTCTCTCCCTTAAATATTTTACCAGATTAGTTGCATAGGGATAGGAAATGATATATACTGTAAGTGGTTCATATGTTGCTTGTTCATTGTGTGAGCCTCCTTTCTACTAAGTGAAAGCGGTCCAGGTTTTCTTGGTTGTTCTCCTGGGCCGCTTTTTTACTTTTGAAAAGAACTGCTATAGTTCGGAGAAAGTTTAATTATTTAAATAGTTTTTGTAGTTGACACTAAAAATAAAAAGTGTATACTCTGTAGCAAAGAAACTGCTTGACACCAAGCGGATAAATGATAGGATGTAGTTATGGACGCTATTACAATTACACTAAGTTGGAGCTGGTTCTCGTTCGCTATGGGAATCCTTGCAACTTTTGTTTTGATATTCTTCTTTGCTTTCCTGCAGTACCGTAAGCAACAGAAGGCAAAAGCTAAGTCCGACTGGGACAACATTGACAAGATGTTTCAACAGTGGGGTGGCAGAGACAACTCTAAATCCTAGGAGTTGCCAATTGGTATAGTTGACCTATGGAAGAAAAAACCTTAGGTAGCTATGCTTACGGAGAAATCCGCCAACAGGTTCTTAAAGCTAGAGAACTAAAAAGCGCTGTCCTTTTTAAAAAGCTATTCACTGAAGTTCCAAACTGGGACGCCTTTATTAATCATTTAAACGTTCAGCTAAATAGAACTGAAGCTGCAAGTATCCCTAATGCTCCGCTGAAGGAGCATGTGCTTAACGGTGTAGTTAAACGTAACGATAGCTTCTTCTACTTTTACACGCATAAAGGCTGGTACTTCGAAGACTTTCCTGAGGTGGGAAAGATAATGGACGCCTTTAATGAAATCCTTTCAGAAGACTATGGCAGACAAGTATGTAATCCAGCTGGAGCATTCATGAATTTTGCTGCTGAAGACTTTAAGGTTCCTTCGCATGGGGACGACAGGGAAACCTTGTTCTGGCAGTGCATTGGAACTACAACTTGGAACTTTAGGGAGCCAGATTCATTTGGAGCGGGAGAGCCATTCCTATCTGTGACTATGGAACCTGGGGATTGTGTTTATGTGGGCCACTGGGTTGAGCATGAAGTAATCTTTAATGGTCCTAGGGCTGGCATCGCTTTTAACGTTTAGAGCTACAATAGATATAAGATGGAAACATTTCTTGGTTATCTGTATGTATTTGGTGCCATACTTTTTGTGGTAGTTGTAAGCGGAATTCTCTACGCTTATCGAGGGGTCCGTAAAGAAATAGAAAACGCCCTTAAGAATGCAGATACAAAAGAGCAGGAAATAATTCGTAGGAAAGTAGTGAAGGCTATGTTTCCTCCTAGATTCTTCCGAGACTAGTTAGTCTTCGTAGTCCTCGTCATCTTCGGCATAGGCCTTAATACTTTTTTCTTCTTCCCCCCAGACGTAATAACGAACCGTCTGGTAGAGGTCGATTGTTTCTGATACAAGCTTCTCTGTTGCGAGGATAAGGTCTGCCTTGGCTTCTGGATTTAGTGGACGCTCCAATTCCATGTGAATTTCCTGAACGGCATAGGTGCAAAGTTCTAGACGCCTGAGAGTGGTCTCTAGGTTGCTAGTAGGAATTCGTTCACCTGGCATGAGTCTATTTTACAGACAAATATTATCTATAAGAACTATGCTAAGATTCGAGCCTTGTTGGTGATTTTTATGTTGTGTTGGTGGGAAAGAAATAAGGGGTAAAAAGTTTTTAAAAAAGTTTTTCTTGATAATAAGGTAAGGAGTTATTATCAGATAAAACTAACGGAAAAGAAATATTTCTTGATAATGACATTAGTTTATAATACATAATACATAATATTGAATAAGTTTTTGTGATACGCGTATAGAGTTGCCCTCTAGGCCTTACGTAAAAAATAATCGCTTATTATGTATTGTGTATAATGTATAATGTATTATGTAGAAGACCAATCCAGACTATTTGGAGTATGGAAGGAGAGGAGAAAATCGATAAAAATATATTCCTGTTTCTAGGGTTGAAATAATGGAACTTATGTTTTATGATTAATGTCTTATGAGTATCTATGATGATGTTTCTACCTGGTACAAACAGCACTTATTGGAGACCCAAGGTGGTGAAGTATCAGGCAAATGGTCTGCTGAACTATTTATAGCAAAGACAAGTGTCCTTGCGTTTATAGACGTTCAACTTGCTGGAGATATTAAAAATATCTATACAGCAGATTCACACTTGAAGCAGAGATATAACAAACTTCAAGAAGTTGTCTTTCGTCTTGAGCAAGAAGCACAAGATTGTTGGCACAAACAAGGTTTACCAAGTTTGGAAGAGGTAAACCCTGAAGCTGAGAGAAAGTACAGAGAATTGGATTTCATAAAAAGTGAAAGAAGTAAATTTACTGAAGCCGTGATGGGCTGGTATCAGAATTCCGATGGTGATTTATTTCACTATGACGGAGTCATTTGGGACAAAATCCCAAAAGAAGCAATTCAAGAGCTAGAGTTCTTGGGATAGGAAAGGCAATAGATGATTAAAGCAAATGCAGGAAAGCTACGTGGAGTTCGCATTATGCGTGACCCAGCTGGAGTTCTGATTGACCCATTTATCGATGACACTGGTATCCAGTATGGATATGTGATTGTTTATGGTGAAGAGCAGCCAGCGGTTTTTGATGGAACCGAGTGGCGTTCAATTATGGATGAAGAGGATTCGACTTGGGAAGACACCCTTGGCGACAGACTTCACACTCAGGCTCAGAAGATTATGGAGCTATCCACTACTGACCCAGTGTACGCTGAGCTAGCAAAGATTATGAATATCACTGTTAGTGTTGGTGCACCTGTTGCAGAAACAGTTATTGATTACGGAGCTAAGTCCTAATAATGTCGATTATCGATTCCTTTGATTTCTCTGAAGAAGAGATTCAAATAGTTAACGAAGCGGTAAGTGAGCCGCCTCGTAGGAACGATAAGCGTATCTGTATCTGTGGGCATCCAATGTCTAGACATGCTCTAGACTCTGGTAAGTGTAGACCTGCTCGCTTTGACTGTGACTGCGTAAGAAAACATCCAGTGTTAGAAGTACCAAACACTAAGTATTTCTTGAGCAGAAGTGTAGGTTCAGGCGAAAAGCATGCACTATCTCGTGGAATTGTCATGGCCCAGAATGGGATGGGTGATAATTTCAACGAAAGAGCTAAGTGGTTAGTTGACATGGTTTGTGAAAACCCAGAGTGCAAAAAGCCAACAAAGCTCTACCCCGTTCGGGTAAACCGACACGCTTACCGAATTTACGACCACGACAAGGATGAAGGCGTTACAATGTTCTTCTGCGAATCGTGTCGTGAAGTCTACTGGGACAGCGATGAAGCTAGGGAAAAAACAACCAAGCTTATTCGTAGCGTCTCACCACCAAGTAACTAGCACATGCTAGTATTCAATAACCAAAACTAACGTTAGGAAAAATAAGTTATGGCAAACATCTCAGCATGGGAGAAGTTCCGCAAGTCGGTAACTGGCTCCTACAGCGACAAGCTGAATCTGCAGATTGCTCAGGAGAAGGCAGCTGCAAAGGCTGCAACCATTGCGGCAGAACGAGCTAAGGCAGAAGCTGCTGCAAAGGCAAAGGCTCAAGCAGAAGCAGAAGCTGCTGCAAAGACCCCATCTCAGCCAAAGAAGCCAGCTGCAAAGAAGCTTCCAAAGGATGCCGATGGCGATGGAAAGATTTTTGATGGCACTGCTAAGGAGCAACCTGCTCCAAAGAAGCCAGCCGCAAAAAAGCCTGCTGCTCCAAAAACTCCAGCAACTCCTACTAAGAAGGCAACACCTAAGAAGAAGTAGTGATAGAATAAAACTCCCACTGGGAGGAGCGAGCGGGAAGCTCGGGAAGAACTCCTCCTGGTGGGGACCTAAAACTTAATAGTTTTTACTACGGGAGAGGTAGTAGAAAATAACCCAAGCTAGGGTTAGAAAAGCCGTCTCAGCATGTTATAGTGTTGAGGCGGTTTTTTGTTTGGAGGTGTTCATGAAAGATGACTTAGTTAAGATTCAGCTCATTGCTGAAGAACTAGGGGTGACAGTCAAAACAATCTACAACTGGATATCTGTAAACAAACTATTCATGCCAAGACCAGGGTACGTTAGTCGAATCGATGCCTACGAAGTTTGGCTACAACAGCAGTCCTTAAAGAGCATCCGTTCATACTTCATGTCGGTTCAAGGTACTATTCGTGACCCTAATGGACGATTCAAATCGAAGAGGTCTAACGGGGAGTGAAGTGGAGCAAAGTGGTTTCGTTGTTAATAAACAGAGAAAACCCCCTCGCCCTCCCTCTCCTCGCGCAAAAAAACTTTTCAAAACAAATCAACAACTTTTCACTAACGTACAATAGTTGCTATGTTTAAGACTGATGACAGCGCAATTAAGCTTGCTGGAGAAATTTACCTATTTAAGAACTTTGCATCGCCCGAAGAATGTTCATCAATAGTCGCGTCGCTCGAAACATTCTCCCCAAACGGCTGGTCAAACGAAACAAACTACGACGAAACCTCAGAAGTTATCCCCCACCTTCAGGTAGTTAAGGGCGCTGACGTATTCGAACTGAACAGGCGTCTATCAAATCTTGTTGCCCCAGACTTTGAACCACTACCCAATAGTTCCCTCAACCGACTATTAACTGGACAATCGCTGCAAGAACACTGGGACTCTCCTGGAGAGGACGCAGTTCTTCCTGACGATATCTCAGACCCATACCACACCTGCCACATAGTTAAGTACGGCGCAGTTGTTTATCTATCTGAATTTGAGGGCGGCGAGATTTACTACAGCGAACAAGGAATTGAATATAAACCAGAAGTTGGTGACCTGGTAATTCACTCCTCATTCCCAGACTATAAGCACGGTGTTCGTGAAGTCACTAGTGGCGTCCGCTATGTTTACTCAACCTTCCTAATTGATAAAGGGCGCGTAGAACTGCCGTCCCTAGCCAAGGAAGGCTAATCAACCGATGAAACTTACCCTACAATTGATGGAGAAGGCGGCCCGTTTACAGTCCTCTCCCCAGTTAAGCGGGTCGTCTTCCCTATTGACGGCCGTTCGCTCTAAGAGAAATCACTTGACAGAAAACGGTTACATATGCTAGAATCTAAAAACGGCGAGCTACAACAAGTAGACCTCGATACTTTAGTTATCGACACCCCAGTAACGGCCCGCGCTGACTTATCCGAGCTCGGTATTGAAGAGCTCGACCGTGGTGTTTGTGAAGACACGTTCGAGAACCGCGCAATCCTTAGACGGTCTAAGCTCATCTGGGAAGCTGTCTATACTCAAGACGGACAGATAAGCGGCCTGTTGAAGGTAAGGTCCGCTGATTCAGTCCGCGAGCGCCGAATCCAATCGTTGTCTGAGAAGAGACCGATACTGGTTACCCCATCAGACAATAACTCTGACTACCTAACGGGTCTTGACCTACTAGCTGAAGAAGCTTCCGACTACCTGGTTCCACCTTGGGTTGTACATGCCACACGGTTGTACTTGAAGGAACAAGAAGAAGGACACAACAACCCAAAGAGACAGCCGCTCGCTCAACCGCATCGCTGCAGATATGTGAAGCATGATGGAATCCGATGCATGCTTTGGGGTTCGGGGCGTCCAAAGGATGACGGCCTGTGCCGAGTACACTTAAGAAGTTCGAAGCACAAGACTTCCGACGACATCGAACGAGCTCGTGAAAAGTTGATGCAAGCTGCACCGTTTGCTGTTGACAAGTTGGAAGAGTTGATGGAATTTGCAGAGAGTGAGCCTGTAAAGTTAAAAGCAGCAACCGAGATTCTTGACCGCGCTGGAGTTCGAGGCGGCGTGGAGATTGACACCACGGTTAATGTTGACGTGCGGCCTGCTGCACAAATCATTGCTGAACGGCTCGAGCGTCTAACATTAGGCGCTGCCACTGCAGCCAGACTTTTAACTAACGACGGCGTGGATGTAGTTGATGCTGAAGTTGTTGAAGAAACCGAGGAACGGCCCGCGGTACCTACAAACCAGGAAGAGAAGTAACGGATGTCAAACGGGAGAGATTTCATCGCAATCATTGAAGCGGCCCGCGCTCACTACATAAACCTGACCGCTGACATCAGCAATGCTAAGGACCGCGTCGAGCACATTCGACTAACCGCTCTTGCTCAAGAAGCACATAACCTCCTGGGTGATTTGCTAGCATTCGAAACGGGTCTCGTTTACACACACAGTGCAGGAAGAGTTCATGAGCAGATGGCTGAACGGGCGTCTACTGAAACGCCTCTAGACATCCCAGACTTTAAATCTCCATATGACCCGAGGAACCTGTAGACTAGTTTCATGAAACTCAGAAAAACTCAGGACCCAGCAGCTGCGGCAGAACTTTTCATTAAAACTGCACAGCAGTACTTGGGCTACACTGTTGACCTGGGCGGCCGAAACATCTTTGGCCAGAAGGTTGGTTACGACGCAGAGCCATGGGCTGGAGCATTTGTTGATGTCTGCGCCAGGGAGGCAGGCCTCCAGCTGCCAAGTTTTACGTATACTGGAGCGGCGCTCGCAGAATTCATTCGCAGCGGAAACTTTTCACGAGAAGCACAGCCTGGCAGCATTGCTGTGTTCAACTTTTCATCAAATGTTGGACATGCGGCGGACTCTTTCTCAATGCCACACTGTGGGATTGTTGTTGATGTCCGCGAGTTCCAGGACACTGGGAGATTCATTACTGTTGAAGGCAACACTGAAGGTAGCGGCGTTTATCAAAAGAAAGACGGCGTGCACCAGAAAGTGCGCAGCATCAACGATGTAATTATTTTTTGTTTACCGTACGCAGCGGGCGGCCAAACTTTTAACGAAAGATTAATTAAGCTCCTGGACCGCGGCCGCACAAAGTTTGACGGCTCGGATATCGAAGTCATCAACGAAGCGGCGAGCGCCGTTCAATCGCTGAAGCTTGATAAAGAGATAAAGCACGGTGACCGTAACAAGAAGATAGAAATCATCCAGCTAGCGCTAGCAACAGTGACGGACCTGCGCGGAGCTGAACCAGGTAAGTGGGACGCAATAACAGCAGCGGCCTGCTCAAGGTATCAACGGATGATAGGATATGTAGGTAAAGACGCGAGCGGCCTGCCAGACGTAAACACGCTGAGACGGTTAGCTCGCGAGACAGGACTGTTCAGACTCGATGCTTGACGACATAACGGGTACCAGGGAAGCTCATCACTACCCAGAGCATGGGAGTAATGTCATCATGACGGTGTACACCAAGTGCCCCACCAAGTGGTTGCTCGTCGACCGAGAGACTGGACAGGTCTACCAGGGGTCTCCTCATGGTGATTGGGACAAACTTATCCCGCGGGTTGATGAGACTAAAAAGAAGGATTTCAATGCTTAAAGAATTTAATCTTGCTGACTACAAGTACGAAGAGAACGACATGCCATGGGAGGTGTGGAAGTCTTCCTTCTTGCCAACTAAGAACATCTTTAAACCAGGCGGACCTCTAGATGGGTTCTTGTTCATTCATGAAGGCATTGACTGGAACTACGTTGTTGGCCAGTATGTTCAAAAGTTATGGACCCTCATCGAAGAAGATGGAAAGTTTTATCTGACTAATGGTCTCTACGTAAAGGGCCGAGTTGGCTACGTAGTGTGCGAAAGAATGCACAACCCTCGAGAAATCTTTAAAGTGCGGATACCAGAATCTTTCATTGAAAGTCTGCCGCCAAGGGAGCACTAATGTCTGATGACCAGACCACTGCTGAACAGTTCGCGCAGCGACTGGAGACAGCAAAAGAAGTAAATCAAACTTTAGCTCAATGTTTAAAAGATGGCCTGGCGGCGGACAATGAACTAGTTCAGCAAACCATCGGCAAGCACTACGAGTGGATGAAAGAAATCACAATCCACGGCGGGCCCACCATCTACCGTCTTCTTGCTAAGCACATGCGCAATGACGAGAGATACGCCAGGATTTACGACGAGTACTATGCTGAAGGCCTGACCGAGTTCATGGCTGCAGCAATTGATGTCTTTGCTGAAACTCTTACGGAAGATGACAGCAGCGGCGTGCACACTTCTGACCATCAGAACATATAACCGCGAGCGCCGATTTGCATCATCGGCCTGCCCTAGGTACACTAACGGCATGCGCCTTGTTACCGCCCCTGAAGCAGCACGCGAGCTGTACATCTCGATAGGCCTGCTCCACTACTGGATTCGAACGGGTCGACTCCAGAAGCACCCATACCCGCTAGCTGCGTCTACAGCAAAGGTCCGCAAGAAGACGGTGTCTCATCGACGCTTCATGGTTGATATAGACCAGGTCCGCAAACTCAGGCGGGCAGATGCTGAAGACCAGGTAAAACTTTTAAACAGTGATAAAAGATTGCTGCGGCCGCAAGAAGTCGCGAAGATTCTTGGCGTCACAGTTCAGAGGGTCTACCAGTGGGTGGCCCGCTATGAGCTAACCAAGTACAAAACAGGTTCTGATACTTGCTACCTCGTTGATGGTGATGAGCTAGCTGACGCCCTTGAAGCAAATGGACTTGGTTATTTGGTGAAGTAGTGCTATAGTTAACTTCATGAAGGAATTCAGATACAGACTGCTGCCCGAGGCAGCGCTCCAGGCCTACACTGAAAATGGAATGCCAATAACTTTTGATGAAAAGTTATTAAACGGCGAGCTCATTATCCAAGCTGAAGACCAGGAAACTGCCGATAAGTTTCGGATGACTTGTACCGACATACGGATGTGGGTTACCTCAGATGAGTAGCTGCGGGTGCCAGGACTATAGGTTCTTTAAATGTTTAGACTGTGCGGCGTGTACTCTGTGTATCGGCGAGTACTACATGGTGCACGACTCAGTCTGGGACCAGGTCGCTGACCGAGGTATGCTGTGTATCGGATGCCTAGAGGAACGGCTCGGGAAGCAGCTGAACGGTAGTGACTTTACGCTGTGCCCTTTAAATATAGGCAACATCTTTAACGGCTCGGCCAGACTCCAGGCCCGCATTGACATTCCACGAGAGTACCTAGTAGGGTAACTCTAATCGCATAACGGCGTGCGCTGTATCCTAGTAAGCATGCGCTCACTGGAAGTACACGTATTCGAAACCGACACGGACCTAGATAACGCATTGCGTGCTGGAATCGTGTTACCTGAACAAATAGCAAGAACCGCATGCGTTGAATGCGGCCAACCCATCTGCTTCTCGAGCACTCCGACCTTCTGTCCATTCGTACTCATCATTGACGAGAACGACCAAGACTGGACCTTGTGCGAAGACTGCGCTAGCCCAATCATTGACTACGTAGACGCCTTCTTTCCACCTGTAGTGAAAAGTCACTTCGAACCTCTCGACACTGACGAATACGATTTCTTTTAGTTGTATTTATTTTTTGTTCGACACGCCTAAAAAGATTTCATAATGTCTGCCTACCCTGCTATTGTTTAGGTAACAACCAAAGGGAGGTGACAAATTGACAAAGCGAATCTACTGGGCAGACATCATTGAGTGCGAGGACCAGCTATTCGAGAGCCTTGACGCTCTTATCGCAGTAGCAACTGAAACACCAGAGTGTTTCTATTCTTACTGGGACCACAACAACGAAATTGTTAGCGTTGGAGTAAACGACAACATGGAGTTGGAAATCACCTATTCATCTATCGAAGACGAAGATGAGGAAGGCAACGACATTCGAGTAGACACAACTGACACCTTCAGGTACAAACACTCTAAAGAACTAGCAGTTCTGGTTTAGTTCTCCCGACCTGAGCAAGTCTATAAACTGCTCACTTTTTCTATTCAGACTCTGTATTTATTTTTTGTCCAACACGCCGATAAAAAGTTTGACGATAAGACAGAATCTGGTAAAGTTTGATTACCACAAAGAAAGGGGTTACCCAAATGGGTATGGATGTTTATGGGAAGAACCCAGCCAGCGAGGTTGGACACTACTTCCGCCGTAATGTATGGGGATGGCATCCTCTATGGGAGTTCGTAGAGAATGTTCACCCAGAGATTGCCGAGTTGGTAGAACACGCACACTCAAACGATGGGGATGGGCTTGATGCCGAGAACTCATCTGCTCTCGCAAAACTTCTAATGGAAGATTACGAGTCTGGCAAAGTTTCCGAGTATGTAGTGGAACGCAACAAGGCTATCTCCGAAATGGAAATGCCTACTTGTCACATTTGCGAGGGAACAGGTATTCGTTCCGACCAACTCGGAATCGAGAATGGGCAAACAGAAAAAGAGTTGCCTGCCGACATAGCCATAATTGTTGGTCGCACCAAGGGTTGGTGTAATGGCTGTAATGGCGTTGGCAAGACTGAGCCTTGGGAAGCAAGTTACTACCTTGAGCCTGAAGATGTAAAAGAGTTTGCCGAGTTCTTAGCAGAGTGCGGTGGCTTTGAGATTTGCTAACCCTAGCAACAGCCTGAGTATGCTGTAAAAACTTACTACCTCACCTGAGCCAAGTGAAGGATAAACTGGCTCATTTTTTACTTCAATAGTTGTATTTATTTTTTGTTTAGTTAGAGCAGGGCGTTACCAATTTGTTATCAAACTTTTTACGAAACAATTTGACATGATGTAAAAACTCTGATTTACTTTCCTTGTAGCAAACGCTACGACACAACACGAAAGGGGTAGCCAAATGGCAACCACAGCAACACCAAAGATTGTAGGCAAGGCACTTTACCTTGAACTAATCGCAGACCCAAGCCTAGATTCAGAAAAGGCTCGTTCAATTCTTGGTTGGTATGGCGACAAGGCAACCAAGCAGATTATCGTATTTCCGCAGTATCAGGACGACACAGGTAAAGTCTTTGAGGCGGTAGTTATGAGCAGGACGATTTCCGAATACTCGCCGAGGGCACAATGGGACAGCACTTACTTGGACAGAGCCCTAGCCAAAGCAAAAGACCTAGAATCCACGAATCACATGGGATACACAGACTACCCAAACTATTCAAGAACAGAGTGGGATTCTGTAACAGAGCGAGAGAAGTATGAGGCACGCAAGCGTTCCCTTGAACTAATCCTACGCCGAGAGTTGCTTGGCACAACTTACGAGGGTGAGGGTGACGAGCGTAAGTCTGTCGCTAAGCAGGGTTGGGTAGTTCGTGACGACAAGCCATTCTCGGTAGAAGTTACTGACCAAGACCTACTTGAACTTCACAGGGATTGGAAAACACCACAGGCGGTTATTCGCCGAATCAACAAAGTTCGTGATTCACTTGACAAGTTTCCTAAGAAACTAGCATAATTCAAGTAGATACTGACACAACAGGAAAAGAGGGACACCATGTATCTAAGAACAGAGGTCGCAGAGGCGACAGCACCAACACTAGCCACACTTGATTTTGACAAGTTGGTTGAACAACTAAGCACCAGCCACACAAGTTCGGCGTTCGGAGTTACGACTTCCGTTCTTGACGACTTGCTACCAACAGAGGGTCGAGCCATGCTACGAACCAGAGGCGGTAAGGCAACCACTAAACTAGAGAGTGGAGAATCTGCCGAGGCAGAGCCAGTTCGACTAGAGGAAACTATGGAAACCACAACAGCCCTAGAGGGTGAGGAATCCTACGCACGACCTAATGGCGACCTTTACTATGGTCGCAAGTGGGGCGACAATACAGATGTAGAAGTTCTACGCAAAGCCAGAGAAGCAGGGCAGTATGTAATGCTTTATGGAGTTCCAGGAACAGGTAAGACTGCTATGGTCGAGGCTTCATTCCCAGACGAACTTTACACACTTCTCGGTTCTGGCGATACAGAGGTTGCCGACCTAGTTGGTTCGTATGTTCAGACCCCAAGCGGAAGTTTCGAGTGGGTGGACGGAGTTTTGACAAAAGCGGCTTCCGAGGGCAAGGTTCTATTCATAGACGAGGTTGGACTGATTGACCCAAAGGTTATGGCAGTTGTCTATGGACTTATGGACGGAAGAAAAGAGTTGGTTATCACAGCCAACCCAGAGCGAGGTGTCGTCAAAGCGCAAGAGGGCTTTTATGTTGTTTCGGCAACTAACCCAAATGTCGCAGGTGTCCGATTGAGCGAAGCCCTACTATCCCGATTCACCATTCAGGCAGAACTGACGACTGATTGGAACTTGGCACGCAAACTTGGCGTTCCACAGACAGCAGTTGTCGCCAGCCAGAATCTCGCAAAGAAAATGGAAAATGGCGAAACTTCATGGTCGCCACAAATGCGAGAACTACTAGCGTTTCGTGACCTAGCCAAATTGTTTGGGACGAAGTGGGCAGTTCAAAACTTGCTTGCTTCCGCACCAGAGATTGACAGACCAGTCGCTTCTGATGTCTTTACCAGAGTATTCGGAGAGGCGATTCTGCCAGCCAAGATTTAGTGGTAGTTGTGTCCCACTAAAAAGTGGGGAGTGTCAAAAAAGTTTTTTTGGAAATGGACTTGACACTCCCCCAAAATCATGGTTCAATTAGACATAACAAAAAATGCCAGATGAAAGGGAAGCAAATGGCACACTACAAAGTAAAAGGGAAGTCAAGACTTACCAGTCGCACAGCGACAACCAACCCAGAGTGGTTGGCAGTATGTTCACAGATTGGTCGCCTAGTCAATGATTGGTCGTGGCGTTCAGACCTAGTTGTCTATGGTGGCGAAGATTCTGCCGAGGGTAGAGCAGTCGCCGCTTTTTATTCAGAGATTGCCGAGATTGAGATAAACATTCCAAAGGCTTTCGGCGAAGCAACACCAGCAGATTTTGTTGGCGACATGACCCAGAGGGCAACTCACTACGAGTTCCCAATGGTTACAGGAATCCTATTCCACGAAGCCCTACACGCACGCCACACGAATTGGGACATTCCAAGATTGCTAGAGGCACTTGACCCGACAGAGAGCCAAGCCTTTATGTTGCTAGAGGAATCCCGTATCGAAGCAAAGGGTGTCAAAGAGCGACCAGAGAATCGCCTATTCCTACGCACTTCTGCCCTAGACATGGCACTAGAGGAAGTTACCAGCCAGACCCTAGAGAACTTGGGTAGCGACCTATGGCAGACAGCACACCTAGCAGGGTTGGCTATCGCCAGAGTAGATTCTGGCGTGTTAGAGGTTGCCGACATTCAAGAGATTTACAACTCGGTGGTTTCGGTTATGGGCAAGGAATTGTTTGACGAACTACGCAAAGTTTGGATTGAGTTTCAGGCACTAGGCGTTCCACAGATTGAGCGAGCGATTGAGTTGGCTAAGAAGTGGGTTGAGTTGCTACGACAGGCAGACCCAGAGGGCGAGCCTAGTGGTGGTGGACACGCTTTTGAGGAATCAGAGGAATCTGACGAGGGCGAGGGCGAGGGCGAATCTGGCGAGGGCAAGTCTGACACCATGAAGCAGATGATTGCCAAGTTGTCGGAATCTGCCTTGACCACAGAACTAAACGCCAATGATTCTCTCGCAGACCTAGAAACCAAAGAAAAGTGGGACGAGGAATCAAAGGCACGCCAGAGCCAAGCCAAGCAGACCAACCAGCGCAAGCAACAAGCCAAAGAGGTTTTTCACAAGCAACACAACCAAGAGGGCGGTAATGGTTCAGGTTCAAGAGTGGACACTCGCAGACAGCCCACAGGCGCAGAGCGAGCCAGCGCAGTCCAGATTGCCAAGTCACTTGAAAAGGCAAAGTATCGTGAGCGTTCGGTTCACACACGCAAGACCCAAGCCCCAATGGGCAAACTGATTATGCGAAACGCAATTCAGAACAAGGCTATGGAAGCACAAGGCAAGCGTGGCGACTTGCCAGCGTGGAAGTCCAAGACCCGAAAGCACACAGACGACCCAACGCTAAGGCTCGGTGTCATGGTGGACATTTCAGGTTCTATGGGTTCGGCTATGGAATCTATGGGACAGACAGCGTGGATTATGAGCGAGGCAGGTCGCAGGATTCAGGCAGAAACAGCCATGATTTATTACGGAAGCGGAATCTTCCCGACCTTGAAGCGTGGACAGCGTTTGAGCGAGGTGACTATCTATACCGCACCAGACGGAACAGAAAAGTTTGGCGAGGCGTTTGAAGCACTTGACGGAGAACTTGGACTGACTTTCGGTGACGGAGTTCGTATGTTGGTCGTGGTGTCGGACGGAAACTACACGCCGAGCCAGACGGACAGAGCCAAGCAGATTCTCGCAGAGTGCCGACAGAGTGGCGTGGCGGTTCTATGGATTACACCGAGAGGTTGCTACTCGTATGGTGCGAAAGACATTCTCGGAAGTTCGGCGTGGGGAGTTCACTTGGACGACCTAGACACCGCCGAGATTGCGAGGCTTGTCGGCAAGTCGGCGAGCGAAGCGTTAGCAAAGGTTGGTTCGCAGATGTAGTCGAGCCACAACGGATTGCCTAACCGAGAGGTTGAGCGAAAGGTGATTACCCCCCTTTATCACTACTAGTTCCCAAACGGATAGGTAATAGAAGCCCCCACAGCCAAGTGCTTCCCCCAGTCTTGGTTCGTGGGGGTTTCGTCTTTTGACCCAGACCATTTTTTGACTGAAGGTGTGTATTTATTTTTTGTTACGACTTTTGAAAAAAGACTTGTTTTGTTTGCGAAACCTAGTAGGATTGGAGTATCCAATCAGGGACGAAATAGAAGTAGTCCCAAAAAGGGGAGAGATGACGAAAGTCACCAAAGCCCAGCCAGTCGGCTCAAAGACTGACACGAAGGTAACTCGTAAGTTCGTTACCAAACTCAACGAGTTCGTTGAGGTTCGTTCTCTACAAAACCTCTACAAGAAGTTGGCTGACGAGGGTCGTGCCGAAATCTTCAACGAGGTGGGGGAAGCCGAGCAGGTGCTAATCCACAATGGCGTTCGGGTTGCGATTATCAGTAAGGTAACCAAGCCCGACATTGACAAGAAACTTCTCGCCGAGAAGTATCCAGAGGCTTTTGCCGCTTGCTCAATCACTCGTGACGAGTTCCACATCAAGACAGCAACTCCGACCAAGAGATAACCAGAGAGGGGGTTGGGCGAAAGCCCAGCCCCTTTTCTCAAAATGCCGTTGTATTTATTTTTTGTATGACTTTTGACTCGCCGAGGCGTGCCGTAGAAAATGTCAGAGGTTAGTAGTAAATTGGTAGTAACAAGAAAGGGGGTTCTCAAATGAGAGAGCCAGTAGCACTAGACCCAGTAGGCGTGGCAGGACTTAGCCTCACCATGATTGGAGTTCTCGTTGAGCAGTATGTAAGAGAGGGTTACGCCGACCCAACCATGTATCGGGCATTGAAAGGGGCAGGCGAACTAGCGGAACACCTACGGGAGTGGGTTATGTCAGAAGCACCAGACGAAACGGAACTGCTTGACGGCGTGACCGACTTACTTATGAACCTAGAACTTACCGCTATGGAGTGTGGCGAGGTCGTAAACCGAATCATTGACGAACACGGCTTGCCTGTTGATAAAAAGTCGTGGACACGGCTTGACATTGACGGCACGCAGGACTAAGGTGGTAGGTATGAAGTTCTATCAAGCACTCGGCGAGGTAATCAGAGAGCAACGGCTTGCCAAAGAGATGACCCTTCGTGATGTAGCCCAGACGGGTTATGTTTCTATGGGACACCTGTCAGATGTGGAGTGTGGACGGAAAGAGGGTTCTTCCCAGTTCATTCACGCAGTTGCTAACGGCATAGGCATAGAGCCTCACGAACTAATTTTGAAGGCAGGTTTCAGAATGGCAGACCTGACCATTCCAGATACACCAGAAAAACTTTTATTGGGCGATTCGCAATTCGAGACAGCCAGACTCTAGAAGTCTGAAACCCAAAGACCCTAGCGAGTGGAAACGCTAGGGTTTTTGCATTTCCAAATTTTCTTGTTTGGCGTGTATTTATTTTTTGTTTGGCTTCCAATCGCTTTTGATGAAAATGTCTGCCAATCCTGATAGAGTTTTCTTGTTGGGAGTTCCAAGTGTGAACTACAACAGAAAGGGGTAGCAGATGAGCAAGTCTGCTTTTTTGATTCGAGAGGATTTTTCTTTCGAGCGTTTGGAGTTAGAGGGCAACACCTTGAAGGTGTTACAGAGTGCCGTTGATGGCTTGATTCAACCTGTTGATTTGAGCGACAGCCTGACTGTCTGGGTAAATGAAGAGGGGCTATTCAGAAATGATTTTGATGTGAACCTTTTTGCTACTGCTATTTATCACCAAGCATTTCCGACTGCGGATAACCCACTTGTAGGCCCTGCCGTCTTTACAGGTGGTTCTGATGATGAGGGCAACACCCTCGGATTGAGCGAGCAGATGATTGCCAACCTAGCGACATGGGCTCTGGCTCTCGCCAAGTAACACAGAGGTAAGACTGCCCCCGCTTCGGCGGGGGTTTTCTTTTTTCCGTTTTTTGTGCGGGTAGCGTGTATTTATTTTTTGTATGAAGTTTTTATGAAATGCCGACAATAAACTTGATAATGTCAGAGTGCCGTGCTTTACTAGAGGTATCCAAGAAAAGGAGAGGGAATGTTCAGTAACTATCCAGAGGGTTCAATGCGAGGCTCGGGTATCTATTCGGTTGAGGTGTCTTATGACGCTTTCGATTGCGAGAACGAGGAGTGCGGACAGCACAACGAGGCTGGCGATACTGCGACTGATGACTGGGGACACTACACGATTGAGTGCGAGTTCTGCGGAGTGACCTACACAGAGAGCAGTCTGGCACAGGACAAAGATGATTACTACGCCGACTATTCCGAGGACAGGTAGGGGCTAAAATGGCAACGCAATACGAATACGAATGTCGCTCTTGTGGAAGTGCGGTTTGGCTAGACCAAGAACAGCACGACCACTACGAGAGCAACAAAGAAAAGGGAAGCGGGTTCACAATGCCAAAGTGCGCCGACTGCTGGAAATAGGGAGAGGAAAAATGACAACAACGACCCGCTACTGCTGGAACTGCGAGGAAGAACTAAACGCCGAGAACACAGGTTCTTATGGTGGGTTCGATTCAAGCAACCACTACTATTCAAGTATCTATGGCGGAGATGGCGACACAGCGCCGTTCACAAAGTGCGACTCTTGTTTTGATGCCGACAACGACAGATATCTAGAGAGCCTTTACGAGTAGGCAATACCAAAGATTTACTGCCCAATAATTCTGTGCGGGACACAGAGTTGGGCAGTTTTTTATTGCCGATTTTTGGCGACTATTTTTTGTTCTTCGAGTGTATTTATTTTTTGTTCCAGGCTGCCGAAACTTTTTACTAATGATTTGACTTCGCCGACCAAACCTAGTATCTTTGTAAGTGTCAGAAAGACACAGAGTGAAAGGAATCCAGAAATGGAAACGACAAAAGAAGTAATCAAGGCTAGACTCATGGAGATTGAGGAGCGCCAAAAAGAACTGGCACAGAGTCGCCGAGAGATGGCACTAGACATGGCTGTTGAAGTTGGGACAGACGAGCTAGTTGGTATCAACCTTGACTCACTATCAAAGTGGGCAAGAAGAATTAGGAAAGTCAATACAGAGATGAAAGTTTTGGCAGACGAGCGCCGTTGGTTGAGAGAGAGCAGACGCCGACTCAACCCTTGCGAGTGCGACTGCCACTAAGGTTAGTCCCCCCTAACCCCCGCCCCCGTCAGAGAAATCTGGCGGGGGTTTTCTTTTTGTCGTTCGTTGAATTTTTCATTGAGAGCTGTACAAAAAATAAATACAAGTAGGTAGCACAATAATTTTTGCTGCCGTGTTTCTTTTGTTTTTCTTCTTTTTACTGCTATACTTGATGTAATCAAGAAAGGGGGACACAATGTCCACAAGCACCACCACCGCCCGCAACGAGTTTCTTTCCGCCGTATGCGAGCCACTACGCACCATCACTAGCGAGAACCTCACCAAGAGCGCATGGGTAGCTGGAGTTGAAATCATTGCTCTGGCAAATCGCCTTGCCGACCTTGAGGTTTCCGTAGAGCTTCTAGAGAACGAAATCAAGCTAGGCAACCTCCACTTCGCCGTTGATGGTCACAACTGGAGCGACTACGCAAAGGTTTACAACAACAACTTTGTGGAACTGTGCCAGTTGCTACGAGCAAGAAGGCTTGCTAAGTAGTATCCAAAACACCAAGCCCCCTGTTTCGGCAGGGGGTTTCTTTTTGCCGTGACGAGAAAGTCTCCCTCTTTCTGTGTGTATTTATTTTTTGTCCAGGACTTCAACATGCCGACAACTTTTTGTCAAAATGTCTCTTATGGGTGCTATGCTCTAAGTAACCAAAGAAAGGGGACAACCAAATGGTTGGAGTAGGGCAGCTACTAAGTAGCTTGAATTTGAATGTGATTGCGAGCGCCGTAGAAGGCGAGACAACAGTTCCTTGGACTCTTTTGTTAGAAGATGAGGAATTCCTAAAGATAGCAAAATACGCCAACACCTTACAAGAGGTTGTTGACTGGGTAAACGAGAACTACTAGGGGGTGAATGATGAGCGTAAAGTATCCAGAGATTGAAGTTCAACTTTCGGGAAATGATGGAAATGCTTATGCGATTATGGGGGCGATACAGAAAGCCCTACGCCGAGCAGAGGTTCCACAACACGAAATTGAGCAATACCTAAACCAATCCATGAGCGGAGACTATGACAACCTTTTGCGGGTTGCCATGAATTGGGTGACAGTTCACTAATCAAACCAAAGACAAACCCTCGCAAAGTTGCGGGGGTTTTTCTTTTTCCCGTGATAATTTCGGCGCTCGCCGTATGTATTTATTTTTTGTCTAGCTCATCAGCAACAGATTTGCGGTTTATGTGTGTGCCGTGTTAGGGTATGAGTATCAAGAAAGGAGTTCCCTATGGGAGCAAGAACAGTTTGGGAGATTCGGACTTATTCCGACAGGCCCTCTATTTATCTATACAGCCACTGGGGTGGCGACACTAAGTGGATTGACACAGTTCAAGCCTTAGAGCAAGCTAGATTCCGCTGGGATGACCCGAGTTATGGAGCAAGGATTTTCATTAGCCAGATTGTTGGAAGCCAATGGGACCTAGAAACAGGATTCGGTATCACTGCTGGAGATTCTGGAGAAGTTCCATTCGAGGAGAGCTATTTCAATGCGGTAATAGATTTCTCATCAAAGACAGTGACCCTAGGAGAGCACCTATACACTTTCGAGGAGTTTGTGTCCGCCGATGACATTACTGAACAGCTTGGCAATGAGTTCTGGGAGGTTAGCGCCTAATGGGTAATCTACAAGCTCAAGAAATGGCGGCGCTCACTGACCTTGACATAGCGCTAACTTGGCACCTGCGGTCGAACCACTATCCACCCGTGCCGTTGACAATGCTTGAACCATGTAAACAAGCGATTGACGCTTACTGGGAAGATGACCTAGATAGGCAGATTGACTTGAATGGAAGTTTCTACAGGGGCGAACCTTTTGCCCCTGCTAGAGAGATTATTATCGCTCATCACCTAGACGCTTGGTGTGAGGGCGAGGAAGAGGAGTTCGACGATGCCGATTAAGGATAAGGAGAAATACAATGCTTACATGCGGGAATACAACAACAGAACCTATGCCCTTAGGTGTGACAAGTTCCGAGCCCAATTAGGCAACAAGTGCACAAAGTGCGAGAGCACAGATAGCCTAAATTTCAGTGGCACCACCCCGCTAGGTAAGTCTTTTGATTTGTCGCGCCGAATGACTAGTGCACCAATGAAAGACTTGCAAGAGCTTTTTGACAACAGCAACTACACGCTATTGTGCAACAAGTGCCTAGCAAAGCAAACCAAAGGCGTAGAGCATGGAGGAGGTATTTCTGGCGTGCGGAATTGTAAGTGCGATTTGTGTAAAGCTAAGAAAGCCGAATACATGCGGAGCTACATGAAGAAGAAACGAGCTACAATAGACTAGCCAAAGCAATGTCGCTTGGCTATTGCTAGAGATTTTGTCCCCCCTTTCTCTCTAGCATGCGGGTTACAACTTTCCCCCCTTTAGTTGTAACCCGCTTTTTCTTTTTTGTCGCCTGCTTTTTCTCTTCCGTTGAGTGTATTTATTTTTTGTTCAACTTTAGCCACGCCGTCAAATAAAGTGCTTGACTAATTTGACAGGACTGGTAGGCTTATTACATCAGCCAAAAGGTTGGTAAAAGGAAAGGGGACAAAATGTTCACACTAAGAAGGTTCGCAGGTGCAGTAATCACCATGCCAATCGTGTTCGGTATCTATGCGGTTATCTACTTTGGTCTAGGTCTAGTAGCAAACAGCTACATGAGTATTGGACTATTCACCCAAAACCTATACGCCGTTGGATTCGGCTGGGTGATTGCGGTTACATTCGCTAAGCAGTTCTTCAACCTAATCGAAAAGCTAGGAGAGTAATAATGGAAAACATCATTGAAGCAGTGCTACTAATCGGAGTAGCGTTCATTCCAGTAGGAGCGTTCTTGCTAGGGTTCGTAGTCGCCAAGATTTCTAATGGTGGTGGTAACCCGAAGGGTCGTCACGCCAAAGGTCGTGGCAGACACGCCAAGTAAGTTCCACCGAAGCCCCTCGCAGAAATGTGGGGGGTTTCTTTTTTTGCGGGCAGCCTCTTATTTTTTTGTTTTTAGGTTGTATTTATTTTTTGTCTAACTTCAGACACACCTGCCGACTTGATTTGCGATTACGGGTAGGAGGCTCTAAGCTATTACTAAGAACAAACAGGGAGGGGCAGAAATGCTAAACAGACCAGACCAAGAGGCAGAGCTAATCTTCGCTATGGTGATGAAGCTAGGCGGAGAGCACAACTACTCAGAGCACACCAAGGCTACGATTTGGGCAGAGTGTAATCGTAACCCTAAGCTACGCAACCTAGCGTTGCAGTATCTAGCTGGGTCAAGCAACAGGGCAGACCTAAACCTGCACCGACTACACACCGAAATTGTGGAAGTATTCTTCCCTGAAGTAAAGGAGTTGATTGGCTAATGGCTATCACGATTACAGAACTTACGACTTGCTACCAATGCGAGCGACCAATTATGGCACCGAAAGATTCAGTTCACCCGCTATGCGAAATTTGTGACCAGGGTTTTGACGAGTGGTTCACTAAGCAGTTAGGTATGTTCAAGTGATTGAGTTTGAGCAGAAGTATTCAACGCCGAGAGCACAAAGGCAGTATGAGCTTGAAACTCTAATCAAGCACTATGAAGTTGAGCGTGCCGAGAACATTAGGCGACTATTGTTTTCGATTGGAGTTGGTTTTGCTTATGTTCTACTTATGGGAGGAGTTATAGGTTATGGAACTTTTGCTGGAGGCTATGCCGTATTAGGTTGGCTGTCAGTAATTACAGTTGGGCTATTCATAGCTGGCGAGTTTGTGAAAGTCAATGCCGAGCTTAGTCGCCCAAACCTCAACCACCCAGAAAGATTTATACAGAGTTAGTCCCCCCTAACACCCCCCCACGCCCCCGCTAGGTTTCTGAACCTTTCCTAGCGGGGGTTTTCTTTTACCTCGAAAGCACCTCGAATTTTTTTGCGGGAGGGTGTATTTATTTTTTGTCTAGTTGTTGCCGACACGATTGGTAAAAGGATTTGACAAATCTAAATAAGGTGCTAGGCTTATTACATCAGCCAAGGTGGTTGATACAAAGAAAAGGGGTAAAAAGTGAACAGCAGGACTTACGAGAACATTCAGGGGATTGGAAGCTGGGTAGCTTTCCTAGCTACTGGAGTGGCTTTCCCATTCAGCTTGGAGTATGCGGGATTGATTGACGCAATGAGCGCAGACCTATACACCGAGGGTAGGGCGATGATGTTCCTAATCATTGTGGTCAGCATTTCAATTCTGGCAGTAACCCTAGCGGTCAAGGCTGGACTATCTTGGGCAGAATACAAGTGGTATTACCGCCAAGACCTAGCACAGAAGCTACACCGCCTAGCAGACAGGATTGCCAAGCGATGAAGCAACTAGCCAAGAGGGTTGAACCCTTGGTGCTGGAAGTTCTGGCAGTTGTCGTCTTGCCGAGGATTGCTGGAGCAGTAGCCAAGAGGTTAGCCAAAACTAAATAAGAAGTGAGGAAGCCCCCGCCAAGTGCGGGGGTTTTTCTTTTGCTTGCCGTTGTGATTTTTGCTGTTGTTGGGTGTATTTATTTTTTGTTCAAACTTTCAACACGATTTTGAAATAGATTTGACAACTACTAATCCACCCCCTAGACTGATTACATCAGTTCAGAAGTAGAGCTGATAACCGAAACTAGATAACTACAAAGGGGAGACGAAATGTCCACAATTACTAAAGCAGTAGCAAAGGCTGAGCAGGCACAGGTTGCCGAAGGCAAAGCCACCAAGCGAATCGTAGATGCGGTCAAGGAGCTAGTAGAGCTTAGGGCTGAAATCGCAGAGCTTGAGAAGCGTAAGAACTCACTTACCGCAGAGCTAGAGCAGGTGTTCGGTGTAGACAAAGAAGCCAAGACTTCAAAGCACACCACACTTACCTACCACGGTGTAGATGTTGTTCGCTACGAATGGCGCAAGCGTAAAGGGATTGACGAGGAGAAACTAGCCAAGGACTTCCCAGAAGCTTACGAAGCTTGCTACAAGGCAGACAAGACCGTATACGGCTTGATAGTGTCACTGTTCAAGTAAACCGAAAGACCCCTAGTCAGAAATGGCTAGGGGTTTTTTCATTTCTGGCACAGTGCCGTAGTTAGTTAGAGGCTATACAAAAAATAAATACAGGTATGCCGTTCGAGTATTCTGCCGTGATTGCTCATTGAGTCAGGTGAAGTTGTTATGCCGTAGATGGTTATACCCCCATAGCCCTAACCATTGAGGGGGGTGTAGCTGTCCCCTACAAGCCTTAGAGCCCGTAGCAGACCCACTCCCCAGACATAAGTAGGGCAAAGTCTCTAACCCACCACCTAAGTCTGTCTGCCGTAAAGCTGATAAATGCCCCTAAGAAGTCATAGAAGCTCTTTAAAGGGCATTGGCACTCTTATCTATGTCCCAGACAGGTAAAAGCTTTCTAGGAGCAACCTAGACCCTTATAGCTACAACTTATGAACTCACTCTTATTCGATGTCATAGCTAGACCTTGACTAGAAGCATTAGCTAGTTGTCTAGGCACTCTTTGACAGGTTTTTTCAATACCCCCTAGACAAGACAAGGAGTTTGTCACGACATTCTTGGCAGGCATACCCCCTAGGGTATGGAAACAATCTGGAAGGCACCATTTCACAACCGCTGCCCTCTCACCCGCCAAAAGCAGTCAACGCTAAGGTACTAAATCTTCCGCTACGGACACCCCCTCTTTTTTGAAAAACTACCCCACCCCCCTTTCTAAAATGCCCTAAAAATTTCCAAAAATTTTTTAAAAAAATAAACGCCCCTATTTTTACCCCTTAAAATAGAATCCATGTCTCGAAGAACAGCACGTGGACAACAGCTTCCTCCTCACGAGGTCGAGCTCTTGAACACACTAAAAGGCGAGCAGCGCATTGAGCGCGTAGCGGCGTTATTTAACGCGGGATGGTCACTTCAGACCATTGGGGATTCACTACTGCCAAAGCACCCACGCTCCACTGTACGCTCTTGGGTTCTTCGAGCTAGCGGGCTCAACACACTAGACGCCCCTATTCCAACACCAAAATTAAAAACACCAGAAGGCGGATACCAAAAGGTAAAACCCGAGTCTCCAGGAATCCCGCAAGGCGACCTTGAGCAAATCCGCTACCTGGCTCCTCTGGCGAGAACGTACCGTTCACGTATGTCCTCAACGTCAGCATACGCCGTTGCCAACCAGCGTCTAACCGACCTGTGCAAGCGGCTCCATGAAAATAATGTCTCAGTGCGTGAACTGGCTGAGGCTGCGGGCGTAACATACCGAGCTATGTACAAGAGGCTCTTCCTCTAGCTCCCCGTCAACTTGACAAGTAATAGACGCCCCTATTACCATACCCTCAACAACTAAATAAGACCAAGTACTAACGCAAGGAAAGGTAGGTCGATGTTAGCCAACACCAAACACCAAAAAGATAGGATGGTTTTCTCCATCCTCTCGACGCTGCTATTCATAACGGCGTCCAGCGCAATCTATACAACCCCATCCGCCAACGCCGTTCAAGAAAAGGCATTGGAGGCAAAACTAATAACGTACACGGTTCCTGCTCCGCCAGAGAATCTATTCAACACAATCTCCACGCTTGACAGGTTTACAAACAAAATCTCTGAGCTGGAAGAAACGATTCAACAAAGAGAATCAACTATTTACATCGTAAAAACCCGTGCCGAGCAAGACCTTGAGGCACTACGGAACACTTACGTTTCCATGGACCAAGCCCTCATCGAGCTGTCCAGTTACGTAGGCGAAACCCCCTACGGCTTCGGAGACACCCCCGCACGCTGGGACTGCTCTGGCCTAACTCTCTGGTTCTACCAGACTTACCGAGGCATAACCCTCCCACACTCCGCTACAGCTCAAAAGCTTGGCGGTACTGAAGTAGGCGCACCTATTCCAGGTGATTTAGTTGCCTTTAGCTACGGTAACCGTTCTGAGGCGTTCCATATCGGCGTCTACGTTGGCTCAGGTATGTTTATTCACGCAAAGAACCCAAATGCTGATACAGTGCTAGAAACTTTGGATTCTTTTGTAAAAAATAATATTACAGTTGCATATATCCGCTACTAGTGCTATGCTAGGAGCATGAATTACGAAAAACTAGTTCCGCTCCTAGCAATGGTGGCTATTACGATTATTATTGCTGCACCAGCAATGAAGAGAATCGTTAGCAACATCCTAGAAGCCAGACGTATCCGCCGACACAAGAAAAACCTTCCTGGTCCACTCCTTGGTGTCGTATACCCTCCCCACAAGACAACCGACAAAGAGACAGACTAACCATGAAGCTATACCTGTTTTTACGTTCCATCATTTGGACCGCCGTTTTTTCAGTACTAGCCGCCGTTCTGACATTAATATCGGCGTTTACCGCACCAACCCTAGCTATCCCGCTAGGACTAATCTCCGTTTCCCTAGCAATTCTTTCTCCTAGAAGGAGCGACTACTAATGTTCGAGCCTTCCTCTGAAGCAATTATTTGGATTCTAGGTATTATTACAACTTTTCTAGCCGTTATTGTTTTGGTTACGGTTATTGCAGTAATATTTACCTTCACGGGACCGCCACACGACATTCATGACGTAGAAATTGACGGAACCCCTAAGAAAAGAGATAAATGAAAATGGCCTACACAAAGATAATTTCTGTAAGCACCTATGACGACTTTAGAGAAATGCTGCCAAGTAGTGGCGTCTTTGATATGACTGACTGCTCCATACAGATTTGGTGCCCGCAGGAGTCAGACACTAAAGAAGTGGAACGAATGGTTCATTTAGTTGAATCAATGGTTCACGTAACCGATGTTCAAATAGGTTCAAGGATAGAAGATATGGCTGAAGATAAGTACAGCGTAGTTATCACTGAAATTCAGAACAATATCCGAAATAAATACTTGAGCTAGAGAGTAGGAAAATAAATGACAACCGACGATAAGAAATACATCAAGAAGAATCAGCAGCTTCCTACAGAGATAAAGCTCGAGTTTGACAAACTCTCTGGGAATAATGCCATGAGAGATATCCTGATTAAGAATCTAGTTGACGCTAACTGGACTTACGAGGCAATCTCAAATGCGAGTGGACTCACTAGAGAGCGAGTTCGTCAGATTGCAAATGCTGTAGAGCGTCTGGCAGACGAGTTTCAGTATGACTTAAATATTGAAATTCCAGAGCCGCCAGTTAAGCCTGAAAGGCCTAAAGCGCAGTACGTGGAGCCAAGTCCAGAGACTCTCAAGCGCCTACTGGAACTTCAGCCTTACGCTCAGCTAGTTAGAGCAAATGGACAGAAGTATCGCAAAGAGGCAGAAGAATACACCGCTCTGCTTAACCACGCTCACACGGTTGAGGGAGTTACCCTCTACCGACTAGCTAAGCGTCTAGGAGTTACCCACGGTGCTCTACGCTTCAGACTTGTACGTTACGGTTACAAGAAACCAGTTACTGCAACCAGTAAGGTCTACCAACCAATCATCAAAGACAACAGAGTGACGAACTAACAATGCAAACAATTGAAGAGCTATATCACAAGGACATTCATCAGGAAAGATTTGCTATGCTTGTTGCTGCAAGGGTAAACGAAATCCTGTCTGGAACTGCCGCTGTTTTGGAATTTCCAAAGGCTGGTGGCGTGTTTAACACTCCAGAGGAAGAAGTCCTACTATTCGCAGATGTAATCGCAAGAGTAGTCTGCGCAAACCTAAACCAAGGAGAGGAAATCGTTGAGTAACTACGACGTAAACGACAGCTCTGCTGCCAAGTGCCCAGTTCCGCATGGAACTGCAGGAGGAGCGTCCGCAGAGATGGGAACAACTAACAATGACTGGTGGCCAAACCAGATTAGTGTTGACCCGCTACTAAAGGGTAACCCAAAGAGTGACCCGTACGAAGATGACTTCGACTACGTTGAGGAGTTTAACTCCCTGAACTTAGACGAGCTTAAGGCAGACATTGTTGCCTGCATGAAGGACAGCCAGCCTTGGTGGCCAGCAGATTACGGACACTATGGTCCGCTATTCATTCGCATGGCTTGGCACTCAGCTGGAACCTACCGCGTAAGCGACGGCCGTGGCGGTGGAGGCGAAGGTCTACAGCGTTTCGCTCCGCTTAACAGCTGGCCAGACAACGTAAACCTAGATAAGGCTCGCCGTCTACTATGGCCAGTCAAGAAGAAGTACGGCCGCAAGATTAGCTGGGCTGACCTAATGATTCTCGCTGGTAACGTTGCTCTTGAGGACATGGGCTTCCCAACCTTCGGGTTTGCTGGTGGACGTGCAGACGTCTGGGAGCCAGACAACACTTACTGGGGCAACGAGACCGAGTGGCTAGCCAACAAGCGTTACGAGCCAGGCCGCGAAGCTGACTCTCTAGAGGACCCGCTAGCTGCTGTACAGATGGGTCTTATCTACGTAAACCCAGAGGGTCCAGATGGCAACCCAGACTTCAAGCTGGCTGCTGCTGACATTCGCACCACCTTTGCCCGCATGGCCATGAACGACGAGGAGACTGTTGCTCTGATTGCTGGTGGTCACGCCTTCGGTAAGACTCACGGTGCTGGACCTGCAGACCAGGTTGGCCCAGAGCCAGAGGCTAACGACAAGCTAGAATCTGTTGGCCTTGGCTGGGAGAACTCTCAGGGCACTGGACATGGCGCTGACACAATCTCCTCTGGTCTAGAGGTTACCTGGACTCCTAACCCGACCCGCTGGGACAACGACTACCTACGCCTCATCTACAAGTACGAGTGGGAGCTAGAAGAGTCTCCTGCTGGTGCAAAACAGTGGCGTCCAGTAAATGACGAAGTATATCCAGAGGACGTGGCTCCACACGCCCACAACGAGGGTGAAATCGTCATCCCTCGCATGCTGACTACTGACCTTGCTCTCCGCTTCGGAGACGAGGAGTACGACCGCATCAGCCGTAAGTTCCTAGAGGACTTCGACTACTTCACTGACGTCTTCGCTCGTGCGTGGTTCAAGTTGACCCACCGCGACATGGGACCACGTGCACGCTACCACGGTCCAGAGGTTCCTCAGGAAGTTCTACTGTGGCAGGACCCAGTTCCATCTAGCGTTGCTCCAACTGTTCTACAGAAGCAAATGACTCGCATCAAGCTAGACGAGGCTGGTCTAACAATTCCAGCACTTGTTCGAGCTGCATGGGCGGCTGCATCAACCTACCGCAACACTGACAAGCGCGGTGGAGCGAACGGTGCACGCATCGCTCTAGAGCCACAGCGTAGCTGGCCAATTAACGCTCAGGTTAATGGCATTATCGACGAGCTAAAGAAGATTCAGCCAGAGTCTGGCATGTCTCTTGCTGACATCATCGTGTTTGCTGGTGGCGACGCAATTGAGCGTGCTGCAAAGAACGCTGGAGTTCCAGTTGTGGTTGACTTCCTTGGAGGTCGCGGTGACGCAACTCAGGAGCAGACTGACGTTGAGTCCTTCAACCACTTGTACCCAGTTGCAGATGCATTTGTTAACTGGAGCCACAAGAAGTATGCAGACTCGCTAGACCGTCTACTAATCGACAAGGCAACCCTTCTAGGGCTGACCCCTCCAGAGATGGTTGCTCTGTATGGTGGACTACGCGCACTAGGTGTTTCAACCAACGACCACGGCGTACTTACAGACCGTAAGGGCGTCCTCTCTAATGACTTCTTTGTCAACATTCTTGACATGGACATCGAGTGGAACCCAGTACTAGATAACCTGTATCAGGGACGCGACCGCAGGACTCAGGAAGTCAAGTGGGTTGCATCTCGTGCAGACCTAGTATTTGCATCTAACTCAATTCTCCGTGCTTACTCAGAGGTTTACGCTTCTGACGACGGCCTAGAGAAGTTCGTGACTGACTTTGTCTCTGCATGGACCAAGGTCATGAACAACGACAGGTTCGATGTAAGATAGATTTAGAGGCACGAACGGCTATCGCTATTGCAGTGACAGGTCGTAACTCTCTAAAAGGCAAACCGCCAACTAACTCGTGCGGGTAGCCTAAGAGGCGCGGGCTTTGGATTGGGAATTCCCGATTGGGCCCGCGTCTTTTCTATTATGTTAAAATATTTACCCAACCAGTAAGGAGAACCTTGCTATCAGAATTAGTAAGAGAAGAGACAAAGGAAGCGCACAACGCTGCCGAACGTAGTCCGTTTATTGCTGCCCTTATGAAGGGCGAACTACCCTCTGCTGCATACTTTGACTATCTTGGGCAGCTGGCTCCAATATATGAAGCAATAGAGAAATGGGAAGGTAATCTTCCATTCTTTGACCGACGCCTCGACCGATTCGACAGAATTATTTCCGACCTTGAGTATCACGGCACTGTTCTTATCTTGGATGAAACTGTTGCTTATGCTAGACATTTACAAGAGATTGTAAAGAATAAGGAACAAATTAAGATTCTTGCTCACCACTATGTTCGCTATCTCGGTGACCTAAGTGGAGGTCAGGCTATTGGTGCCCTAATTGCGCGTAATCTGTCCATCCCACCGAACTTCCTATCTTTTTACGAGTTTGATGATATTGGTGACCGCGTTCGCTACAAAGAAACTTACAGAGAAAATTTAGACACGCTAATCTCTGAAGAGAGCTACGAAGAGTTCATTGAAGAGGCAAAGCTTGCTTTCGAATACACCAGAAAAATTTTCTTCGCTTTAGGCGAAAAGTGGGACACTAATTTCTAAATCTGTGTTACTATATTTCCAACAGCAATCCGACGGGAGAGCTGGAGTATGGCGGAACACCTCCAAAGCCAAATGGGGGGGGCAACGCACAGGTGGCTCTTAGCAGAGTGGTTAGCGACCGAACATCTGGTCTGTCCAAAATGGGTACTACAGAACCGCATTGGCTTGACAGTGGTAGTAAAAGCAACCCTACCTACTCACCATAACACCCTCGTAGAGATACGGGGGTGTTATACTTTTTACAACCCCGCCAGCCTTAAGGGGTTGGCCCTTCCTCTCTAGCTCAATGGCAGAGCAACGAGCTGTTAACTCGTCGGTTCGTGGTTCGAATCCACGGAGGGGAGCAATACAGGTAGAATAGAACTCCTATGGGTAAAAGCATTATGGAGCAGCTCGCGCAGCTGCCAGAAGAAGAACGCAATGCGATTCTAGCGGGCATGGACCCAGAGTCTCTTGTGTGGGACTGGTCCGTCTGGGGGCGTCCAGAGCAGTTTGCACCAGAGGGTGATGACTGGAACGTCTGGCTAGTTCTCGCTGGTCGTGGTTTTGGTAAGACCCGTTTAGCTTCCGAGTGGGTACGTGAGCAAGCTAAATACACCAACGAAGGCCAACGTCGCTTTGCTCTCGTTGCTCGTACCGCAGCTGACGTACGTGACGTTATTGTTGAAGGTGAATCTGGGATTATTAATATTTCCCCTCCTTCTGAGAAACCACACTACGAGCCTTCGAAGCGTCGTCTGACTTGGCCTAACGGAAATACCGCAACACTCTTTACCGCGGATGAGCCTGACTCTCTTCGTGGTCCTCAGTTCACCCACGCCTGGGGCGATGAGATTGCAGCTTGGCGTCAGACTCCAGATGCTGCGGGTATGACCGCCTTCGACAACCTCCGAGTTGGTACTCGTCTCGGTAGAAATCCAAAGCTTATTTGTACCACTACACCTAAGCGTGTTCCACTTCTTTACAAGCTAATTGAAGAGTCAAGAACAGATAAGCCTGGTGGTGCTAAGGTGGTAGTTACCAGAGGTTCTACCTTGGATAACGCTGGTAACTTGTCTCAGGCATATCTGGACACAATTACTGGCGTTTACGAGGGCACATCACTAGCTCGTCAGGAGCTTTATGGTGAAATGCTTGACGACGTTGAAGGAGCTCTTTGGAATGAAGAGATGGTTGAGAGCGCCAGAGAGATGGCTTACCCGCCTATTACTCCGCTTCGTGTTATCGGCGTGGACCCTTCGGTTGCTGAAAATCCCCGTGACGAGTGTGGAATTGTGGTATGTGCGTCGACTGCCGACCATGACCTCTATAAGAGAAACGCTTGGGTTCTTGAGGACGCTTCAATTCATGGTTCCCCAGACACCTGGGCCCGTAGGGTTGTGGAGATGGCTCGTAAGTGGGGTTGTCCCGTTGTTGCCGAGGTTAATCAAGGAGGCGCTTTGGTTAAAAATGCCATCCTCTCGATTGACCCGACGGTCAAAGTATTAGAAGTTCACTCCAAATACGGAAAGCAGCTACGTGCAGAGCCAGTAGTGCTTGCTTACGAACAGCAGCGTGTCCACCATGTTGGCTACCACACAGACCTAGAGTCTCAGATGTACTCTTGGATTCCAGAAAGTGCATCTAAATCCCCAGACCGCGTCGACGCACTAGTCCACGCACTAACTGCACTGCTAATTAAGCCGCCTCCAGGATTCTCTGGCGGAAAAATACGTGCCAAGAGCTTTGCTGACCGCAAACTGGGAGTTACAAACCCAAACAACCGACCTGGTGGAAGAATTTTTAGGGTAAGATAGTGGCAAAGATACTTGTGGATAGGTTTCCCTGTAACCTGGTGGCCGTGCCTTCAGGATTTACAGATGACATGACTACTCTATGTAGTCAGCCTCCCACCCAAAAAGCAAACTACTTAGACGTTACGAGGGTGATTGTTACTGATGAGCACATATTGGTCGCTAAAGACAGCCCCCAGGGGCCGCAAATCGTATTTCGAGAGACATATGAAACGTTCGTGGGCTCTCAAGACGCTGGTGAAGACTCTTATGTCACCACTTCGTCGGGAAAAATGCTAGCCTTCAGGAAAGATAGAGGCTGCGGATGTGGTTCTAGGCTTAGAGGCTGGAATCCGTACAACACAATAAACTCAATTAAAGACTAATGATTAGCCAAGACACAATTTTTGTTAGTGTCCCTGCTTTCAACGAGGTCGATAGAGTTGTGCAGACAATAACTAATGCCATAGAGATGGCTGATAGCCCAGAAAATTTATTTTTTGGTGTAGTACTGCATGAATCAGTCGAGATGTCTGAAATACCTGAACTGCCTCAAACTAAAATCATCAGAGTACTCTTCCCCTCTGGACTCGGAAGTGGCCTGACGAGGCTAATGACGCACACTATGTATAACAAACAAAAGTATTTCTTAGCTGTGGATTGTCACACGCTATTTGCTCGTTCCTGGGATAAAAAATTAGTATCTCAGTACGAAGAAATTAGACAAAACGAGAGCCTAGAGAAAGCTGTGATAACACATCCAGGAATAGTCTGGTGGCAAGAATCAGACGGAACTGTCGTTAACTATCCGATTAACGGGGAACCTGACCCAAAGATGCTTCATGGGGCTCCACAAATCTATAAAATCGATAAAAAGTATGTCCGTAAAGATTTCCCAGAGACTGACGGAGATTACACATTAAGAATTAATCACGACTACTCGAAAAAATATACTGAAAACCTTACGATGTCTTGGAATTTCTGCTTCGGGATGCCTGAATTTTTTATGTATGACATTCCTGTTCAGCCATACTCCTACTACAAAGGTGACCAGGAGCTAGTTGCATTAAGAGCGTGGACTAGAGGGTATAAATTCTATTCAATTAATACTCCGATAGTCTGGTCTTTAGATAAAGGGAAAGACAAACTGCTTTCGCGGTACGATAGACACACTGAAGTAGAATCTACACCAAGCGAATATTTAGATTTAAAAAGAAACAATAGCTGGCTAGGCATAGAAGAAGGTTTAAAGTATTTCTGGGGCGACAAATTCGGGTTTTATGGCGCTCCTGACAAAGAATCTTGGGAAAACTACATGAATAGGCTAGGATATCTAGAACTAATTAATCAGAAGAAAGTAGAAGACTAATCTGATGGAAATTACAGCTGTAAATTTTATAATTCTGGCTCTTGGAGCTTTTAGATTGACTCATTTGATTACGACAGACGCGATTGCTGACGGTTTCCGTACCTGGGTGTGGTCAAAATACTCCCCGATGACCAAAATCGGGTACCTAATCACCTGTAATTGGTGTACAGGGTTCTGGGTTTCACTACTTTTCGTAATTGGAGTCTCAATTTTACCCCAAGTTACCTTTGTGGTATCATTAATCTTGGCTATTTCTGCTGCAATCGGGCTACTTTCAGCCTGGATTGAGCGATAGGAACAGGTAGGAGCCAAACTTGGCAATTTTTAAGAAAGATAACGCGAACAAGGGCAATGCCCGTCAAAATGTACGCGCTGCTGCTCCGAAGAACGCTACTCGTGTTGCTCCAGGTGTTTCTATCGATTCTTTTGGTGTTGTTTACGCAGAACCACAGGTATTTAACACACCTAGACCACTTACAGCTGCAGCTGCTCAGGTAAACCTACAAGACAAAGGTGAAGCAGAGCTATTTAAAGCTCGTCGCCAGTCCGCCTCTACCTCTTGGCAAAGCGAAGCCTGGGAGTACTACGACTCCATTGGCGAAATCAAGTACGCATTTAACTTAGTTGCGTCTGTTGTATCTCGTATTCGCCTCTATGCAGCTGCAATCAACAACCCAAATGAAGCTCCATCCCCCATCGACAGCGTGGAGCAGGTAGACCCTAGACTTTCAGCTGCAGCTCAGAGGGCACTTGACCGTCTAAGCTCTGCATTTGGGGGACAGGCGGGTCTTTTGAAGGATGCAGCCCTAAACCTTCAGGTTACAGGTGAGTGTTACCTGGTTCAGGTTCCAGAGCGAGTTGGCTCTGGACTACCAGAATCCTGGGACATCCGCTCTGTAGACGAACTTCAAGTTGACGCTAAGGGCAACTACATCATTAATCCCCGCCGTGAGATTGGCGGTGGTACTGCATCTTTTATGTCTCAGGGCAATAAAGAAGCGATTGCACTACCTAGAAGCGCATTTGTTGGTCGTATCTGGCGCTCACACCCTCGCTACACCCAAGAAGCTGATTCTTCTATACGAGGACTTTTGGACCTCTGCGCTGAACTACTCTTGCTCAACCGCACATTCCGTGCCACCGCACGCTCGCGTCTCAACGCTGGTGCCTTATACCTACCTGACGGTCTGTCGGTTGCAGCAAGTCCTGACCCTGACTATCCTTATGATGAAGACGGGGAATACAACGAGCAGTTCAACCCAGACGAAGCAGCAGACGAGTTTGAAGACCAGCTCATTGATGCAATGACCACCCCAATTAAGGACGAGGACTCTGCTTCCGCAGTTGTTCCTCTAATTATTCGTGGTCCTGCTGAACTTGGTGACAAGATTAAGCAGTTCAAGTTCGAGCGTTCATTCGACCCAGCTCTTGCTCAGCGTGCAGACCGTGTACTAGAGCGTATCATGCAGGGCCTAGACGTCCCTAAGGACGTTGTGACGGGTCTAGCCAACGTTAAGTACTCTAACGCTCTTCAGATTGATGAAGCCCTCTACAAGGCCCACATCGAGCCTCTGATGCTACTTATCGTTGACGCACTGACTGTCATGTACTTGCGTCCATATCTAGTTGCCAACGGCTACCCCGCTGAAGAAGTAAAGAACGTCTGCATTTGGTATGACCCAAGCCTAGTTGCAACCCGCAATGACCGCGCTGCAGACGCAGACATGGGCTTCGACAAGATGGCTGTATCTTACGATGCGTGGCGTCGCGCTCATGGATTCTCCGAAGCAGATGCACCAGACCCTAAAGAATTTGCTCTTAGGTTAGTTCTAAGCAAGGGAATGGTAACGCCTGAATTGACTGAAGCTATGCTACAAGCAGTAGCGCCAGAAATCATGGGCCAAATCAGAAAACAAGCAATGGAGCAGAGCGGAGCTGGCATTCCACCAGAGGTAGACCAGCTGCTACAAAATGAAGCTCCCGTTGCCGAGCCAGAAGAACAGCCTGAAGGTGGAGACACCGATTCAGCTCCACCACTAGCGGAACCAGAGGCATAACATGCACCACCCAAACCCTGAAGTTGCTAAAAAGCTTGCAGTTCTACTTTCTGATGTAGTTACTGCAAAGTTTGTATTGCACGGCTACCATTGGAACGCCCTAGGACCAGACTTTGGAGAGATGCATGACTTCTTCTCCATGCTGTACGAAGATGTTGCAGATTCTATTGACCCGCTGGCAGAGAACATTCTTAAGGTTGGCTTCCCTGCTCCTTACCTTCTAGCAGATTACGTTGAGATGTCCTGCATCAAGGAAGAGCGTCAGGACGGGACGTCCACCAAGTTCATGCTCGACTCGGCACTACGAGTTATGGAGCACCTATATGACTGCCACACCGAAGCCCTGCATCTTGCAGAGTCCTGTGACCTTCAAGGTCTTATGGATTTCCTAGCTGGACGTATTGACATGTACGCGAAGTGGAAGTGGCAGATTAAGGCCTACCTAGGAGTTCGTTAAATGTCATACCTTGAGAACGTTCTTAGAGCTACTGGAGGGCATGCCGCTCCAGAAGAAGTTGTTTATCTTGAGGAAGAGCAAGAAAAAGAAGAAGAGAATCTTTCTTCATACGTAGACTCTGTTGTTGCAACTGCTGGCTCTAAGCCAGCACCTAAGAAGGACCAAATTAAGGGTTCGAGCAAGAACGCAAAGGGCTCTGCTTCAGGTGGAAAGACTATTACTTTCAGTAAAAATGTAGAGAATTCTTTAAAAGAAAAAGTAGAGTCTCACAACAAAAAGTATGGCGACAATGCTTCTAAAAAGACATCTTTGAAGACCCTCAAGGCTGTTTATCGTAGAGGTGCGGGGGCATTCTCCACTTCTCATCGTCCAGACCAGAATCGTAACTCATGGGCGATGGCTCGTGTAAATGCTTTTCTTCACCTTCTAAGAACTGGAAGCCCGAAAAATAGTAAGTACACAACGGACAATGACCTGCTACCAGCAACCCACCCTAAGTCTTCTAAAAAGAACGCATCTTCTTTGACCGCAGCTGCTATGGTGGTGGCTGATACCGTATCTCAGTCTTCCGTTGTAGAACTTTTTAGCTACGAAGATTACGAATCAGACGAGCACGCAATCTTTTCTTTAGCCGAATACTCTGACTTAGGGTACGAGGCCATCCCTAGCATTAAGGCATCTTGGATTAGGGCACTAGAAGCTGGTGAAGATGCATTCTCTAGAGCGGCAGATTTGGCCATCAATCTGTATGATAGTAGAGACGCCGACCTACTACCTAAAAAGGAAGCATAATGAACACATGGGACTCATTGATTCATCCCGAAGAGATTGCCGACACTGTTAGCTTCTATAACGAAAAAGTCGGAGATTCTAGGCATGTCACTGCTGAAACTGCAATTAAGGTAGTGTCCCAGGCTTTCAACTACTACGACTATCTAGAAGATGAAGAGCGGGCTGACGCAATTAGATATGATTTGCAGAGCTTCTGCGAATATGCAACCACAGCTTTTAACTCAGAAGATGATTTAAGTTTTTCCGACAGATACTCCAGTCTTTTGGCATCAGGTCACCCGTATGCACCAAAAGTAGACAGACTAGCATTAGCTGATTGGATTGCTGGTGCTCCAGAGCTTACTTACGCTGGGAAGTCTGCAATTGTTGCAGCTTTAAACCCATATACCGACCTAGAAGTAGTTAGACATGCCAATATTCGTCTGACTATTATGGCTCAAAACTCGGAGCTTTCTGTAAACACAATGTATCTACTAGAAGAAGCACTTCGCTCCTAACTCGGTATATAACACATTAGGGTAGAATTATAGGGAGTTTCTACCTTTATATAGAGGATATTTCATGACTGAAAACCTAGCCCTACTTTCGGATGGCAATTCTTCTGCTGCTCGACGTGCTCGTGTAAAGCTTCAGCCCCGCGATAAGAAAGGTCGCTGGATTCCTACTGGCGCTTCCTTGTTCGCTATGATTCGCGGCCTCGGCGGCGAGGTAAAGAAGTATCTACTTAAAGCTATTGGTGGAACTGCAACTAAGAAGGGTGAAAAGAATTACATTAGAGCACTCCTTACTGAGGATGCTCCAGAGCTAGGTCTAAAGAAAAATACCGTCCTTGAGATTGACCCTAAAAACGGTGAACTAGACACGGGGGTTAAACTAAGTAAAGACTTCCTTCGTAGAAAAGGCATTGACCCAGACCTACAGCACACACTACCAAAATCTTTGGCAGAGCAGCCACAGGACGTAAAAGACTTAAACCCACAAGCGGCTGATGACCTAGACATAGAGCTAGCTAATGGAGAGCTTACTGACGAAGAAGACAAAGATTTCCGTGCAGAGCGTGATGCAGAGCCACTAGCAAAACTTCCTCCAGGAATGGAGGAGCTAGACCAGAAAGAGGTTGACGCTCTTCTTGATGGCACCACCGAAGAAGCTCCTAGCCCTTCTGCTGACACTAAAAAATCTCCTTCAGACATGACTATGGATGAACTAAAGAGGGAAATTGAAACTCCTGTTGACCCAGCATCTCCAGGGACTTTCGAGCGCTACAACGAAGTTGCTACCGAATTTTATAAGAGAGGCGGATACTCTGTATCGCCTGGACCATCTGATAGGGCAGTGGATGAAGCTCTAGCTGAAGCTTTCTACAATGGTGAAGTTCCAAATATTGACCAGCTGGTTGATAAGGCTAAGGCTCCTGCCCCTAAGTCTACTCCTGTAACGGTAGCTAACCTAAAGCCTGGAGATATCGTAAAGGTTAAAGGCGCGGAATATCCTGTTGTGTCCACTAAGCAGCGTAATAGTGGTGGCTGGGATGTTTTCGTTGACGATAACGGAAGAAATGCCAATATCGCTGCTCTAAAAGATTCAAACGGAAATCCTCTATTCCCAAGCGGTATCCCTGGGACCGCTACTCTAGAGAAGACTGGAACTGTCAGTAAGCCAAAGGCTCCTGACGCTACCCCCGACGTAACCCCTGACGCTACCCCGTCGGCTCCAACTAAGAAGAAAGTCTCTCCTCCTAAGCCAAAGCCTACAAAGAAGCCTCCTAAAGCTTCTACCCCGAAGAAACCGCCTGTTATTCCTCAGGGGCGCGAGGATGATGGAGAAGATATTTCTCCAAACATCAAACCTCTAGAAGACATGCAAAATGTTAAGGTTGCCAATCTAATTGACCCTAACACTGGAAAGCCAGTTAAGGGGGACAATGGAAAGCCTATTGAAGACCCTAATGCTATTTACAATGCCCTACTAGAGCAGAACCCTCAAGCAAAGGTCAGCAAGAGCGGGCACATAATTTTAGAGCGTCAAGACTTTACTGACAATGACGGTAGGGTTTGGAAGTATGAAGTTGCAGTAGCAAGAACCCATGGAAATAAGTACATGGAGAGGTATACCTTCACCGACGATAAAGGTGAAAGCAAGACTTTCTACCACTACGACTACAAAGACTCCTTTGCTGCTATTTATGGCGACAAGAATGGTGTTTATGTTTTCCGTGACCAACTACTTGGTAGGGCTATTCCTGGAAAGCAGCCACCTACTAGAAATACTCTGAACTACTTTGGAGAAAAGAAGACACTAAACGACAGAATTAGGTTCTTCAGGGGGATGACAAAAGAGGGCTTCAAGCCTACCCCCGACGACTTGGCAACAAAGAGTTCGTTTAAACTACTTACTCCCGAAGAAGTAGTATCTAAGTGGCTAAACGGGCGCGCCGAGAAATATAACAAGTCTGGCCAAGCTAGGGGTACGGTTCTACAGAACTTTGTTGGCTCAGCATGGGAAGCCATCGAAGCAGATGACCTTCCTACGTTTGAAGCTAGAATCCAGCAACTACTGGGACGCCTACCAGACGATGAGTCTTCTCGTGAACTTTTGATGAAGGCTCTTCGTGACGGTATCAAAGAAAAATTCAATGGAACTCCTTTGGGTAGAAAAGTTGCTCCTCTGGCAAACAACCTTGAGAAGAAAATTCTTACCGAAGGCCTCGACATTAGAGACCTACAGCGCCGACCATTCTCCGCAAAAGATGGCAAGACTATCGTGGAAAAGGGAAATAAGGTTCGCTACTGGAACAACGTCGGCGAGTGGTCTATTGGTGAAGTCCTTGCTCAGTTGCCACCAAGAACTAGCACTGGAGGCAAGAATACCTACGATGACGTAGTGGCAGTAAGATTCGGTGATGGAAGCATCCACCTACTGCGTTCAAACAGAATGGATGTACTTGGTGATGAGCTTGATTTTGACCTGAATCTCCACGACAAAGACTCTGATGCCACAGATTTCAAGCCAAACCTAAAGGGACAAGCACTTAGAGATGCCAGAGGTTATGGTTTTGATTTTGGCGAAGAGGAGCGTAGGGACGACGACAATGCAGATGCAGACACAGACGATGTCGTTAACACCGCAGACACGGACGCGGCTGCTCCTTACCTAGGCTCAGACGGAGTCGATGCCGACGAACCAGCTGCTGACGATACTGAGGATGCAACTGCCCCAGAAGGAAACATTGCTGGCTTCGAGGCAGGAGACGTCTGGCCAGACGAGAACGGTGACCGTATGGGAACCTTCGTTGAAGCACAGAAGGTGTCAGACCCAGAGACTGGTGCCGAAGCATGGGCGGTTATTTGGTTGGACGATGATGGCGACGAGCAATTAGAGATTATTCCTCTAGATTCGAGCCGCGTCCCAAAATAGATAGGGCTGCTTCTGGCCCTTCTGACGAGGGTTCGGATTCAGCCCCTAAGCCAAAAGTAGCTAAAAGCTTAGCTGGTAATAACTTTGACCTATCGAAGGTTCGCACCCTAAATAAGTCAGCTAAGCCTGGTCCAGGTAGACCCAGAACTCGTCCGATTGACCCCAATTGGAATGACCTTAAGGCTATAGAGAGTGAAATTTTCGCTACTATACCTGCAGACGTAGACCTAGACGAGTTAAACGATAAAATTTCAGCTGTTCGAGAGGCCAGGGCCTCTGACGATGCTAAGCAATATGCAGCCGCATTGAGAGATTTAATTGTTTTCCACCAAGACAGTTTTAAAGCTGACGAGTCCTACTCCCCTAGAGACCTAGATGCTGCTGTAAAAGCTGACGAACTGCTTTCCTCTGACCCTAGGGCCATAGCTGTAGTTAGAGGTGTCTTACACGTAGGAGCTAGGGACGGTAAATCGCCTAAAACCCTAACACAGCTGCTGGATGACGCTAAGCAGAATTTTAAAGACAATAGAGCAGATGTTAGACCGCATCTTGCAGCTTTAGGTGGCGACTGGGAGACAAAGGGTGCCATCCAACTTGCTGATGACATGCAGGTCGAATTTGAGGCCGAGTTTATCAGGCAAGGCGCTCACCCTGGCGAAGCGGTGTTTAGGGCGAAACGTAGGGTAGCTCAAGTCTTAAATGACATGGCAACAGACCACAAGAAGTCCTACATAGTTTTGACATCTAAACAAGATAATGCATCCATAAAACTATTCATGGGCTCCAAGTCAGGAACGATGGTACCTGTAGCTGCTCCCGATGAGGTTGCCCAGATTCGTGTTGGTATAACTGCTGCAAGAGCTAACAAGTTCAATAAAGACCCTATAAATGTAAATGTTATGGCTAATGACAGCACTTCAGCTATGCCTACAGCTGTCTCGTCTCAGCTGGATGATGGTGATTTGGCCTTCACATACTTTGGCGGGGATGGAGTATTTATCTACCCTCAAAGGGTAAGCAAGATGTTGGCAGATGGAGTCGACTCTAACTGGTTCTCTACCAATATTAAAGACTCTAAAGACCTATACAAGCACCTAATTGTTCATGAAACTGGTCACCTACAGATGTATAAACTGTGGGGACAAGGTAAAGGTTCTGGTAGAGCAGAGCTAGAGAAAGATTTCACTAACTTTAACGTTTCTAAAGATGGAACTAGTGACTATGGTAGCGAGAGTATTTCTGAAAGTTTTGCCGAACAGTACGCTAAGTATTTGTTGACTGGAAATGCTTCGCAAGAATTTATAGACCTGCTTAGCTCTAAGGGCTTAACTAAGGCTCAGCTAAATAAAAAGTGGCGAGAAAACCACAAGAGTCTATTTAGCTCTGGATATGATATCTTCTTCAAATTCCTCGATGGTGTTATGGTTGATGACCAGCAGGGAGTTACTCCAGAGTACAATGGACCAGAAGCTAGGGAGTACTCAGATGGCGGAAAATACGGCGCTGGCATCGTCCACAGACTCGGTCGTATATTAGGATTTACTAGCAATAAGCCTGACAAAGTTGACTCTATAAAAAATGATAAATATGTCATTTATAGGGGCCTACAATCTGCTAACAATAGAACTCCTATTGATATGCATGCTCAGTTTATGTATGCTGATATGCCATACTATGGATACGGCATCCACGGGGATGGCCAGTACTCAAGTACTAATCGTCGTACTGCTCGCGGTTATGCAGGATATACAGACGACGGGGTAGTAAAAATGCGAGTCAAGCCCACTGCAAAAGTCTATTCAGAAGGTGGCCGAGGCTCTGACAATCTGTTTGACCCTGCTGTATCTAATGATGGTATCGATATTAGGGACGTCTACGCTAAGCTCTTTGACTCAGATGGAATTTTGGCTCAAATAGTTCTCAATGAAATTGACCCTGACTTGTCTGGATACGAGTTGCAAGCTCAAATAGACCTTCTAGCTAGAAAATTAGGAATTATTAATGGCAACTATATGGGAAGCAAGTCTCACCTAGCTGCCCTTCTAGGCTTTCAAGGTATTGAAATAAATCAAGGTGGAGAGTCTTTTGTAGTTATACTTGATAGGAGTATGCTAGAGATGCAAGACCCGAATGCCCAGATAACGCAAGGATTAAACTCATAATGGCTGATGAAGAAAACAGAGAAATGGAAGAGAGAGCCATAGAATACTCTCGACTATTTGCTAGAGCAATGGGGCAGGCTACAGATTCTGATTATTTCAGTAGTGACGGTAAGTCATGGGATGAAGCTGCAGATTGGATAAAAGACAATAATTATGTGCCCAAATCTCGTGAGTTCCGAAAACTAATTATCGATGAGATTTACCAGATATTAGAGACTAAACCCCTCCCACCTAAAGAGAGCTTCTCTGGGGAGCTACAAAAGTTCTTGGATAGATATGAAGAAAGGCGTAAAAATGGATAAACCAAAACGCGACTTCAACACCAAAGTAACTTACTACCTAGAAGACTTTTCTGGCAAAAAAGCACCAAAAGAGGTAGTGGTTGACTTATCTGAACTACCGAACGAAGAGCTAGACCAGCTCCTATTCCACGTACCAGAGGCAACATCTGAAATCGTATATCGTGAATTATACGGTCAATAGAATAAGAACACAAAAAATCAGTGTAAAATAGACAGTAGCCAAACACTGGTCTATTTTCCGCGGTTAGAGAGTTATAAATGGCAAAAAGCAGCATCGTAGATGTCTGGTTCTATGTAGACCCACAATCAGAGAGTATTGACTCGGTTGTTTGCTGGTTCCCTATGGGCATGTCTGTCCGCGAAGGCGGAGACTGGGAAATTTCAAGCAAAGAGGAAGCTGGAATCAACGACAAGCTTTCTAAGCATGATGTCTATCAATTGGACTGGGATACAGACCCTCTAGTAATTGATGATTCTTACGATTTCGACGACCCAGAGAACGAACACGCTGCTATAAAAATGTACGACAAGGGAGAGCTTACCTTGGAAAGTTTGATGGAGTACTCAGAAAAAATTATGAGTGCACCAGAGGACGCCTCTGAATACGACGACTTGGAAGTCGAGGACTAAATTGCTCAAGTTTGTTGGCGCTACTGACGAACTGGCTTTTTTTGAAAAAGATGGCCAGTATGCTGCTATTTACATTGACACTAATTTAATTGCTGATTTTTCAGAGTACGAAATAGCAGACCACCTGCAGAAGCTTCCATCTACTCCATCAACTAAGGTTTTCTCTAACTCAGCTATAGAGCTAGTATCTGCCGCACTAACCTCATTAGACCCAGTTGTAGCTTCAGGAGACAGGATGTATACAATTCCTGAGGGTGCTACTTCTGAAGCTAAAAAAGCACTAGAGTGGCGTAAAGAGCACAAGCGTGGTGGTACCCCTGTTGGTATGAATACTGCTCGTACTCTTGCTAAAGGCGGGCAGATTGGCATCAAGAAGGTTCGCCATATCGCAAAGTATTTCCCTCGTCACGAAGTTGACAAGAAGGGCAAAGGCTGGGCACCTGGAGAAGACAACTTCCCATCAAACGGCCGCATTGCCTGGGCGCTTTGGGGCGGCGATGCTGCATGGCGCTGGGCTCGTGCAATCGTAGAGCGCGAAGATAGAAAAGCAAAGACTGCTAGTGGATATGCATTCTCCAATTATGAAGAAGATTTAGACACATACGGCTACACCGACGGTTATGGTTCTGATTTAGATGCTTTTAAAGCAGCTCATTACATGGACGAAAACGCTGGCCCCGAATTTATGGCACGCGTCAGGACCGATGGCTCTGGAATTGACAGACTATATAAAATTGAAATAGACGGAAGTGTATTTGTCTGGGATGACTGCGGATGGGATAACCTAGGTCACGTAGATGGAGATGTTTATTTTTACGACCGAGAATTGGATGACGAGCTCGATTTAGTTGATGTAGAGCACGTAATGATTGACCCGTCGTCTGCGGTTATCGTTTCTGCATTCCTGCAAGAACGCCCTTTCCAGCCAGTAAAACTAGATGAGATTGACCCAGAAGAGACAGCTATTATGGCTGAAGGTCTTTATGAAGAAGACTTCACCATGATTGACAGGGTAATTACTGCAGCAGGTGAAACTCCTATTAGCGGTAAGACTTCTAAGGCAGACCAGGATGGCGACGGAAAACTAGATACCCAGTTTTTGTCTGACAAGGCCAAATCACAGCCTAGAGATAAAGACGGTCTTTTTGTCAGCGTTGGCTCTCGCACTGTCGTGGGTGGAGACAAAGAGCGTGGTTCTGGAGAGATTACCCGTATTGATTATGACCGAAATCGGGTTGTTGTTAGACTAGACAATGGTAAAACCATTTCTGTTGACCCTAAGTACACTCAGGCTGAAGACAAATTTGATGGCCCTATGCAGATGCCTAGCGCTGTCCCTCCTGTAGATTTTTCAGGAATTTTAGGAGAGCCAAGAAGTCCTAGGGGTGCTATAGCAACTCTTCCTGGAACAATGGCACCTCTAACCGCTAAAGACGTTCAACTTCTTTTAAACGACTACCCTAAATATGTCCAAAAGATGCGTGACTCCTACAAGCTCTATGAGGACAACCCTAAGGGTCTTAGGGATTATGACAAGAAGTATATGGAAAAGCGGTATGGACTTAAGGCTGCTGGAGAGAAAGAGTCTGATGCAATCAACTCTCCTAAAGAGTCTGACGTACCAGCTAAGTACCTAGCTATCGTTTCCCCAGAAGACAAGACCGCAGTTATGGACGTTGTCGCCATTGTGCCAGCGTCCAAGACATCTACCGAACCTACTATTTACGAGCGTCGCGAAGGTAAGTGGACTAAGAATGACCAGATTCTAAATGACCTTAAGTCTTCTACCCCTCCTCCAGTAATTCCTCTAGACGAGAAGGAAGTTCTAAACGACGTCCTTAAGCAAGCAGACGAGGCTACAATGCAGGCCTCGGCTTACGACTTTAATCAGTTCTGGTACGGCGTAGTCGAGCCGCTACTAGCTAAAGGTGGAGTAGACCGTAACCGAGGAAATGCAGAAAAGCTTCGTCGTTATTGGACTCGTGGTAAGGGTGCTCTCAAGATTCGCTGGGGAACCCCTGGCGACTGGACCCGTTGTGTCCGACTACTGTCTAAGTACATGGGCCCACGTGCAAAGGGCTACTGCCAGCTTCGCCACAAGGAAGTTACTGGTGTCTACACTGGTAGCAAATACAACGTAGGCAAGAAGAGAGGCCGTAAAGCTTCTGGTTACCTATTTGCAACTGAGGCAGAGTTTGAAAAAGCAATGATTTCTAAGTCAGAACTTATTGCTAAGGCTCAGGATGCTAGAGAAAAAATTAGCTTAATTGCGTCGGCTGCTGGTCAAGGCTCTAAGTTCTTAATTCCTATGCTTGTACCAGAAGAAGTGGAATCTGGAGACGGACGCAAGTTTAAGTCTGGTGCAATTAGTGTTCGCGATTTACCAGTTCCTCTACTATGGCAGATTAAAACTGGTGCAGGCCACGACGGCTCTGTTGTAGTTGGTCGCATTGACTACATCGAGCGCGTTGAGGGTGGTATGGGTAATGCATACGGTGTCTTTGACAACGGACCATATGGCCGTGAAGCAGAGCGTCTAGTTCGTCATGGCTTCCTACGCGGCGTTTCTGTAGACCTCGACCAGTTCGAGGCAAAAGAGGAAAAGAAGCCAAAAGAAGAAATGTCCGAGGAAGATGGCGATTCGATTGGTAAGGATAAACTTACCATAAATAAGGCCAGAATAATGGCTGCTACAATTGTAGCTAAGCCAGCATTCCAAGAATGCTCTATTGAATTGCAAAACGAGGGGGACCAGGAGGAAACCGTGACCCCAGAAGACGGCGTTTACGAGGAGTCGATGGAAGACTTCGCTGACCTCGAACCTATCGCAGCCTCTGGCTTCTTGAAGCAGGAAGTCCCAATGACTCCTCCTTCAGATTGGTTCAAGCACCCAGGCCTGACTAAGCCAACCCCGCTCACTGTGGACGAGAATGGTCGTATTTACGGCCACATTGCAGCATGGAATGTAAACCACATCGGTTTGCCTCGTGCAACCAAGCCGCCACGTTCTCGCAGCAAGTACGCCTACTTCCACACTGGTGTTCTCCGTTGCGACGACGGTACTGATGTTCCAGTTGGTCAGCTAACTCTTGCTGGAGGACACGCTCCTCTAAATGCAGATGCAGCTTCGGCCGCTAAGCACTACGATGACACCGCTTCCGCTGTTGCAGATATTCACTGTGGTGAAGACGAGTACGGTATATGGTGTGCAGGTTCAATCCGCCCTGGGCTAGATGAAATGCAGATTCGCGCACTTCGTGCTTCTGCTCCTTCTGGAGACTGGCGACCTATTAACGGCTCACTCGAGCTTGTTGCTATCTGCCAGGTTAACGTTCCTGGATTCCCGACTGCTCGTGCAATGATTGCATCTGGCAAGGTTTTGGCTCTGGTTGCTGCTGGAGCAAGCTACATGGCCGCTATGAAGTGTTCTGGGGCTGCATGCTCTCTCAACACCAAGGCAGAACTGCTAGGACAGCTTGCCGCAAGTGCACCAGACCTAAAGGGCCGTGTCAGGGAAGCAAAGAAGGCGCTACGTGCTGCCAACTTGCAGGCTATAACTGCAAGTGCAGCAGAGTTCCGCGAGAAGGCTCTAGTTGCAGCTGCTGTAGCTGAGCTTGCCAAGATTTCTGAAGATGAGCGCATGGAGCTTGCCAAAGAAGGTAAGGCAATGCCAGATGGGGCTTACCCAATTCGTAATGTGGAAGACCTTAAGAATGCTATTCAGGCTTATGGTCGCGCAAAGGCTTCAGAGCGACGTGCAGTTCGCAAGCACATTATGAATCAGGCTCGTAAGCTCAAGCAATGGGCTTTAGTGCCAGAGCACTGGAAGAATGCTGATTCTATGGAAGCAGCTCAGCGGGTTGCATCCATGCGTGCAGCAATTACTGCCGCCGCTAACAAAGACTGCGGCTGCGAGTTGGATGGAAAGTCGGTGGTGGCTGCTGGCCCAAAAGACGAGGAGATTTCTGATTCAGACCTAAAAAAATTGCGTGACGCTAAAGAAGAAGCTGACAAGCAAACTGAAGAAGAAATCGCTGAAGCCGAAAAAGTTAAAGCTGGAAAGACTAGCGTAGAAGACAAGTATGACGACGAAGGTCGTCAGAAATACGTTTCTGGCGTAAACCAGCCTCGTGACGCTAAAGGTAAGTATCGCACCGTGTTGGCTCGCCTAAAGCAGAACCTCGGGGTAGCTGGTTTAGCAAAAGCCCTTAAAAAGGCTGAAGATGCAGAAAATCTTGACTTTGCTGGTGACTACAGCGCTTCAGCTGCGGCTAGCTCAGAGCTGTTAGGCATGATTGACAGACTCGACAGTGGAGCACTAAATGCAGAAGCACTGGAAAATGTTAAGGGAACTGCAGCTGAATTAGGTAAGGTAATTTCAAATCTGCCTCTACCATTCGGTGAAGAAGCCCAAAAAGTTAGATTTAGCGATTTGCCAGCGGGATTGAAGGACCTCATTGAGGGAATGATTGACCGCGTTGAAAGCAAAATCGGTAAAAAGGACGCAGATATTGCTACGCAAAACCTGAAGTCCTACATGTCAGGAGCAGATGTTTACTCTCAGGGAGAGGTTCAATCTGAGATGAGCAAGCTACTCCGACTACTTACCTAAAAAATAAGGTAAAATTATCGTAGGTTTAAGCGCCTCGCGCTCTGTGCGCCGAGTCCCTTAGCCTTGACTGTAAATAGGATGTAAGTCACATCCACAACTAACTGGCCTAGGAGGTACAGTGTACGACCAAATCAAGACTCAGCTTGACACTATCACTGAGCTAAGCGATGAACAACTCGCAGAGCTTCAGGCAGATATTGTCAGCCAGTTTGAAATGGTTGAGGGTGAAGACCCGACTCCTGAGACAGTTGATGCTATGACGTCACTAGCTGACTCTCTTGACATCGTTCGCGGCGAGCTATCTAACCGCGAGGCTATGGCCGCTGAGCTTGCTCAGCGTGCCGCTGAGGCTACCGCCCGTGTCAAGGGACAGGTTGCTGACGAGGGAGAAGAAATGGCTATGACCGAAGACGAGCCTATGGAGGAAGCTCCTGCAGAAGAGGCACCAGCCGAGGAGGAAACTCCAGAAGCTGAGACCCCTGAAGAGGAAGCTCCAGAAAGCACCGAGGATGAGGCCAAGGAAGAAGACAACAAGGAGGAAGAAATGTCTGTAGATGAGACCATCGCAGCATCCGCTTCTGAGCAAGAGTCTGCGCCTGAGGCAATCACCGAGGCCGCTACTGTCGAGACCGCTGAGGTCTCTGCTCCAGAAGCAGAGCTTTCTACCGAAGAGGTAGAAGCTCCAGCTGAAGAGGCTGTAGCTGAGGCTCCAGTCGAGGCAGAGGCATCAGTCGAAGAGACTGTTGTCGAGGCCGCAGAGGCAACCGAGGCATCCGTAGAGGGTACCGAGGAGACCGTAGCTGAGACCCCTGAGGTCGCAGAAGCATCAACCGCTCAGGAAGACGGTTCTGAACTATCAACCGAGACAGAGGAAGCAACCGAGCTTTCAACCGAGGAAACTGCCGAGGCAGTTGCTGAAGTTGAGACTGCTGCCGAGCTCTCTTCTGAAGAAACTATCGAAACATCAACCGCTCTTGTAGAAGAGCAGAAGGAGCAGGCAGTGACCGCTGCAGCTGAACAGCCTTTCGAGGCCCCAGCCGACCGTCAGCCTGTAGTTCAGGTAACCGAGGCTCCAGTAGCAATCACTGCTGGCGCTGACATCCCTGGCTACAGCGCGGGAAGCGAAATTAAGGACATGAATGAGGTTGCTACTCTTATGGAGAAGCGCCTTCACTCGCTACGCCGTGTAAACGGTGGCGACGGAGAGCAGCACATTGTTGCATCGTTCTCCACCCAGTACCCAGAGGCCAGATTCCTGGGCTCTGACGCCGAAGCAAACGCTGCAAAGATTGAGGGCGTTGTTGGTCGTGAGGCACTTGTTGCTTCTGGTGGCCACGCTGCTCCAGTCGAGACCAAGTACGACATTTTCGGCCTTGGTTCAACCACCGTTCGCCCAGTTCGCGATGCACTGCCTCGCTTCCAGGCTGACCGTGGCGGTATCCGCTTCGTAACCCCACCAAGCTTTGCTTCTGGTGACTACGCAGACGCAGTTGGCATCTGGACCGCTGCAAACGACTCCGCTGAGACCCCTTCTCCTTCGAGCAAGACCTCGCTGACCGTTTCAGCTGCTGCAGAGAACACTGCTGTAACTGACGCTGTAACCCTACAGCTACAGTTCGGTAACCTAATGACTCGCGCTTACCCAGAGTTGATTGCTCGCCACAACGAGCTAGCTCTAGTACAGCACGCACGCGAGGCTGAGGTTAACTTGCTAACCAAGATTGGTGAGGCATCCACTGCTGTTACCTCTGGAACCCTAATTGGTTTCGGTCGTGACTTCCTTGTGACCCTTCGCAAGGCAGCTGTTGCTTACCGCTCACGTCACCGTATTGCTCCGACCACTCAGCTAAAGGCTATCATTCCTGACTGGGTATTCGACGCAATGGCAGCTGACCTAGCTATCGCAATGCCTGGCGACAACACCATCGCTGTTGGTCGCTCCGAGATTGAGGGCTACCTCGCTCAGAGCAACGTAACTCTAGTTGCAACCCCTGACCAGAACTATTTTGGTGCACAGGGTGCTGCAGCTCTTCTAGAGTTCCCAGACAGCTTCGTATGGTACATGTTCGCAGAGGGCACCTTCCTATTCTTGGATGGCGGCACTCTAGACCTAGGTATCATCCGCGACAGCTCCCTAGTTGGAACCAACGACTACAAGATGTTCGTTGAGACCTTCGAGGGTCTAGCCAAGGTTGGTATCGAGTCTCTAAAGGTAACCCAGACCGTTAACATCAACGGTGTGGCTGCTGCTCTACGCGACACCACTGGTGGCGCAACTGCAGCTGCTATCGAGCTCTAAACATAACTGAAAATAAATAGGGTTGCTCCCTGGCCTTCGGGCCAGGGGGCTCCCGCCCCCTAAAAGATTTTAAATTAAGGATTTTAAATGGCTTTCTCAAAGACAGGCGTCGTATCAGCTCCCGCTATTGTGCCGTCAGCATTTGGCCTGCTCTCAGTAGCCAAGCCAGAGAACGCGCCAAACGAAGACCAGTGGATTCGTGGATTTTCTCAAGAATGGGAAACCACCCTACAGTCCCTAACTAACTGGGATGACACTGACAGCACTTCTGAAGAACTTGTTTCTTCCCTAATTACTTACTACACCGACATTAAGCCTTTCTTCATTGAACTCGCCGAAACTCGCTCTGGCCTAAGCTTCAATGCAATTGACAGAATTGCCCGACTTACTCGTCAGTTAGATGGCGCTACCCAGAAGGCCATGGAAGCAGAGCTCTGGGATGGAGCTATTCGTAAGGGAGCGTCCCACAACAACAAGGCACTTTCTGACGCAGACGCAACACTAGTAAATAGCGGCACTGCACTTTCTGCACAGAAGGCTCTCGCTCAGCTTGAGTTCGCTATCTCTGAAATGTCTCACGCTGGAGAAAACGGAGTCATACACATGACCCGCGACGTTGCAGCTCTACTTTCTACTACTGGTCAGGTATTCCTTCACGAAGAAGGTAAGCCTCATCTTCAGACTTTGTCTGGTACTCCAGTTGTAATCGGTTCTGGATATTCTGGAAACGGACCGACTGGTGTATCTGGTGCAACCGCATCAGCTACCAACAAATGGATGTACGGCAGTGGTGTTGTTAAGACCTATCTTGGCAACATTGATGTCGTAAACGACAATCTAGCGCAAGCATACGATGTGTCGGGAAACGCAAATGACATGAGTATCAAAGCAATCCGCCCTGCTGCGGTTTACTTTGACACATCCATCCACCTAGCCGCAAGAGTTGACCTCTCGGCTTAAACAAGAAACTAAGGAGAATAGCTAGATGGCTACTCAAGAATATGCAGCCAGCATTCAGGGTGTGTCAATCCGTGTCACCCGCCTAGATGCTGCTGGTAACCTTATGGGCGGAGCTGGTGACTCATACACCACCTCTGCTTTTATGCGTGTTTCATTCACCCCTGAATATGAAGAGGGCGATGAAATCACGGAGAAGGGTGCCAACGGTGTTGTATGTGTAACATACAAGGCCCCAGACACTCTAAAGCGTATCACCATGGAGCTCGCAATCTGTGAGCCAGACCCAGAGCTAACCGCTCTGATTTCTGGTGGTCTGCTTCTTCGCAAGAACCTAAACACTGCAGACAACCCAGACCACAAGTCTGTTGGTTGGGCTGCTCCTGGTGTTGGTGACGACCCAGCTGGTAACGGTGTTGCTCTAGAGGTATGGTCTCACGCGGTTAAGGACGGAAAGCGTGCAGCTGTTCTTCCTTACTTCCACTGGATTTTCCCATTCGTAAAGATGCGTCAATCTGGTGACCGTGTAATCGAGAATGGCTTAATGGCTAACACCTTCGAGGGCTACGGTCTGGGAAACATTAACTTCCAGTCTGGTATCGACGGCCGCTGGGAGTTCCCAGTTGCTGCAGAGCGTCCATACGCATATGCACGCAGCGACTGGGCTCCAACTGGTCTAAATGGCTTCTACACCTGGACTGACGAGACTGGCCCAGTCTACTTCACCTCGGCTCTAGCAATTAATGCAAGCACTCCTGCTCTAGCTAACGTATCAGCCACTCTCTCTGGCACAACCGCTACTCTTATCTTCAATGGTGACCCAAACATCGAAATTGGTGACAGCATTAAGGTAGAGAACGTTGGAGCTCCATTCAATGGAACCTTCACTGTTGCTGGTGCTACTGGAAACAACGTAACCTACTCAACCAGCTCGATTACAGCTGACATTGATAGCTACGCAGTTAGCCGCGGTGCCAAGGTTACTGTAGTTAACAGTGCTACCGAGGGCCCTGACTACACTGCAGTCACTGACCTTGGTGCTGGTGGTGCTACTTACAACGTCCCTGGTAACATCGGCTACAACGCTGACAACACCATTGACAACATCATTGCATCAAACGAAAACCCTAGCTAATAACTAGAAATAACGGGTGGTGGCTTGAGCAAATTAGCTTGGGCTACCACCCGTTAAACTTATAAAGAGGTAAAACATGGCAAGTAACCTATGGATTCTCCCAGAAGAAATGGGAGACTATTCATACACTGAGTACACCCTAGAGGCAGCTCAGGTTGCGTCAAACCTACTCTGGGCCATGTCTGGACGTAAGTACACAGGAGAGACAATTGTCACCGAGCGTTACACATGCACCCTTCGCAACAATAGAATGGGCCCTTCCACTCGCACTAACAGCCCTGTACTATTTGGTGGTGATGTCTATAACATTCCGTCAGGAGATTACGACGAGTATTCTGAACTTACTTCCGACGGGCTTTCGCCAGAATCGCGCATCAGACTCCGTGGACGACCAGTAACTAGAATTATAACCATTAGAAACAGAAATGGCCTAATCCTAGACCCTTCTAGCTACTATCTAGTAGACCACTCCACCATTCAAATTAAAGCTGGTACCCCTTGGACCCCTTGTAACGTAGAAATTACTTACGCTTACGGTATTCCAGTCCCGACCGCTGGAAAGATGGCAGCTCGTAAACTTGCCATTGAGTTTGCACGACTATGGCAGGGTGATGAAAACTGCGAGCTCCCTCAGCGTGTGACCTCTGTTTCACGTCAGGGCGTTTCTTACACCATCCTTGACAACCAAGAATTTATTGACGAGCTTCGTACTGGTCTTTACGAGATTGACCTCTTTCTTAAGACAGTCAACCCAGACAATGCCCGCCGAAAGTCAAAGGTTTTCTCTGTAGACACTCCTCGTGCTCGTAAGTATGTAGCAAAGCCACCAAAGCTAGTTGCCGATGCAGATTTTGATTTAGTTCTAAACGCTACTAGCAACTCTGATTCTATTAGCTGGACTTCCACAGATTCTGGAACAGATTTAAGTAACTTCTTCCCCCAAAACGCTACCTACAGCCCTAAATTAGTTATTAGAAATTATGGAGAGACTTCTTCAACAATCGTAGATTCTTCATACATCACTCTAGATTATGACGCTGAAACTTTAGATTTCACTATTCCCTATACTACTGCTCAGTCTGTGTTGGGGATGGTGGACCCAGGAACCTGGACACTTTACGCTTCTTCAACCGAAGATGACGTAGAGAGCCTGGTCGAACTTGCATCTGGAAACCTCCAGGTCAAGCTTTACACCTAAGAAAGAAGGAAATATGTCTGTTCAGACTAACTTCCGTGCCCAGGACATGCTGGGTGCCGAGAAGCCTGCCCCTAAGAAGGCTGCCCCTGCTCCTCGCGCTGTTTCTGCTCCTGCTCCAACCCCAGTGGTAGAGCCAGTAGTCGTAGAGCCAGTAGTCGTAGAGCCAGCAGTACTAGAGGAGACCGAAGAGGCTCCTGCTGTTGAGGAGACCTCCGTAGAGGAGTAATCCATGCCAAGCCAAGAACTAGACCTAACTGGTGTCTCTGAGGATGCGGTACACCTCAGAGATATGATGGAAGGTGTACTGGAGAGAGTACAAGATATCTTTCAGTCATACAACGTAGAGCTGCCAGCTCGTCGCTATTGGACGATGGCAACTCCCGCTGTTGACTGCGAACAGCTAGTAGTCTATTTCCAGCAAATGTATTTAGGTGCTCCAGGAGCGGAGGTTGGCGAACCGCAGCGTTGCCACGTTCCTAGGAGTGCAACCATAGCAATATCAATCTCTAGACAAACTGCTATCGTTAGCCAAAATGGAAGGCCCCCTTCTCAGGAGAAAATCACTGAGGCCGCCGAGGTTATGGCTATTGACGCTTGGGTTTTGATGGAGTCTATAAACCTTCTAGACCAGTGGGATAACACTGGGTATGGGGTTGGAGTGGTGGCTACTTTAGATGTGACTGCTCCAGAAGGCGGATTTCAGACGACAACGATGTTAGTAACGATGGCGGTACCATAAAATGCCTAAAGGATTACCAGACAGCTTTTTAGCCACAGCGGCCCTTAGAGGAGCCAGACGATTAAATCGCGGTGGCGGTGGCGGTGGTGGACCTACTTATTACCACATAACTAAGGTAGTCCTATATAAGCCAATCATAAATTTCGAACTTCGAAACATGTATGGCATGGTAGGAAGATATATCCGAAAAGTTGGCCAAAGAATAGCTTGGAAAGCAAGAGGCCAGGTCGGAGTAAAGACTGGACGACTGAAAGCCAGCATTAGGATGAAAGTCATCCGTAATTTGGGTGAAGTTGCTGTAAAAATCGGTGGATACACTGACTATGCACTTCTCCACCACGAAGGCTCTAAGCCTCACATGATTGTTCCTAAAAAACCTGGTAATCAGTTGGTATTCATGAAGGGCACCAAGCTAATTCGTACTCCTGTAGTGATGCACCCAGGTACCAGGCCTAATAAATATTTAACTAGACACCTTCGACCATCAATCCTTAGAGGCATCAAGCCGTAGTCTCCTTAATAACAACAAAAATACTACGATAAAATTAACTAGTGGCACCAGCCACAATAAATGATGCATATACAGATTGAGGTAATACATAATGGCAAAGTTTAAGGACTTTGGAGCCCCTACCGTAGAAGGTGGAGAGCCAATTTCATTCAAGCTTTTTGATGAAGAGTTCCACTGTGTTCCAGCTCTTCCAGGAAAAGTAATTCTTGGGATTGTTGCAAAGTCTAGCTCCAACAACCCTAGTGACCAGGCAGCCATCATTGATGACTTTTTTTCTAAGGCACTAGTTAATGAGAGCCTAGAAAGATTTAATGCTCTGATTGAAGATAAAGATAAAGCTATCTCGGCAGAGACATTGGGAGAGATTACTGGATGGTTAGTAGAGCAGTACGCTGACCGCCCAAATCCGCAGCCAGAGGTCTAGCACTTTGGGCCGTGGACCTCTGGCCATACGTAAACGGTAAGGCCATAACCCTAGGGTTGAACTTAGGAGAAATGGAAATGAGTCAAATGCTTGACGTAATCCACTATCTCTTCGAAGAAGACTCTAGGTATACAACCGCTGAAGAGGCAGAGGCTTTGAGCGAAATGCGTACTGCACTGTATGGAGTTCTTTACGGAACAACATACAACTACAGAGTAAAAGTAGATAAGTCTGGAAATTCGTCTGGAATGCCAGGAAATGCTACAAAGCCGTACATACCACCTACGGATTTTGATGCAGATTCTCCGCTACCATTCGGCTCTCTCCTAGACTCTCCACTAGGTTAAGGCACATAGATGATTATAGGTCAAGCAGAAGTTATCGTAAGTCCGATAACTCGCGGATTCGAGCGCAAGCTTCGCAACGACCTTAAATCTATGGGCGGAGTCGTAGGCGCTCAAGCAGGTAAATCTTTAGGACAGAAACTTGCTTCTGGGTTCCAGGCTTCTACTGGAAATATTTTTGACAAGCTCTCTGGTGCCCTAGAAAATGTACAGGGAGAAGCTGAAGCTGCTAGAGAAAAATTTCAAGGTTTAACCAGAGCTGGTTATGTACTTCAGGCTGTAGTTGGACCACTTGTTGGCGGCCTATCTTCTTTAGTAGTTTCTATTGGAACGTTAGTTGGTGTAGTAGGCAAAGCTGCACCTGCAGTAGCTGCTCTTGGAACAGCCTTTTTAACCCTAAAGGTTGCTATGGCTGTTGCCAAGGCTGGATTTGGTAACATATTTGCTGCTGTAAAACAAGCTACAGACCCGACTAAAGCTTTAGGTAAATCTATTGCTGAAATCAGGGAAGAGTTTCAGCAACTTCAGTTTGATGCGGAGCAGGCAACTCTATCAGAATCTAGGGCTGCCTTAAATCTTGAGGATGCTTTAAATAACCTACGTAGGGTTCAGGACCTTCCCCCTAACTCTCGTGCACGTCGTGAAGCTCAGTTGGCTTACGAAGAAGCAGAGCTTGCCTTCCGTAGAGCTAAAGACCGTGCTGCTGATTTAAATGAAGAAGTTGCTAAAGGCCCTGAAGCACTGAAAGACAAGTCTGGCTCTGACCCCTTTGCTGGACTAAATGCTTATCAAAGAGATTTTGCTCAGTACTTAGCCACTGAGATTATGCCTCTAATTAAAGAATTAGAGCTTGAGCTATCTAAAGCACTTTTGCCTCCTCTCAAGGGAGCGGTTGAGATTCTTAGAATGGAGCTCTATCCGCTTCTAAAAAGAAGACTTCCCGAAGTAGCAGAAAAAGTAGGTCTAGCCTTCCAGGACATCGTTATTGATGTTACTGCTCAGGAAAACCTAGAGAAGATGGATTCTATACTTCTCGAAATGCAACCAAACATTGAGCTAATGGGCGACTTGTTTGGCAACATCTTAGACGTAATCCTATCTATAGTAGATGCAACAGGCCCACTAGTTACAGACTTTTTAACGTGGGCGGTAGACCTAACCAGCCAGTGGTCGGAAAATCTAACCACACTGAATAAAGACGGAAGACTGGACCAGTTCTTTGCCGATGCGGGGAAGTATGCTGAGGATTTAGGCGAAATTATTGGCAACGTCTTTGACGGAATCGGCAACTTGATTGGGCTAACTACTGGCCCTGGCAGTGCTGGCGAAGACATGATTCAGTGGATGAAAGACGGCACTGAGACCTTTGCCAATATGTTTGCTGAGGACCCTGCGGGTGGTAAGCAGTTCTTCAAAGATGCTTTTGCAAATGCTCAGTCAGTAATGAGCTCTATTGGTGCCCTAATTGGGGAAATATTAGGACTTGCAGACAACCCTAATATTAAGACTACATTTGACACTCTAAAAGAGGGGGCCCCTGCCCTAGGAGAAGCCCTAGGCAAGATGGTAGATGCTGGCCCATCATTTGCAAATTTAGTAGTTACCATTACTGAAATAGTAAACAAGCTTACGGATTCAGAACAAATATCAGCCTTCTTCGACACCTTAAATATCGGAGCTGAGAAATTCAGTGCATTCTTGGACACTGACATAGCAAAAACATTGCTCGCCAATTTAGGTCCTATATTTGCAACATTCAGTGCAATAGGTGTAATTTTTGACGTAATTAAGTTTGCATTCTTAACTATCGTTGGATATTTTGCTGCGTTCTTTACATTTAAAAAAGGCATAATGCCACTGTTCGACGGGATGGCTAAGGGCCTAGGCAAGATTAAATTCTTAGGTCCTATATTTACTAAGCTCGGTGGCGGTGGACTTTTTGCTATTTTTGTTCTTCTGGTTCAGAAAGCCGTAGAGTTCTACAACACTATTGACGGCTTTAAGACCATGGTGGATAACGTATTCAAAACCATTGGTGATTCTTTTGGCGAGCTTTTTGCTGAAATAGAAAGAACTTTTGCTCTGATTTTCGGAGGCGAAGACGGTGGAGGGTTGTTCTCTGTCCTTGACCCGATAATTCAAGTTATTCTAGAAGTATTAATACCAGCATTAGGATTCCTACTGTCTACGTTTATAGATGTAGTTACTATGATTCTCAGCTGGGTCAACAACCTCATAGAGGGAGTAATCCCAGGATTCCAGACAATTGTCGATGGAATTATGCTGCTATTCAGCGGCGATTTGATGGGCGGCCTGGGTAAAATTGGCGAGGGGATTGGAAAACTCATAGGCGGGATATTCCAGTTTGTAGTCAACAGCATTATTGATTTAATTAACTTTGGTATTAAAGCAGTAAACAACCTAATAAGTATTGCTACAGACTCCGAGTTCGGTAAGTGGCTAGGGGATGTCCTAGGCGTTAACATGAAGTCTTTCCAAATAGGACTAATACCTCGTGTAGATTTCTTCTCTGGCGGACCGCTCCCTAGCCAAGTTGCCGCCGCTGGTGGCGCAGACAGGGCCCTAATAAATAGATTCAACAACTCTAACGCTTATACTCAGTTCAACAACCAGAGGAACGCTGCAATAAATGCTCCTACACAGAGCCCTGGTGCTAGCGAGGCTAACCGAGGAGATATCAATATTACTGTAAACCCTGCACCTGGCATGGATGTTAACGAGCTAGCCAATGCAGTTGGTAACCGAGTTGCACTTGGAATTAGGAAGGGCACCCTATAATGTCAGAATACTATGACTACGCTCCCGCTGGAGATGCCAAACTTCAGTCTGAAGAAAATAAGTTAGTCAACACAGCTCTCACTAAATACCCAGAGCCATATCTGTCGGGACTCAAGTTAAATGCTGACATAGAGTTCAATGGTTTAACCCTGAATACAATAGACGAGAATAACGTACTCTGGGTAGTCTCTGACATCGAAGGTTGGTGGACTCTACCTGAGTCAGAGCTCCCTGACCTACCTCGCGGTTGGGGGGACGGTTCTTACGAGGCAGTCGGTAGATGGTCAAATAGAGTAATAAATCTAAACGGGTCATTCTTACCTCAGAGGCCAGAGGATGCTCCCGCCGCTCGAAATGCACTGATTCAGGCTGCAAACTTAATTAAGACTGGCGGATGGCTTAAAGTAAACGAAGATGACTACGTGCGAGCTGCGTATGTTCGTTTGAGTGGTGCCCCCATCATCACTAGCGTGAATGCTAGGGGTAGACACGATTTTACCATTGCACTTAAGGCCAATGACCCATACAAGTACGAATATGTAGATGGCCAAGGAGATGGCTATAACTATGTCGAGATATCTAATGGTGCTACTGCAAATGTAATAAATAATGGAAATATTGCTACTCCAGTAGTTTTCTCTATCACTGGTGGCTTAAGTTCTAATTCTGAAGATTCAGCGTTTATTTTAAATAATACGACTGGTGAAGAAATAAAAATTATAGGTGCAGCTACAACATCTCAGGCACTAGAGATTGACACCAAAAATAGAGAAGTTCTCTTAGTAACCAACCCAGGGCAAGAGGATGAGGTAGTCGAAAACGGTAGAGCGAAAGTCTCTGTTCTATTGGATTGGATGTATCTACAACCAGGAACAAACAATATAGAATTTTACGACTCTGCGGCACCTTCAGCTAGTTCTGTCTGCACCGTTTATTGGCGGTCTGCCTGGATTGGCTAAGTGCTAAAATAATATTAAAGACAATTAAGGACAAAAGATGCCAGTAGCAACATCTGCAACTAACGGTGCAGTAGAGTACCGCTACTTTGTCTGCGACTTGATGACTAACGAGCTTCTAGCTGAAATCCCCTTCAGGGGAGTCTCGTACACTCGCTCGCTAACTGAGGCTGGAACATTCACTGGTGACATTGCTGTTACTGATGACACCTACAACTTGAGCCTATATGAAAATACTCTTCCAGCCAAAACTGCCCTATATGTGCTTCGAGACGGCGTTTGCGTTTGGGGAGGAATAATTTGGAGCCGAACCTACAGCTTAATAGATAAAGTTTTGTCGGTAACAGCGGCAGAATTCACTAGCTATTTGGCACACAGAGTGTTGTGGAAAACCTGGAATACTTCATATGAAGCTACTGCTGAAATTTCAGGCAACACTATGACCGCCACTCTCACTGGCGGGCTTTATGATTTTTATGTTGGGGAGCCAGTATACATATACTGGAATGAGGGGTACTCGATATACAACGGCTATTTTGAAATCTTGACTGTAGACACTACAGAAGATAATCGTTCCATAATAACCGTGCCAGCCGAGTATATTGATGCAAAAACTGGCAACAAAAAAGATATACCTACCCTCTCAGTGGGTGAAGATAATCCGATAACAATAGAAACAAGACAGGATACGTATAATTACGTTAAATCCTTGCTTACAGAGCTAGAGGCTGATTTATTTAATTTTGACTTTGCAAATGACGAAATCAGGCCAGGCATAGATTTATTTAATGAAGTAGCTACTATTTCTAGGTCATCTAATGTTGCAACGATTACTACATCTAAAAAGCATGAACTAGTTCCAGGACAAAAAGTTAAAGTCTCTGATGTTCAAGCCGACGGAGACTTTGACAATGAAGAAGCAGTAGTTTTAGATGTATTGAGCGACTACATTTTTACCTATAGCAATGAGGGAAGCAACGTTAGTACAACTTCTGAGGGGCCCTTAGAAGTTACTATAAGTAGCTTCGCTAGGTCAGCCAACGTCGCAACTTTTGAGACGGTTGGCCCGCACGGTCTATCTGAGGGCAACATAGTTTACATGGAAAATGTCAGTCAAACTTTCGATGGGTATGGGATAGTTTATGGTACTCCTTCATCCACTACATCTTTTCAGGTAGTTCAAATCGGGTCAAACATTGCAAAAAGCTACACTGAAACTGACAATGTAGATTTTCGACCTCAATTTAAGAGGATTGCCTCTGTCAGGTATGGGACATTTGGAGAGTTCTCAACTCTAGGTGACATTGGTTTTGATTTATCGCAGAGTCCAGATTATAGCTACTACTTACAAGCTAATCCAATCGTACGAGGGTTCGAGCTAAAAACAGTTGCAGAGATTTTAGATGAATACTCTACAAAGCCAGACGGCTTCGAGTACAGAGTAGACTGCGTATACGATGAAACTACTAATACATTTAAGAAGTATTTTAAAGTATTACCACTAATCCCCACTAGCCTAGTCGAATATATCGAGTCTCAGCCAGACGGTTGGACGGGGGAAATTCCTGCAGATGCGTACGGCGCTGAGCAGCTAGTATTTGAGTTCCCTGGAAACGTACTAGAAGCACAGTTTGAAGAAAATGCAGATGAAGCAGCCACTAGATTTTTTGTTCAGGGTAAAGATTCTAGACTCAGCTCGGAGGCCAGTCAGCCGTATTCAGCAGCAGCTAACCACAAGCTGCTTCGACAGGGTTGGCCAATTTTAGATGCAGTAGATGACTTAGACTCTGATAACGAAACTATTTTATATAAGCAAGCTGCTAGACTACTAGAAGAAGCTGTTCCTCCAATTAGTACTTTCACTATTTCAGTAAACGGCTCGGCTAGACCATTCGTCGGAACTTACAGTCCTGGAGACTGGTGTTCAGTTAAGCTTAACGACCAGTTCGTGGCTCTTAGGGCTCAGAGCTATTTGGAGCAAGACTATGGCACAGACAATGGCGTTCTAGTTAGAAAAATAATATCTTTTAGTGTTACGGTTCCAGACACTCCAAGTTACCCTGAAGGGGTAGAGCTAGAACTAGTGACGGAGCCGTCCATCCCAATAAGCGGAGTAACTATTATTGACGGAAAGGCCTTCCTTGGGAATTAGAAAGCGTAGAAGAAGACTAACGTCTTTAATGAGTCGATTAGAGCAAAGAGTTAGGTCTGTTGAACTTAGGTCTACAAACTTGCTCACTAGTAGCGAGATTGCAGCTGCAGTAGAAATAGGTGTCCCATCTGATGGACCAGAAACTGTTGTCAGTGCTTCTGCTCCCTATCAATTTAAGAAAATTCAAGATGCATACGTTTACCCTAAAGCTTTAACTGGGCTCTCGTCTGACAGAGTAGAAATCTATTTAGAAGTAGATACTGGAGCCGCAGTCGGAGACAGGATAGAGATATCTGGTATCCACTGGGCAACTAGTAGCCCAATCGATGTAACTAGTGATAACTTTACTGTTCTAGCAACTGACACCCCGCCGTGGGATGGCAGAAAATCCTACATGCATGACCCTACTGAAGACCAGCTGAGTGGGGTAACAATAAGCAATACTTACTACTTTCAGCCCGAGACGGCTGCACCCCAGACTTGGTCAACCAGACGAAGACTTCAAACCAGACGATTAGTTGATTCTTTTTCTGTAACAGACACCACTGTTACTTTGACTATGAATGCCACTCACCATTTTGAGGTGGGAGACGTTATATATGTAGACATATATTCTGAAGATTCTAGAGCTTATGGTGTAGATGGCCTATTTAGGGTCACTGCCGTAGACTCTACTGTAATAGAATACGAATTAGATGCAGGAGTAGATACTCCTACTGGAGACATAACTCCTGTCACTCCAGTCTACGTTTTTCCCGTAGCCAGAGAATGGGCTCAGGACGGTTCAATTTGGGTAGACAGTTCAAGCAATAAAACCTATTACTGGGATGGTCTTCGCTGGACTGAGTACACCCCAAGTACGCAGGTTGAAGCAGACGGTGACCCACCAGCACCTCCAACATCTTTAAGTGTTTCCAGTACCGCAACTCTAGTTGGAGCAACTTATACCCCTAGAGCAGAAGTAACTTTGTCGTGGACTGCCCCCACTCAAACAGCTGCTGGGGAAGAGTTGACAGACCTGGCTGGATACAAGATTAGGTGGAGGAGAGGTTCATCTGAAGATTGGCGTTCTGTATCAGTATTTGATTCCACAATCTCTTCATACACTTTTGCTGAAGATGTTTCTTTCCAACAAAATACTGCTTACAGTTTTCAGCTATATGCTTTTGATTCTGGACTCCAAGACTCCACTGCTGCCACAGCCTCTCATACGACAGCAAAGTCGGCGGGGGACCACTCCATCTACAAGCCTACTCTTCCTGTAGTCACTAGTAGGCTAGGTACTATAACTGTCACATGGGACGGTAAATTAGATACTGGTAGCGGAGAAATAACTGCTCCAAGCAGCATTGTCTCACTAAACATATATATGTCTACCTCGTCTGGCTTCACGCCGTCCGAAACTAACTTATATAAAAAAGTTCGAGTATTTGGCTCCGATGGTGGATTTGATGTAATTACTGACCTCACTTATAACACCACCTACTATTTCATAATCAGCGTTTCCGATACGGCTGGTGTAGAGAGCCCTTACTCGTCACCCCAGGTAGCGGCTCAGATTTCACCACTAGTAGACACTGACATTATCTATTCAACTCTGAATAACTGGCCCTTTGCTGACGGTCTAGTCTCCGCTAGTGCTTTGGCTGATGGTTCAGTGTCTGCAGCTAAGCTTCTAGACGGCGCAGTGGAGGCCAACAAACTCAAGGCAAATGCAGTAACTTCTTTAGCTATAGCAGCAAATGCGGTAACTGCAGCGTCAATTGCCGCTAACGCAGTAACTGGTCCTGCTATTGCTTCCTCTGCAATTACTGCAGGTAAGATTGCCGCTGGCGCTGTGACTGCTACAACCATCGCTTCAGGTGCAATAACATCAGACAAGATAACTGCAGGGGCCATTGGGGCTACTCAGATAGCAGCCGATGCAATTACTGCAGATAAAATATCTGCTGGGGCTATTGGTGCGGACGAGATAGCTGCGGGCGCGATTATTGCTGGAAAGATTGGTGCTGATGCTGTCACTGCAGCAACAATTGCTGCTGGTGCAATTACAGCTGGAAAAATTTCAACAAATGCTATTACTGCAGACAAAATTGAAGCAGGAGCCATTACCGCAGTAAAAATTTCTTCTAGCGCAATTACAGCAGATAAAATTGAAGCAGGAGCCATTACCGCAGCAAAAATTGCCGCTGAAGCAATCACGGCTGAAAAACTTCAAGCTGATTTAGTTTTGACAAGCTTAATAAAAACTGGACCTGCAGGGACCGCAAGAATAGAAATTAGAGGGTCTAACATAGCCAATCCTGGCATTGTTTCTTTCAAGGGCGATGGAAGTACTGCATTCAGATTGTACTCTAACGGAATATCCTATCTTGACGACATAATTGTAGATACGGCTTCAGTGTCTGGAACTATAACTGGTGGAACAATTAGAACGGCAGCTAGCGGCCAAAGAGTTCAGATGCAGGGGTCCACTAATAGCCTTAGATTCTATAACTCTAGCGGAGCCATAGCTGGCGAAATTGAAGGACAAACTCTAGGAGCAAGATTCGATAGCTCTCTTGGTGCATTCATTCAGGTTGGTGGTGGCGTTACCATGGGCTCTGGTTCCACTACAGCGACATCCGTAAACTCTAGCGGACTAGTTTTGCTAGTTGCCCCTACCACAACATTTGCAGCAAATCTAAGAAGGCCAGATGCTGGTAACGTAATTCAGGTAGTTTCTTCTGACCTAAGAATTAAGGAAAATGTTTTTAGTATTACAGACGGAATATCTGTAGTAAATCAATTAAATCCTGTGACATTCAACAGCAAAGTAGATGGAACTGACAAGGTTGTCTCTGGGTTCTTGGCTCAGGATGTTGCTAATATCCTACCTGTTGAAACATATACTGCTGTTACAGAAGTAGAGGGGACTATTCCAGACTTTGACGGGGTAAATCCCGAGGATTTTGAGGAAAGCCCGCTGTTATCTCTTAACCATATAGAGCTTCTACCATATTTAACTAAAGCTATTCAAGAGCTAATACAGAAAAACTCTGACCTAGAAAACAGGATAGCTACCCTAGAAAGTTCGGGTGAGTAGTGTTTTCAGTAAAAGACGGAGATAGGACACTCCAATTCAACGGTACTCTACTCGCCAAGTCCACATCGGAACGCAGAGGGGCTCACCGCTGGATTGAGTTCGAGCTATATAAAACAGAAAGCGGCTCTTACATTATGTCTAGAGTTGGCGTCTCACTCATGTTCCACGGAGCTGCCTGCTCTTTAGTGTCTAAATATAAACTTACCGAATCCCTTGCCTACGACCTTCCTCGTAGAGCGGTGCCCTGCGAGGAGTGTCAGCCAGATGACAGCTTAGACTTGGTTTTCCCAGAAAAGTACAGATACTGGGCATTAGTGAGTAACCAAGCTCAGGCGGTACTAGATGCTCTATATAAGTATGACGACAATGGTTCTTACTATTTGACGAGTGTTGCTCAGCGTTTATTGCAACAAGCTGCTAAGGTGGACAAAGACATTGCAGATGTGTACAATGTCGAAGTAATACCTTAGAGAAAGACGCTAAATGACAAAAGGACTTGACGGAGTTCAACTCCATCTAGTCGACTCGATTGAGAAAGCTAGCGAGTTTATTCACTGGCTCGGAGAACGTCGTCCACTCAATGCAATCGCTATTGACACTGAAACTGGTGAACTTCCTGGTAATCCACGTAAGGATGCCTTATCCCCTTGGCATGGTCGTCTACGTCTAGTTCAGGTTGGCGATGCTAGACAGGGGTGGGCCATTCCCTGGGACACTTGGAAGGGCGTCTTTTATGAAGCAATGGAAAAGTTTGATGGTCCAATAGTTTGCCACAATATTGCCTTCGAGGCTAAATGGTTTGACCAGCAGTCAACGTGGAAGATGCCCTGGCATCGTGCCCATGACACAATGCTTATGGCAAAGCTTATTGACCCACTGGGCACTGGAGCTCTAAAGAAGCTAACAGAGCAACTTGTTGACCCCACAGCGGCGGCACTTCAATCTGTTCTAGACGCAAAGCTTATAGAGAATGGTTGGACATGGGGAACTGTTCCAGTTAACTTTGAACCGTACTGGTCATATGGCGCACTAGATACCGTGCTGACTATGAAACTTTTTGAGCAATTCTGGGAAGACACTGCTCCAGGCAAAAGATTCTCTATCCCTTACGAGCTAGAAATGAATACGCGCCGTATAACTACTCAAATGGAGTTAAATGGGGCAAGGCTAGATTTAGAGTACTCAAACGCAAAGTATGAAGAGCTAATAAACTATAGCAGCTCAGTCTCATCTTGGGCAAAAAGCAGCTACGGGATAGGAATAGGAAGCAACCAACAGTTAGTAGCTCAGTTTGAAAAACTAGGGTTTGATATAACAGAAAAGACCGAAAAGGGTCAGAAGTCTGCCAATGCTGACCAGCTAAAAATGATTGTTCGAGATGGCAATGCTGAAGCCAAACAGTTAGCAGAAGCTACTCTGAACTATAGAAAATCACTAAAATTAGCAAACACCTATTTTGCTAACTTCATTAATGACAATACTGATGGCTTTGTCCACCCGTCTATCAACACGATGGGTGCTCGTACTGGTCGTATGTCTATTCAGAACCCTGCACTACAGACCTTGCCTAAGGGTGATGACATTGTCCGCCGTGCATTCTTGCCTAAAGATGATGACCACGTAATTGTTACATCGGACCTTGACCAGGTCGAATTCCGCATGTTTGCTTCTCTGTCAAGAGACCCTAACCTTATTCAGCTGTTCTTGCGTTCAGACGCAACTGGCTCTGACCCATTCACAGAGATTGGCCGCGAGGTTTACAATGACCCGTCCATGGTTAAATCTGACAAGCGTCGTGCTCTCATTAAGGGAGTTGTGTATGGCCGTCTATATGGTGCAGGTGTTGCAAAGCAGGCGCTTACTGCAGGCGTACCAGAAGAGCAGATGCGTGCAGTGTCTAACGCGTTCGATGAGCGGTATCCTGGCATGCAACGATTCCAAAAGTATGTAGAACAGACTGGCATGACCCGCCTTGAGACCGAAGGCCTTGGATATGTCAACACCTGGACGGGACGCCGTCTTCCTTGTGACGAGGACCGTGTATACACACTAGTTAACTATTTGATTCAGGGTGGAGCTGCTGAGGTCTTTAAGTCCAACCTAGTAAAATTAGACCAAGCTGACTTGACTGACTTGCTAATTGTTCCAGTTCATGATGAAATTGTTCTAAACGCGCCTCGTAAGGATGCTGAAGAAATTAAGCAGCTTGTACGTAAGTGCATGACAACAACAGAAAATTGGTCAGTGCCGTTGACTGCAGACGTTGATGGTCCTCTAGAGAATTGGGGCGCAAAGTATGCCTAAATATGTTTTGTCAGTAGACCCAGGAAAAATTACTGGAATGGCACTATTCAGTTACGAATATGGTTCGGAGCCAGTAATGGAGTGGTCTAAAGAGCTAGAACAAGATGAAGTAGCAGATATTGTTCGTAATACCATTTGGACTCCAACAATCAGATACAACATAGACGTGGTCTGCGAAAGATTTGTTATTAATGCCCAAACCGTAAGAAACTCTCAAGCTCCCTATTCCCTAGAAGTAATTGGTATCGTGAAGCAGTGTCTTAAAGATAACGGCAGGGCCATGGATGACATCTACTTTCAGACACCAGCTGATGCGATGACAATGTTTGACAATAAAAAACTAAAAAAACTTGACTATTGGCACGTTGGTGGTGGCGGCCACGCGCTGGATGCAATCCGACACGCCCTTCTCAGATTAGTAAAAACTGGCTGGAAGCCTGTAAAATTGCTAGAAAATTAGTTATTATCAAAAAATACGTGCAAACGTAAATTTTTTATGATAATATAGACATAGTGACGAAATGGAGGCCCAATTGGGCGTTTTTGTAGAGCTTGAGAATGACCACATCATTATCAATGCCGAGTGGCGACTAAAAGAAGTCTGCCGTGCTTTGCCTGGTTCGAAGTGGGACTCAGATAGAAACGTTTGGCGTATCCCCGTCTCCTGGACTGGCTGTCTATCTCTTCGCTCGACTTTTGGTCAGCAACTAGAGATTGGACCAAAACTTTCCCAGTGGGCTAAAGAGGAAAAGGCAAGCAGAATTGACCCGAGTAATCTTTTAAGAGAGATAGAAGTAAGCGAGGACGGAGATGAAGACCTATTCCCCCACCAGCGAGCTGGCGTCGAGTTCCTATCTACGGCCCGTAGAGCCCTTCTAGCGGACGAACCAGGTCTGGGGAAGACAGCGCAGGCTATCAGGTCTCTAAAGCGCCTACATGACCGCGGAGAGCAGGTTTTCCCTGCCCTAATCGTCTGCCCAAACACACTTAAGACCAACTGGGAACGTGAGTTTGACCGTTGGTGGCCTGGCATTGATGTTCAGGTTATTAAAGGTACCGCGACTCAGCGGCGTAAGGCATTTGACCACGAAGCTCAGGTTTATGTAATCAACTGGGAATCCCTCAGGACTCACTCGCGTTTGGTGTCCTATGGCTCTATAGCCCTAGCTCGCTGCACCGAGTGCGGGGGGCATGACTCTAAAATTACAGTATCAAGATGTGAAGTTCACCAAAGGGAACTAAACACTATACCTTTTAAATCAGTTATTGCAGACGAAATTCACCGCTCTAAAGACCCTAAATCAAAGCAAACAAGAGCTCTTTGGGCAGCCTCTGGTGCAGCAGACATCAGGTATGCACTAACTGGTACACCTATCGCAAACGATGTTGTTGACCTATGGCCAATTCTCCACTGGCTAGACGAGAAAGAGTGGCCTAGTAAGACAAAGTGGATTGACCGTTACGTCAATACCTTTCCTAATGCATTCGGGGCTCTTATGGTTCTTGGCCTAAAGCCAGCTATGGAGTCAGAATTCTTTGCGGGCATCAATCCTCGTATGCGTCGAATGCTAAAGCAAAAAGTACTTCCTTGGCTACCTGAGGTCATCAATGACCGTAGGGATGTCGAGATGGGTGCTAAGCAAGAGAAGGCGTATAAGCAAATGCTTGAAAATATGATGGCTATGCTTGAGACTACCCCCAGCGAATATATGGAGAATGCCGAACTAGATGCAGGCGCGTTCTCTGGCGACATGGTGGTTGCGACTAATCCCATGGTGCAGATGGGTAGACTGATTCAATTTGCTAGCGCTTACGGGCAGATTGAGTTGACAGAGACTGGCGAAAAAATGATTTTGTCAGACCCTTCCTGTAAAGTCGATGCTCTTATGGATGATATCGAGAACGGTGACTTTGGAGATGACTCTGTAGCAGTCTGTGCTGTTTCGAGGCAGCTAATCGAGCTGTTAAGTGCTCGTATGACTAAAGAAGGTATTAGGCACGGACTAATTACTGGTGCTCAGAATGAAATGGAGCGTCAGCAGGCAATTGACGATTTCCAGTCTGGACGTACAAAGTGGATTCTGTTCACTGCCCAGGCTGGCGGTGTTGGTGTCACCTTGACAGCAGCACGCCGACTTGTTATGCTTCAGAGGCCATGGTCTCTTGTTGACTACAAGCAGGCTCTGGACCGCGTTCACAGAATTGGTTCTGAGATTCACGACTCGATTCTCATCACTGATTACGTGACCGAGGGGACTGTAGAGGAAAAAGTAATTGACACTTTGGGTGCTAAGGATTACAATTTCCAACAAGTAGTTAAGGACAAAGAGCAACTGCTCAGAATGCTGAGAGACAAATGACAAATCCAGTTAGAATTTCTAACTCAGAGATTCAGACTTTTAAGGACTGCAGACGCAGATGGTGGTTTACCTACTACCGACGTCTACGTCCGAAGATTGCAGAATTCACTGGTGCTCTAGCTCTAGGTTCTCGTATTCACGAGGCCCTAGACAGACACTACTCCACTGGTCAAGACCTTTTAGAAGCCCACGCGGAGCTTGTTAAAGAGGACATGAAGAAGATGAACGATGCATATCGTGACACGTCTGCCCTTGAGACTGAAGCCGAGCTTGGCCGTGTAATGCTAGAGGGCTACTTAGAGTGGATTGAGCTTAACGGTATTGATGCCGAGCTAGAAATGATTTCTACAGAAGAAATTATCGAGCGTCCGATGCTAGATGGGCGTGTAACTCTTCAGGGAAAGATTGACATGCGTGTCCGTCGTAAGATTGATGGCGCTCGCATGTTCCGTGACTTCAAAACTGTTGGTGGCTCTTTTGCCGACTTCGGTTCTATTGCCCACATGAATGAGCAGGTACTGACATATATGCTCCTAGAAGAGGCTCAGAACAAAGAAGGCGAGCGAGCTGACGGAGCTATCTTCACGATGCTTCGTAAGGTTAAGCGCGGTGCTTATGCTAAGCCGCCGTTCTATGACCAGATTGAAGTTAGACATAATAAGTTTGCACTGCGTTCGTTTTACGAGCGTTTGGAAGGCACTCTAGAAGACATGATGCGTGTGCGTGATGCTCTAGATGCAGGTGAGAGCCACTTCCGCCACGTGTACCCTAAACCAAGCAGGGACTGCAAGTGGAAGTGCCAATTCTTCGCTATTTGCCCGTTAGTTGACGATGGTTCGGCAGCTGAAGCGGCGATTAGCGATGCGTTTGAGGTCGCCGACCCTTACGGATATTACGGAATCGAAGAGAAGAAGGGAAGTGAGTAATGAGTAATGCAGTTGACCGCAGTTTAACAATTATGGTTTATGGCGAGTCCAAGGTTGGTAAGTCCAGCTTTGCTGTAACAGCTCCATACCCACGCCTAATGCTCGACGTTGAGGGAGGCCACCGCTTCCTACCAATCAACATCAAGTATTGGGACCCGCTTACTGAGGAACCGCCACTAGCAGATGGCACCTGGGACACCGTTGTAGTCAAGGTAAATGACTATGACGTTGTCATGAAGGCCTTCCAGTGGTTGCAGTCAGGAAAGCACCAGTTCAAGTCCTTGATTATTGACTCCATTTCGGAGCTCCAGGTCAAGTGCATGGACAACATTGCAGGCACAGAGCAGATGAAGATGCAACAGTGGGGCGAGCTACTTCGCCACATGGGAGCACTTCTTCGTGACCTCCGTGACCTAACAATGCACCCTACCCAGCCTCTTGAGGCTGTGGTACTGACCGCTATGGCACGTAAGGGTCAGGATGGCGTTTACCGTCCTTACCTTCAGGGCCAGCTAGCGATTCAGGCCCCATATTTCTATGACATTCTTGGCGCTATTACTGTGGAGACGGAACCAAATCCAGACCCACTACAGCCGCCGTACAAGGTTCGCAAGATGTATGTCGAGCGTACCCCTGAGTACGAGGCTGGTGAGCGCGTTCAAGGACGTCTAGGCAAGGTAGTACAGCAGGGAGACCTTGGGGTCGAACGCATGCTGGACATGGTCTTCGGAGAAAAGAAGACACAAACAACAAGTAAAACCAACTAAGGAAGGCAGTTATGACTACTGTTAATTTCGCAGAGCTCGTCCAGAAGGCTGGAGATGCTGCTGCAAGCACTAACTATGAACCACTACCAGAGGGAGACTACGAGCTAAAGATTCTTGACGCTCAGGCTACTCAGACCTCCACTGGTAAGCTCATGTTCAAGATTACGACTGAGGTCCAGGGCGGTCCGCACGATAAGCGCCGCGTCTGGGACCAGTGGGTAGTTACTCCAGACAATGAGACCGCTATGAACATCTTTTTTGCAAAGGGTGCAGCTATCGGTCTAGGCAAGGAGTACTGGCTAGCAAACCCTTCACCTGCACAGGTGGAGCAGGCTCTTCAGGGCCGTACTTTCCGTGGCAAGATTGCTATCCGCACTTACCAGGGTAAGCAGGGAAACGAGATTAAGAGCTACTACAGCTCTAGAATTGCTTCCCCTTCAGCTTCAGCTGCTCCAGTAGCTGCAGCCCCTGCTCCAGCCCCAGCGCCTGCACCTGCTCCAGCTCCTGCATCTCCAGTAGCTGGCAGTGAGGACGCACCGTTCTAAACAATATGTAGAAGGCAGGGTGGCTCTCGGGTCGCCCTGCCAACTACTTAATTAGGGAAAATAATGAAAATACTTTTTACTGGCATGGGAACTCACCACTGCAAAAAGCCAGAAAACGCTAGTTTCTTTTCGCTTTTGTCTGACATGGTAGAAAATTTTTCCCAGGTGGAGTGGAAGTCTCCTGACGTAACGTGGACTAGAGAGTATCTAGAATCCTACGATGCGATTATATTTGGCATGCTACCTCCAACCGCCCTGAGCGCAAATAAACTATATGGCGGATTAAATGTATTAGGTTTGATGTTTGACTCGCCTAAACTAAAGCTAGTAGTAGATAGCCCACAAATTTGGCAATACAAAAACAGTATCTCGGCTGTTGCAAAAGATTATGGGTATTTGTTAAATAACGCTTATAATAAAAAAGAAGGATACCAGTACGCAAAAAATAACGAGTATATAGTGTCTCGTGCCTGTGCTCATATGTTGGTTTCCGAATGGCCCAAAATTCTATATCCGTCTTTGCCTTGGAACTCAGACAACAGGGTAGCTCAGGCTTTAAGATTTGTAGACTCTTCAAGCCTCGTTGGACTAAATCTTGACTCTAAATTAATTTTGCCAGAACCTACGAGGATAGGGAGAGAGGACTACTGGTCAGTAGAAAACCACAAAAATAGTTGGGTTGACTACATATCTAAGTCTATGTCTTTCCCTATGAAGGCAACAAAGTCTGGAAAAAAGACAGACGATTTGTATGCAGCCGAGACTATAGAAAATGGAGTCGGGCTTATTGTACCGCCTCAGGAAAGAAACATGATTACATGGTGGAACTATAGACTAGTTCAAGCCATGAACACCAGTACCCCCGTAGTGACATATTGGACAGATACCAAGGACTTTGACGCCTCCTGGGCATCACTGGCGTATCAAGTAGAAGATATGTCAGCAGTAAAAAGACAGACACTTGCTTCTAGACAACGCGAGGTCTACTTGGAAAACATAGACAGAGAAGAATTTGTAGTCGAAAAGCTACAAAATATTCTGCTAGACTCTAAAAAGGAGAGAAATTATGCCTGAAATAAATCGCGAATGGATTATCGAACAACTTCAAGCTGCAAAGGTTAAGGTTGGTTCTGGTAAAGCTATTATGAAGCTTTTAGAAGCCTGGGAAGAGATTCCTGAACTTAGTGACAATATGAAAGAAGAAGTACTTAAGATTTTCCCTCTTGTTGCTAGAGGAGTGGTTCTTAAGGTAGAGGAAGATGACAATGACTACAAATGGGTCCCACTGCAACCAGGACAAATCTCAGTCGGAGATGTCGTCCGTGTTAAAGCAGATGCTTATGAGGACAAGCTCGGACCCATTCACAACGGTCGCCGCGGCACAGTGGTTGCAGTCCGCTATGGCGACGTCATCTTCAACGACACCGACGGGAAAAAGCCAGAACTAAAGGGTGCCCACTATTCTCCTTACAAGTTAGAGAAAAGAGTAAGGAAAAACTAATGCGTACTTCATTCGAGCTAAAAATTACTGCTAGTAATATTAAAGAAGCTAAAGCCACAGCAATCCAAAAAATATCTTCTTTTCTTTCTATAGAAGAGAGTAAAGTCTCAGATGAAGTAAATATGGAACTCAAGGTCTCTTATCCAGAGGCTAAGACACTGGCTGAAATTACTCAGGCAGAGGATTCAAATATATTTGTGGTGACAGTCTACGGTTCAGTGAAACAGAGTGTTGCAAAACCTTTTGGTTTTTAGTTGACAAATAAATAAAATACTGCTAGCTTGTACCTATGCAAACATTTGTACCCCTGCTTGGCTCAGCAGATACAGCCAAAGTGTTAGACCGTGCCCGCCTGAATAAGCAAGCTCTTGAAGGTTGGCAAATTCTAATGAACTTAGTTCAACTAGACCCTCAGGGTAACCACCGTATATCTAAAGGTTGGTCCAACCACCCAGCCGTTAAGATGTGGCGTGGTCACGAAGGCGCTCTCACGGTCTACATCGTCAAGATGGTTATGGAATGGGAGAAGCGTGGCTATAAGTCCACTATTGCCAAAAAAGCTGTCACCACATACATCCAAGCCGTCAAGCTAGGTCGTATTACTCAGGGCAGTCACCGTCTTCCTGCATGGATGAGAGACAAAGAACTTTTTGACCAGATTGCATCCAGTCACCGTATGGCTTTACTCAACAAAGACTACGAGTGGTACAGTCAGTTTGGTTGGCCTGAAGATGCTGGCACTAGACCAGACACGTACGACTACGTTTGGCCAGTACAGTAATTTTGTAATTTACGGTAAGGTTTACGCATAAGCTACTAAATTTGTAGCTATGAGACGTAAAAAGCAAGTATCTGAGCCTGTTTGGCTTACCTGGGAGGGCGAAGATTTTCCTCGTAAGTTCCATTCTGACTCGGTAGTTTTTTATATTAGTGAACACATTTATTTGGATGAAGATGTTGTTGCCAAAAAGTCGCTGGCACGTCAGATACAACTAGAGGGGCTCTCCTACTCCTTGGGAGAATCACTTCGCCTTATAGAAGATTCCTGGGTAACAAAGGCTGGATACTATTTTGAAGATGGCGATGAGGACTATCCTGTCTACTGTGAAATAGATGATTTAGATATTGAATGGGATGCCACATTCGTGGAGGTTCCAGTTGTTTGTTAATAGTCCAGACTGGCACGAAGATGCCGAGTGCGGTAAGGTCGAGCATGCCGACAAAATGGATAACTTTTTTGCAAATAAGCCTTCTCAGCAATGGGAAGCAAAAAAACTATGTAATGTCTGCCCAGTAAGAAAAGATTGCATTAAGTGGGCACTAGATAATAAGCAGCTCTGGGGTATTTGGGGTGGACTTGATTCCCGGCAGATTAGAAATACCCTCTCAGTTAACTGGGACGGTCAAGAGATGCGTTATAAGAGATTCCCGCTCTGCCCTAACTGCAGAGCAAAAACAGATAAACTAAAAACAGCGGTTGTTGATAGACCAGACGGCGGCAGATGGGCAACTATGCGTATAGTTGGCTGTACCGAGTGTCACTTTACTTGGCAGAGCCGAACCAGTGCAAATGCGGTAGATGCCTATCACGCACAGAAAGATAAAAACTAGTCTTTTTGTTCGTAGTATTTCATATTTGCTTTTAAGCGCTCATTTTCTGGGTTTAACCTAAGAGCCTCGGTTCCGTAAATAAAAGCGTCTTCAACGTTTCCTTCGTAATAACTTGCAATTGCTGCCAAATCCCATGGTAGATATCCCCAGGCGAAAGCTTCACACAAATAATCTAGGGGCTTCTCTACGATATCTAGAGCCTTTTTAGCGAAATGCAAGCAACTTGCCCAAGATTGGACAGAATACAGATGCTGAGACATTTCAACCAAAGCTTCCCTACGACCAGGAGCTTCTTTAATTGCCTGTATCAGCCATTCTTCTCGGTTGTCAGGTTCAATTTTGGCTAGGTACCTCATAGAAGCTGCTCTCTCTGGGGCCCAGACGGCAGTAGGCAGGCTCAGGTGGCGTTTAAATTGCTTAGCTGCCTCTTCGTATAAGCCATTAAAATAAAGCTCTCTAGCGTAATAATAGGCGTTTCTGTCGTCCTCTGGTCTTTCATCTACGGCCATTTTTAGGAGGGGAAAATATTGTCCACGCGACTTTGTATTGTCTGGGTGATGGTGAATTTCTAGTCCAATCCAACCCTGGGTTTCTTTAGTGTCGCCATATGTGCGAAGAACTTCGTGGACTGGGTGAGTCCACCTGTAGCCCCTGCGTGCATGAATCTTATCTCCGCCGTACTGAAGGCTTGGCACAGTTTCTGCCTCATCCAGCCAATTCCAGGTATATTGATATCTGGGACGTGTCCAGCCACTGGAAAGTGCATCTGTCAAGTGGTCCTTCCAACCAGGAAGAAGCACTTCATCCATGTCCAGGGCAATACAGTAGTCAATGTCCTCTGGAATGGCTACGAGCGATGCATTGCGAGCGTCATCAAAACGCCAAGGACGCACTTTTACGTCAATCACGTTGATTCCAAGCTTAATTGCAGTTTCACGGGTGCCATCTGTACTACCTGTATCTGCAATTAAGAGGTAATCAGCGTCTTTTGCGCTCTCATACCATCTTTCGACAAATTGCTCCTCGTTGAGGGCAATTGTGTATACGGCTACTTTGGCTCTTTTACTCTTTTTATCCATATTTGTAGTCCATTGTCTATAACTTGAAACTCATTAGAATAGCACGCCACAATACCGTCAACAGCTGGCTTTGGGTCTGCCCAGATGCCTTTACCTTGAGTCCATAGGTAGTCATCAAATGCTACAATCCCGCCTAACCCGACGCGGTGTACTGCATTTATGCCATCTTTTAGTACCTGAGGTGCCTCATGTCCTCCGTCAATATATATGAAATGAAAACCTCTTTTACCTTCTTCACTTGCAAAAAAGCTGTCGCTGGTGCCTTTGTAAACTTTAAGTCTTCCAGACTTTAATTTTTCAGCGTGTCTTTCCAGGTAAGTATCTTCTACTGATTTCCAATCTATAGTTTTGTGCTCTGATTCATCTGAACCCTCCCATGTGTCTACATCTAAAAGAGTCGACTCTGGGTGGGTCAAGACATTATCAAAAAGCCACTGGGTAGCATCTCCAGTGTATGCTCCTATTTGGAGGCACTGGATTGGTTGACCAGCGTACGGCATTAAATTTCTGAAGAAATAGACATCTGCTTTCCCTCTAATAAACCAGTTGGCGTATTCCATTAATCTACCTTCTTCCCCACTTAACAAAATTCCATCCACGTTCATGTAAATAATAAAGTACAGTCTTTGTTAAGACTTCCAGTGAAGCTATAGATGCTGCTGCAACTGGTTCTTTAGTTATTAGCCATGCTATTAGAAATGTGTCGGCAGTTCCTATAGCTCTCCATGAGAGTGCCTTTGCTGCAGACCTAGCTCTAGTTACTTTCATATTCCTAATTCTTTTCGTTTTTGGGTAGCAGATATGGATTGAAGTTCAGCACTAAGCTCTACTTTCTCAATCCTATATCCAACGTCTCTTCCATAAATAATATTAGTTATATTAGGCAATCTTAATATCACAGTATTACTCTCACTGCTTTTACTGTTTTGTTTCATATAAACAACAACTTCATCAACACTCAGGGGGTCTTTTTCTGAAGTTAAATGGGTATCCCTAATTCCCACTAAAACCTGTTCTGTTCGTAGGTGCGCCTGAGTCTTCAACGCTTCGTGTCCCTCATGCCATGGTTGATATCTTCCAAGCATTAACGTAGTAGGAAGTTTCCAGTCAACGAGATTTAATAGGCCCAGGACCGCGTCTTTTTCTTCATCTAGCGTTAGACCGTTTTTTATTTCTAAGCTATAAAAAGTAGATTCTGGTGATTCCCAAATAGAGTTGGTGTCCTCGTATCTGCTTTTATCTACTCTATTTATGTAGATTTTAAAGTCTGAATCTCCGAACGCTAGTCTTGTCTGTTTAGTAGGATTTACAAAATCCACGAAAACTAACTTACCCTGATTGGAAAGAAGTCTAGCAATTGCCCCCAATCTCCTGGCGTGCTCCACTCTATCCTCTAAAGAAAATCCCAGGTCCGAGCTCAAGTCAGCTCTAATTTCATCAGCATTTATATGTATAGCATCAGTGTGCTCTAAAAGTTTTTTGCATAAAGATGTTTTTCCAGAACCAGGAAGCCCGAAAAAAACTACAATCATTTTAATACCTATCTTTTAACTTTTCGTATAAATCTTTAATCTGCAACATTTCCATAGAGTTAGAGTAGCCATAGAGGACCTCGGCAACTTCGTCGTAGAAAGGAGATTTCTTTCTAGGAACATGTCCTACCTCTAAATACATACTAGGGTCAATTGTGGAAATCTCACCTAATTCAAAGTTTCTATAGACCTCATCATTAGGCATTGTTTTTTCTCGCTTATTGTTAGCGAGCTCGGGATAGAAAGTCTCTAATTTTGTGAAAAAAGTGTCTACATCCTGAGTAAATTCTTCAAATACTGCAACAAAAAAATTTTCATGGTTGTAGACAAAATTCCATAGCTCGCTTAATTCATTAATTTTTCCCTTTACTTCCTGGGAAGCTGAAAAATTATCACTCAGTTTTTTAGCATGAACATGATGTGATATAAGGGTATCTACAGGGTCTCTAAGTGGAACTATAAAAGGATGAGAAAGACCACCTGATATATAGTTTTTATGGTGAACCACGGAGTGAAGAGCATAGTTTTTATTTTCTATGTGATTTAAAAAATATCTATTTTTTAGGTGATGCATTAAAAAATTGTGGCCAGAGCGCTGAAACCCAGCTACGATTAAGTTTTCAATCATTTACCTAGTCCAAGTACTGAAATGTTTTCCCTAAGTTCATAGCTTCCCCCTATAAGCATAGTTAGAAGCCCTGGCTTAGATTCAACTCCAGCTCGGTCCCTAAACCACTCACTACCTGGGTCCGTGGTCGGAGCTTGAACCCAGAGGCGCTCTCCGATATCCATAGTGCGGAAGTTGTGGAAGTGTCCAGAAATCCAAAGGTCAGCAGCGCCTAGTGCAGTCTGTCCAGCGGCATGCTGAGAGAGAAATTTCATAGTATTATTCTGACCAGCTTGATGCCCGTGGAACATTCCAAGCATAGTTCCTTCAATATCTATAGTGAGAGTCTGATGCCCCGTGTTCGGGTAGCGAAACTCTACATGGGACAGCTCTGGGTTTTCTGCGCAAATGTCTTGTACAGCAGAGGCAATCTCAACGTTCCATCCGTCAGCGGGGTCCGTGACAACCTGACGAGTTGCCTCGTCGTGGTTTCCGTTGATGACTGGCACAATTAGCCTGTCTACCAATGGGGCAAAAGCTTTTACCTGAGCCAACAACAACCTACGTGCCACACGCGTCTGCTCCGTGATTCCGAGGTCTGATGCTGCCTGACCCTGTAGTCGTCCGTTCTGGCTAGTTGTGCCCTCTACGTGGTCACCAAGAAGGGCTAGCGCTATAGTACCTGGATTGATTCCAGCTTTCAGGTTTTGCTGGAAACGGTGTACAGCTTTTTCTGTAAGAGATAGGATTCGGTCTACTGACTGACCTGTGCCCTGACCGTTTGCCTTCTTACCAATCTGCTGGTCGCTAGGAGCAACCAAAAAAGCGCCCTCGCCAGTGGACTTCTTAGTCCCCTTGCCAGGACGCCATTTCTTAATGTGGTCTACGAGTTGTTCTATGTCTACTAAGTCGGAGACAGAGGCTACAGCTGGAACAACATTGACCCTAACTGACTCAAGCCACTCGCCGTCATACTTCTGCCATTTACCTCTACGTAGTGAAGTAACGCACCATTCATTCGGGTTTAGTCCGAATTCTTCTAGAACAGTAGTGGCGTCTACTGCGTCGCCTTCAGCTCTAGGAGTTCCGACTACAAAGCCGCCTTTGGTGGTATCAATGTCCATCCTTGGACGCCAGTCCTCTGGCTGCTTAGTGGCTCGCACGTCTGAACCACTGTGTCCAGGCATACGAAGTTTCTCTAGTTTTTCTGACAGGCTCACAGTTCTCCCTACTTTAGCCTATTGCACGAACATAATCCGCGCCTGTGTCTATCTACCGCACTTGGGCTGACGTCATACCCTTCTTCACGAAGAGCATAAGCCAATCGGATGTTCGGCACGTGTTCTTCGTCACCAGGACGAGAATTAATAATTCGGATAACGGCGTTTACGTCATCTTCTGAAAGCTTCGGGTCGTAAGTAACCTGCATTAGCTTACAAATAAAGGTGTTTTGGTAAGCTTCGGTTGCAGCCTTAAGGCGCTGAGCTAGAGCCATAGTCCTCTCCTTAAACTATTACTTTAAGTATAGTACTACAGCAAAGAGTTTTTAGCTAGCTTTTCTAAGAATAATAACCTCATGTTTTTGCTCGCAATCTCTTGCAAGCGACGGGACAACGTGTTGTTTTGAGCAGACTGAACAAATGTAGTCTTTTACGTTAGCCAATATTCTGTTACCTCGGTTATTCTGGGGAATTTCCCTTAGTAACTATTTTCCCACTACTCTGAAGGTTCTTTTTCTTTTGCTTGTGTAGATTCTGCTGCAGCCTTTAGTGCTTCTCTGATATTGTTGGCCTCTATCATACGAGGGAACCTTCCAGCAAAATGATAGTCTCCAGAATGTGAAATCTTAACCCATGGGGCAGACCAAACTTCTCCTCCCTCGGCTTGCCACATTCTACACAAGGCGTAGTCTTCCGACAGAAGAATGTCATTCTCATCGATAAAAGTAGTAAAGTATTCAGTTACCATTTCGCCAAATGGCACTCCAGTTGAACCTACGTTGTTGTTTTTGTATTTTTTACATTTTGGTTCTAGAGTTTCAAATACTTTTCGTGTCAAAAAAAGCATTCCAGTGCCGATATCTTTAACTTTAAATGGCTCACTCTCGTTAAACTCTTGACTCTCTGGTAAAAGATTTATAGCGAAGTGACCAGAATATTGCTCTAATTCGTTGGCTGATTTTCCTGCAAGAGCAGCTAGTCTTATGTTTTCCCAGTTAATACCTTTCATAGGATATATGGCTCCAATAAAGTCTTTACCAGACTCTATCATTTTTAAGACGTCTGCTGAATCCCAACCGTGGTCAGCATCAATAAAAAGTAGTGCATCACAGTCGGACTGCATAAATTTGTGAGCTAACGTGTTTCTAGCACGAGTAATTAAACTCTCATTTCCCACCGTGGTTGTGCTTATACTGTGCCCCGCTTGGGACAGCTTTACAATTAGGTTTTGCATAGAAATGGTGTAGTTATTCTTTGCAATTCCACCATACATTGGCGTGGCAATAAAAAGTTTCAAGACTCTCCCTAAATCATAAATCTTGCAGCTGTACTAAAGTCTACCTCATTTATTGGGGATACCTCTTGGGGAGCCATAGAGATGCCTTGAATTATTGCTCTATTTCCAACACCTAGAACATCCATTCCCCTGTCGCTCAGCTTTCTCTGGAATGATATCTGAGTAACTGGCCTTTCACCTCTAGACTCTGACCAGAGTTTGTATCTTCTATAAACATCAGTCATCTTTGTGTGAGCACCCTCAACAGTGGAGGTTTCCTCATCCAAGAAGGCACCAATTCTGTCTTCGTTCTTCTTGTAAAGGTCGTGAGCTTCTTTAACGACAGAACACATTTCTAGCGGGTTGGCCTGGCTTGAAGATAAGTACTTAACTGCACCTTCTACAATCCATGCTAGAACTGCAGGAAGAGCCCCGTCTGGGTCGGCAAGATACTTTTTTAGCTCTGGGTCTGGTTTTGCTGGCTTATTCATTAGTGGTACTGGTAGTAGTCTTCGCCACATAGCTTCATCGGTAATGATTGGCCTGTGGTTAGTTGAAATCCAAAGCTTTCCAGTGGAGCGAAACTGAATAGGTCGCTCACCAGGTGAACGTCCCTGAATAGTTCCAGAACCAGTCAGCTTCTTAACTTGGTTCTCCTTGATACGCTCAGACTCTGGCAACTCGTCTACCCAGACCATTCTTCTTCCTCTAAGTTCTGCCATGTGATACTCGTCTGTAGAGCTCATTCTGTCACCTAGGGCTAGAACGTTAGAGTCTAGAGCCCAGGCGTGCTGTCCTTTACCTAAGGCTTCGAATATTGTCTCAATAAAAGTGTTTTTACCAGACCCAGGCGGGCCGTAAATCACAAATACCACGTCTTGGTTGTTTAGACCAGTTGCGGTATATCCAACTGCTCGTTGAACCCACTCCATATACTCTCGGTCGCCCTTGAATGCTTCGTTTAGGAAGGTTTCCCATTTGGTATTTTTTAACCCTTGAGTGTAGGAGATGTTGGACACTCTCGTTATGTGAGAGTCCATTTGACTTTCAAGTAGAACGCCAGTTCTAAGGTCAACAACTCCATTTTTAACACCTAGCAAGTAAGGGTCTTTGTCCCAGTCTTCAATATCCATCTGAATTCTAGAATCTGAAACTGCCTGTTCAATCATTGAATTGATTCGTGCATTTGATTTAGCTTGATTTGCCCACTTTACTAGTTCAGCAGCCCTGGGGTCATCCCTGTCCTTAAGATATGCAACTTCTCCAGCAATAACTGGAGAGATGTATTTTGCAATTTCTTTTATCTCATTCATTCGCTGGTCAGGCTTCCAGTAGTGGCCATTCCAAACAAACCAGCCAACATCAGGGGTGTATCGTATAGTAGAACCAAAGGAGTCGACTAACCGCCTACCGTTACCTACGTCAGTTAGGCTTCGAGCTTCTGGCCTACCGCCAGCTTCTACACTAAGGGCGTCTACGTCTTTGGGTAAATCTAAGTTTCCGCCCACAGCTATGTCTTTAAGACTTCTACCGCTTGCTGCAAATGCAGCCACTTGGTCGCCAATTACACTGGTGTTTGCAGAATCTAAAGAATCGGAGTCCCCTACCTGGGCGGCCTGTCTTTTTTGTATAGAAAAAACACTAGTGTCTACAGCTTTAACAAAATTTTCAGATACCTTTTTTGCCCACTCCATACCATTTTCTGGTTTGTAGTCTTTGAGACCTTCCCACCACTTATTCCATATAGGGTTTTCAGAGACAAAGTTAATAGCATTTCTTGTGTGCATAAGGATGCCATTAGCACCTTCAACATCCATCGGTGGCCTGACCATCTCAGCGTTGAACTTGAGCATCATTGCTTCTACTGAAGTTCTTCCTGCAATATCTGTACCAAACTTATTTGCCAGAGCACAGGCTAGTGCATATAGACCGACTGCCCTGCTCCCCTCGTCTATTCCTTCTTCTAGTATTTTGTCTATATCAAGCTTGGCATCTGTAGTGCCAAAATTTAGGTCTCTTAGGAACTCCCAGTCGCTAGTGGCGTAGCTCGAGCCCGACAAACCGCCTGAAGCTTTTAGGCTTCTAGACCTGATTACGTTCAAAAGCTCTTCAGGTGCTTCTGCAATTTCTCTTTCCCAGGGGGCGTGTCCTGGTTTCCATTCATACCCTACCCCGCTGAAGTGCCTAGAGGGGGAAATTAAAATATATCCGTTGTGCTTAATGTCAATTCCAGGTAGACCTTCTTTATTGAAGTTTCCCAGAAACTTTTCATTAGGGTCGCACTTATATAGAAGGTGTCTTCCCCTCTTTACAATACCTTTATCTGACCACTGGCCAGTAATAGCTTCAACTGTGTCGGGAAGCTCACCTAGTGCACGTTCTTCCAATTTAAGCAGAGATGCGTCTCCGCCGTTTCGCGGGTCAATATCAACTACAAAAAATCCAGAAGGTTTAGCAAAAACACCAATATTGTAGTCAGGATTTTCTTCCCACCAAGCGCTGACTTGATTCAGGTCGTTGGTGGCTCCCGTGTTCCAACTGATTACTGGGTGCTTACCAATGTCCTTGGAATCCTTGTGTTCCTTATTACAGGTACACTTACCAGCCGAATTTATACCATGTACTGGAAGGATGTGCCAGCCTTTACTTGCATACCAACTAGCGCCAGGACCTAGTCGTCCATTTGCATTCTCCCATGCGCCCATCTACTGATTGTCCTTTGTAGTCTAAAAACTAACACCCTTGCTGAGGTTAAGCTTGAATCATCCTACACCTTACCGATACGTTTGCAAATCAAAACGTGAAAGATGTTTAAAAATTTAATTCAGTGACCAACTTGATGGCTAGACCAAATCAAAATAAGGAAAACCCTATTAGGGTAAAATAGATGGAGCAAACCTAATTGCTCCCTCTCCTAGGAACTAGTATACATGACTACTCAAGCTTTACTGGCAGTAGCCGCAACAATCTCTGCGTTTGGCGTATTGATTGCTGCAGTTATAGCAATCTATAAAATTGCAAAAAGAATTGACGATGCCTTAGGTCTAGACAAAGACGGAAGGACTATAGCGGAGCGGTTGGACAGGGTTGAGCATCAACTCTGGGAAAATGGCGGAAGCTCCCTTGCTGACCGCGTAAACAATATTGAAAAACATGTTGTTAAGGTCTCTACCGAAGTCGAGTTCATCAAAGACCTCACTATGGGACTACACGCAGCTCAGACTGGTCAAATAACCAATGTGTATTTCCCCTCAGAAAACGAGCCTTTAGTTAAACCTGTAGTTAAACAGGTCCGTAAACGCAAAGCTAGTTAGTAAAACTAGCTCCCCAGCCGCCTACGCTTTTTACGTTTACTGTACCCTCTACCCACGTTCCAGCTTGTCTAACATACGCAGTCCCATTGGCCCATGCCGAACCATTCCACACTTTAACGTATCCACCAGCTGACTCTACCGTGATAGTTAGCGTGCTTGTATCTAAGGTTTCGTCAGAAGCATTGGTTGCTCTAATTTTAAAATTATATGTGTCTGGGACTGTAGGGGTTCCAGTTAGCTCTCCTGTAGAGGTATTTAGTGTTATCCCTGGAGGCAGTGAGCCTTCAATAATGGAATATGTAACAGTAGGGCCCTCTACAACACTTACCCCATCAGAATATGAAGTGTCCTGAGTTGCCACACTGCTGGCTAACACTGCACTAGACCACACAAGGCTGGCGTCTAATACCTCAATCTCGAACGAGACGCCTCCTGGTGTTTCACTGTCTGCATTGTATGGAGTAACGGTAAAGGACGCTGTTCCGTATGCGGTAGGTGTTCCAGACACGGTAGCTTGCGCAAATCCTGAAGTACTAGTAGCACCCGAAAAAGAGAGGCCAGCTATCGGTAGGTCTCCGTCATTCCATGAGGCAACGTACTGCGCTGATATAGTGTCGCTATAGTAACTACCTTTTCTTGCAGTATTTGTTAGCGAAGAGTCCAACCAAACTGGAATTCTAGGAGCAACATAAAATGATATGGTCTTAGAGTCGCCCTCTTCGCCCTCAGAATTGACTGGTGTAGCTGTAATACTAACTACCCCGCTTGCGGTGGGGGTGCCGTACATCGCTAAAGCATTTTGATTAAAGTCAGGTATTGTCATCCAAGATGGTTGACCACTCACTAGCCAAACATTTACGTTATTAGCACTTATGCCATCACTCCAATAGACGCCAATTCTCCCGCTTGGTAGGGTTTCGTCTGTCCAAGTAGGTAAAGCTTGTTTAAATTCGAAGGTATCAGTACTGTCTGTACTGCCTCCATCGCCAGTTGCCCTTACGGTTATAGTTTTAGTTCCGCTAGTACCTGCGCTAAATGTTCCTGTTAAAGTTGCATAGCTTCCGTAGTCGTTTAGGGATATGCCGCTAGGTGCCGTTACTAGAGAATATGAAGTAGTATCTGATGCTTGTATGTAGTCATAGAAACTGTCTCCAACCCTGTGGATAGTGTAGTCATCCACACCGTTCGAAAAAACTGGAGCTGGGACATTGGCAGTCCAGCTTGCAGTTAGGGTTACGGTTGAGTCTGTTGTATATGAAGCACCAGCGCCACCGACATTTGTAGCCCCGTTGAGCCACCCGTTGAACGTATATCCGCTCCTGCTTGGGGTTGGTAGAGTGATGCTGTCCCCGTGAGCTGATTTAGTCGAAGCTGTACCTACAGTTCCGCCGTTTGCATCAAACGTGATGGTGTAGATGTTTGGGAAGTTAATTCGAGTGTACCCAGAAACAGGGGCCCTAGTGTTGTTTGGTACGTAGGATGCATCAGTAACGGCGTCTACTATTCCAAATGTATCAAAATACTTTGTACCATCAGCATTGTGACTAGTCACTCTGTCAGTGACCCTACATATCTCTATCTGGCTATTTTTTGCCAAAGTAAATTGCTGATTTGCACTAGCAACGGATACATCAGAACCACCGCTATTTACAGTTATGTCACCAGTTAATGTCCAGGATGAGAAGTTATTATTAGTGGAAAAAAGAACAAGCCACATAGTAATGTAAGACCTGTTATTGGCAGCATCGGTATACCCGCTATATCCAACGGAAACGCTAAAGCCCCTAGAGTCGTAACTACCTCTAGCTATGCTGCCACTAAAATTTGCCATTAGAAGCTAATCCAGATATCTCCAGTGTTTGCACTTCCTGGCTCTGTGGTTCCGATATAAATTCTCGGATAAGTGTTCCCAGCTGAGTAGTAGGCATAGCCTCCAGATAGAGAAATAGTGTTAGAAGAAATGCTAACAGGTGCAGTATTGGAGTATGCTGCAGGCCCCGTAGGACCCGTAGGGCCCGTAGGACCCGTAGGCCCTGTTGTTCCTGTGGGTCCTGTAGGGCCTGTAACTGTAGAGTCTGCACCCGTAGGCCCCGTAGGTCCAGTAGGCCCTACTTCGCCCTGTGGACCAGTGTCTCCAGTGCTGCCCGTAGGTCCAGTAGGCCCTACTTCGCCCTGTGGACCAGTGTCTCCAGTGCTGCCCGTAGGTCCAGTAGGCCCTACTTCGCCCTGTGGACCAGTGTCTCCAGTAGCGCCAGTCAAACCAATTTCGCCCTGAATACCCTGCTCACCTTGTGGGCCTGTCGGACCAGTATCGCCCGTAGCGCCTGTGGGACCAGTCGGGCCTTCTGGCAGAGTGAAATCAAAAACTGCGGAATATGAGTTGCCAGAGTTTACTACGGCAGCTTCACTTCCTGCTAAGCCTGTAGTTACTGTTCCAACGGAGACAGTAGCTGCGTCTCCTGTAGCACCAGTAGGTCCTGTATCCCCAGTTGCTCCCGTAGGGCCCTGCAAACTTCCCGCATTTTCCCAGGTGGATGTATTATCGGCCCAGAAGTAAAGACTTCCAGAAACTATATAGTTATCACCGACGGCACCACTGGGGTGTGCAGTTGATAACTCTTCTGGGGTATCGTAATATCCTAGAATTTCAACTCCAGAGCCCTGAGGACCCGTAGGACCAGTAGGTCCAGTTGGCCCCGTATCTCCTGTGGCACCAGTGTCTCCTGTTGCTCCAGTTGGTCCTATTTCTCCTTGTGGTCCAGTTGGACCTGCTTCGCCAGTATCTCCAGTAGCACCAGTAGGACCAGTAGGTCCCTGAGGGATAGTAAAATCAAATATAGCTACGGCAGTGTTACCAGAGTTGCTTACTGATGCTTCTGAACCAGGCATACCTGTCTGGGTTGTTCCAACTGATATAGTTGCCGCATCTCCTGTAGCCCCTGTAGGTCCAATCGGGCCAGTATCGCCAGTAGCTCCTGTCGGACCAGTAGGGCCAGTTACGTTAGAGTCTGCCCCTGTCGCACCAGTAGGCCCAGTTGGACCAGTAGCACCCGTGGGTCCAGTTGGTCCTGTTACATTAGAGGCTGCTCCCTGTGGGCCAGTAGGACCTGTGGGGCCTGTAGGACCAGTTGGACCAGTTATGCTCAGTCCAGCTGCTCCCTGGGCTCCGTCAGCTCCAGCTGGTCCAGTAGGCCCAGTTGGACCAGTAGCACCAGTAGGACCAGTAATGCTTAACCCAGCGGTACCCTGGGGTCCAGTAGCGCCAGTAGGACCTGTAGGACCTGTAGGACCTGTGTCTCCATCTAAACCGTTGGCCCCATCGGCCCCTGCTGGTCCTGTCGCACCAGTAGGCCCAGTACCTCCAGCTTGACCATCCGCGCCTGTCGGGCCAGTAGGACCTGGAACGGTAGAGTCGGCTCCACTTGGTCCCGTAGGTCCTGTAGCACCTGTGGGCCCAGTTGGCCCTTGAGTAGCAGAGTTAGTTAAAGCCTTCCAAACATTGCCATCCCACTGCCAGGTGTAATCACCTGCAGTGTATGTTTCATTTAGACTAGGACTGTCTGGAAAATTTATGGCCATGTTAGAGAATTTCCTGTTAAGGGGTACTACCCTATTTTACCTTAATTTTTAATTTGTTACGTGCTTCTATCCCATGAGTTAGAGCCAGAGTTGTATATGTGAGCAAACGACCTCACCCACTCGCTTCCGTTATACACATAGACAGGTGATTTTTCCCAGGTTCCTGTGGATGAGTTGTAGATACTAATATCTCCTCCATCATCCTCTACTGTCATTGTAAGAGTTCCAGTGGTAATAGTGCCGCCATCACCATTTGCACTTACTACAAAGTTGTAGGTATTTGCGGAGCCTTGAACTGGTGTACCAGAAAGCAGCCCACTCGAACTTAAAGTTACCCCCACAGGGAGAGTTCCAGAGTACAGAGCATATGTAGAAGCGTTTACAGCCGAGAAGGTAGTCTCGGTTATGGGGCTACCCTCTGTTTCTGTGCTACTACTTAATATGTCTCCACCAGAAGCCCAGTAGGGAGCGGCAGGAAACCTGGGCGGGAAGAATGGTGGAAAATATGGAGGAAAATACGGCGGGAAGAATGGTGGAAAATATGGAGGAAAATACGGCGGGAAGAATGGTGGAAAATATGGAGGAAAATACGGTGGGAAGAATGGTGGTGGGCAAGCATCTGTGTATGAACCGCTTGTTTGGCTCTCGTATAAGGTTCCGCTAGTTGCACCAGACAGTGTTGCAGAGAAAAAATATAGGGTACCGCATGACAGCGAGCTGGCAGTACCAGAAAACGAGTAGGATTCTCCTGTTGCTACCTGCTGAGACGCCACTTCAGTCGTTGGCCCGTACAGCCTAACAATTACTGGACCTGCTTGGGTATTTGTGCCAGATACGGTAGCAGTTAGGGAAGTAGTACTGCTGCCAGTAAAACTTATGTTTATAGACATTATCTAAACCTTATGGTCTTTGAATCCAGATATCGCCGTCTGACATTCCACTTGTTGGGGCGGTATTTTGGACATAAACTTTACGACCAGAAATTAGGTTAGAGTCATCTGCAGTACCAGTCAAATCTCCCACAAATGTGGTAGCTGTCACATTTCCTGTAAACGTTGGATTGTCTGCAATAGATAGAACGCTGTTTGCTAATTCAATAGGGGCGTTTACCGTATAGGTTCCCGCTGGTCCAGTTACCCCCTGAGGTCCAGTAGGCCCCTGGGGTCCTACAATTTGACCAGCGTCAGTCCAGGTCTCGTCTCCGTTTGATACCCAAAGATTCCCGTCTGCGTCTACAATATACGCATCATTACTTACGGCTCCAGTTGGTAAATCCTCTACGGTGGGCACAGAACCAGCAAAATGAATGTCCGTACCCTGAGGGCCAGTAGGTCCAGTAGGCCCAGTTGGGCCTGTAGCACCCTCAGAACCATCTAGACCGTTCTGTCCAGCTGCTCCTGTAGGTCCAGTTGGTCCTACTTCTCCTGAGACTCCTGTCGGACCAGTCGGTCCTATATCGCCCTGCGGACCTGTTGGCCCTGTTTGTCCAGTCTCGCCTGTCGGGCCAGTATCTCCAGTGCTACCCGTAGGTCCAGTAGGTCCTACCTGTCCAGACTCGCCCTGTGGACCTGTAGCGCCCGTAGGTCCAGTCGGGCCAACTTCACCTCTATCTCCAGTTTCTCCTTGTGGACCTTGAGGTCCTACTTCTCCCTGAGGTCCCGTAGCGCCAGCTGCGCCAGTTTCACCCTGTGGTCCTACGATTTGACCCGCGTCGGTCCAAGAAGAACCATTCCACACATAAAGATTTCCATCGGAGTCGTTTATGTATGCATCATTTTGGTCAGCACTTCCAGGTAGAGATTCCGTATTTGCTACGGAACCTTTAAAAGTTATGCTTAAACCCTGAGGGCCAGCAGGGCCCGTAGGACCAGTTGGACCGATTTCTGTAGAAACAGCATCCCAGTAGCTTCCGTTCCATATCCACTGAGCGCCATTTGCTTCTGACTGGAACGAGTCCCCTACGTTAGGGTTATCTGGAAAGTTTAAAATTGCCATAATTTATCCTTTTATCCAATTCTATGGGCTGTGAAGTATGTCCAAGAGGCGTCAGATGTTATCTCTTGGTTATTTATGTTAGTAGATGCAGTAAATGTTAGATAGTTAGTACTTCCATCCATACTCACTATAGTTGAGGCATTTAGAGTTGTCACTGCTCCATCAGCTATAGCAGTAGCCTGACTGATTGCGAGAGTTGTTCCTGAATTCTCGATTAGTACCGTCCAAGAACTGCCTGTTCCAGCATTAATGTTCGAACTAAACGATATTGTGCATGAGACATAGTATAAGCCAGCCACGTCAGGGGACCATCTTTTATTTGTCTCATCCCACCAGCCGCTCGGGTCATACGATGCAACAAACGGTAAAAGTAAGTCTGAACTATTTAGGATTATTGGACCTGAAGTGAGTCCAGCTTTAGTTGCAGTATCAGCTGTGGGGGATGGGCCCGTTGGACCTGTTGGACCTATATCACCCTGGGGTCCTGTTGCTCCAGTTGGGCCGATTGGGCCAGTTGCCCCTTCGATTCCATCTAGGCCACTAGGTCCAGTGTCACCAGTGACTCCCGTTGGTCCTATCTCTCCTTGTGGCCCAGTTGGCCCCGTCGGGCCCGTCTCGCCTTGGGGGCCAGTGGGGCCTGTAGCACCGTCAGCACCGTCAGCACCGTCAACACCATTAGCACCAGAAGCTCCTGTCGGTCCCGTCTCTCCTGTAGCACCAGTGGGGCCAGTTGCACCAGCAGGACCTGTAGCTCCCACCTCACCGACAATAGTTTCAATCCAAAAATTGTCGTAGTACAGCAAAAGCTTTCCTACCGATGGGTTAAACCAAATATCTCCCTCTACAGCTGGGTCTGGCGCTGAGTCTGAGACTAAAAATGTACCTGAATCTCCAGTAGCACCCGTAGGGCCTGTTGGACCAGTATCCCCCGTGGGGCCTGTTGGGCCAGTACCACCTTGCGGTCCCGTTGGGCCAGTTGGACCCTGTTCACCCGTCATGCCAGTGAGACCGATTTGTCCCTGCTGTCCAGTTGGACCTGTTGCACCTTGAATGCCTTGAGAGCCTGCTGGACCCGTAGGACCCTGAATACCTTGAGGCCCCGTTGGGCCTGTTGGGCCCATCTCGCCTTGGTCACCTTTTGCACCTTGAGGTCCAGTGTCTCCTCGTTCGCCTTGAAGTCCTGTAGCACCCTGCTCACCAGTTGGTCCAATAGGCCCTTGAGGACCAGTCGGGCCTTCTGGTCCCACAGATGCCTGAGACGCCAATACTAACCAAGCGATACCGTTCCACTCCCAGACGCGTTCGCCATTGGTGTAGTTGTCGCCAATTTCTGGGTTACTTGGAAAATCAATAGCAGCCATTATGGCGTACCTCCATCAAGAACTTCAAGCCACTCGTAGTCGTAATCATTGTCGCTAGCCTTCACTAGGAATTGACCAGTGGTGCCTCCAGCTGGGAGCCCTGCTCCAGTCGGTCCAGTATCACCAGTAGCGCCTGTAGGCCCAGTGGGGCCAACTTGCGTATACATCACCTGAGTGAGTGACACAATTACAGATGGAACTGACGGGGCTAGATTGGCAGTCGAGTCTGCATGTATGTGCGTTAGTAGGTTTGAAGTCTCCCAGTAAATCTCTACGTAATCATTCGGATTAATTGAGTTCCCCGTGAAGGTGACTGTTACCAGCTGAGCACTTGGCTCGGTGGCTGACTTTCGAGGTGGGAGGGTTACAAGAGTTGTAGAGTTTGGATAGTTGACTCCATTAAACTTTAACCAGAACCTAAGCTCTTCAACTGCATTATCTTCATTGGCTGCCTGTAACACTGCAGTCAGTGTGTATATGCCTGGGTTAGCTATTGTTATCTTAGTATTGTCTACAATTTCTACGCCATTTGAGCCAAAGTTATCTCTAATCAAGACTGCAGTAGCGGTATCAATCGCCGAAGCATACTGCTCCTCTGAGTCATAGAACGAACCGTAATAGCCCAGGACACCACCAGTACCGATTTCACCCTGTGGGCCAGTAGGTCCAGTTGGTCCTATCTCTCCCTGTGGCCCAGTTGGCCCAGTTACATTTGAATCAGCTCCAGTAGGTCCAGTGTCTCCAGTGGCTCCAGTCGGACCTGTAGGGCCTGTCGGGCCAGTTACATTTGAATCAGCGCCAGTCGCTCCCGTTGGGCCTGTAGGTCCTTGAATTCCAGTAGAACCAGTTGGCCCCGTGGGGCCTGTAGCACCTGTGGGCCCAGTTGGCCCAGTAGGCCCTTGGTCAGCTGTTGCTACCTGAACCCAGAATGAGTCATAGTATATAAAGAATAGGCCAGTATCACTTTGGAACCATGCGTCACCCTCTTGAGGGTTTTCTGGTGCAGTTGACGAGACAGTAAAATTACCTTCTGGGCCAGTTGGACCAGTTGAACCAGTTGGACCAGTTGGGCCTACTTCTCCCTGAATACCTTGCTCACCCTGTGGGCCAGTAGGTCCAACCTCACCTTGGATGCCCTGCTCTCCCTGAATACCTTGCTCACCCTGTGGGCCAGTAGGGCCAACTTCACCTTGAATACCCTGAATACCCTGAATACCCTGTTCCCCTTGGGGTCCAGTATCACCAGTAGGTCCAACCTCTCCTTGAGGTCCAGTGATACCTTGAATACCTTGGATACCCTGCTCGCCCTGTGGTCCAGTTGGGCCTGTTGGACCGACTTCACCTTGTGGACCAGTGGGGCCAGTATCACCTTGGGGTCCTACAATTTGGCCAGCATCAGTCCAATTTTCATTTCCGTCAGATACCCAGAGGTTGCCATCTTCATCAACAATATATGCATCGTTGACTGATGCCCCACTAGGCAAATCTTCAACTGTAGAGACAGAACCAACAAAGTGTATATCAGTACCCTGTGGACCAGTTGCACCAGTGTCACCCTGGGGGCCAGTAGGGCCAGTTGGACCAATTCTGTTGGCATTTACTTCTACCCAGTAGCCGTCATAGTTTATATAGAATCTAGCTTCATCGCTATTAAACCAAGCGTCTCCCTCTACAGCATTTGTAGGGGCAGTGGAAGACACATAGAAATTTCCGTCTGCACCAGTAGGACCAGTTGGGCCAGTAGCACCCGTAGGACCTGTTACATTTGAGTCTGCACCCGTAGGCCCTGTGGCACCTGTAGGGCCAGTTGCACCCTGAGCACCAGTGGGGCCTGTGATGCTAAGACCAGTTGCACCCTGAGCACCAGTGGGGCCTGTGGGTCCTGTTGGACCAGTCGCTCCTTGTGCTCCAGTGGGACCCGTAATAGACAAACCAGCTACACCCTGAGCACCAGTTGCACCTGTGGGTCCTGTTGCTCCGATAGCACCCTGAGGGCCAGTTGGTCCTGTTGCCCCTGAAGCACCTGATGCTCCAGTCGGACCTGTAGGACCTACTTGTCCATCTGAACCAGCTGGTCCAGTTGCGCCCGTGGGTCCTGTAATAGATAGACCAGGTACACCCTGTGGACCAGTTGCACCAGTTGCACCTGTGGGGCCTGCTACCCCTGCTGCTCCCGTAGGTCCTGTAATAGATAGACCAGCTACACCCTGTGGACCAGTGGCTCCTGTAGGACCCGTTGCACCAGTGGGGCCAGGAGTCGTGGAAGCAGCACCTGTTGGGCCAGTTGCACCTGTGGGGCCTGTCGGACCTGGAACAGTAGAATCAGCGCCTGTGGCACCAGTAGCACCTGTAGGGCCTGTAGCACCTGTGGGGCCTGTTGGACCAGTTGTACCAGTCGGGCCTGTCGGACCGCCAGCAGGGCCAGCGGGGCCAGTTGGACCAGCGGGGCCTTGAGGGCCTGGGCCTTTAATGTCTACATATGCAAAATTGTCGGAGAGTGCCATTATCTGGTTACCTCAGCTCTCACAATAAACTTCCCTTGAACAATACGAGTAGTTTCGCCTCTAGAAGACTCTACTTCTACGTCATATACGTAAGTTCCTGGCTCGTATGCAGCCATATCTGCAGGCGGAATTAGTAGAGTGACTGTCCCTGTAGAGCCGCCAACTGCTAAATACCCATTTTCTGTAGTATATTCAGCAACAACTACAGTGTTGGGGTCTCTAGTTACCCCGTTAAATGTTCTTACCTGCATACGAGCCACAAAACCTGCAAGGCTAATAGGCGTGCGAGCGGAGTTTTTGACTGTAAAGACCGTATTTACAGTCGCGCCTTGGTCCACAACCATATCGTGAACGTTTCCGCGGAGATTTGCCATACAGGGCGTCCTTACAGGGGGTAGACTAGTCCTTATAATTTTACCGCAATTTATGCGGATTTATTATTTTAGATAGTAACGGTAGTAGTGTATGATTACATCTATGTCCTATAAACCTTATGGAAATGATGTAGAAATCTACATATACGAAGATTTCTTGACTAATTATGAACTAGATTACCTATCTCAGTACATAAAAAACAAATCTGAAGAAGAAGAAGAAAGCTGGCAGGGAGAGCTCTCTAGCACCAAAGACACTAAGACCTGGGATAGCAGAAATCTTTTTATGGAGAGAAACGAAATATATGACTCCATCTACTCTAGATTTAAAGAGTTCTATTCAAAAAATATTTTTCCTATTCCACTGGACTCGGAAGTTTTCAGCGGACTGGGCCCTATAGCTAGAACCCAGGTTGGCCAAGGATTGGCTTTACATGACGATATGGGGCCACCAGAGTTACAAATAGACAACCTACATGGCGGCATAATCTACTTAAATGAAGATTTTGAAGGCGGGGAACTGTACTATAAAAATTTTGATTATGTTATAAAACCAAAAACTGGAATGTTGGTGGTCCACTCGGCAAAGAGCGAATACACACATGGCGTTAAAGAGGTCTCTTCTGGCACCAGGTATGCAATAACTCTTTTTATAAAAAATCCGTCTTCTTAGTGTTAAAGATTTTTAATCCAAAAAACTGGTGACATATATTTATTTCCTTGAGTAACCTCTAGGGATTGGTGGTAAAACGGCTTCACTGATGGAAAAATAACAATGCTCCCAGCAAGTGGTTTTATTCTAATTCCCTGTTGTGGAAAATCTAGCTCCCCGCCGACACAGTCGTCATTGAGGTACATAACCCCAGACATAATAGGTTCTTTTGGTTGATTAGGGTACTCATCAACGTGAGCCCCCATAGAACCACCAACTATGTATTTGGAAATGCTCAGTGGTGACGGGTCAAAATATGGAAGGTCAAGCTCGCTACAATAGTGTCGTCCAGCAGACTCTAAAGCTCCTCGTAATGTGGTGTATATTTCCCTAACTTTATCCGAGCTTGTCTGTAATTTACGAGCATCCGTCTGTTTTTGGTATCCGAAGACATAATTTTCGTCATCAGAGGCTGTCCACTTTTTCCACTTAAATATTGCGTCATTTTCAGTCAGTAGAGGCTCTAATGACTCTATGTCCTCTACTATTTTTTGCGGGTCGCTAAGAATATTTTTGTAGTAGAAAATTTGTTCGTGTAGCTTTTCTGGTTGCAAATCACTCATATAAATATACTAGTACAGATTTGCTTTCCATGCTGTGCCGATGTGGTACTTTACTCCGCTGGTTATTTTAGTTGACTGATGGTAGAAAGGTTTTACGCATGGAAAAATTACTAAGGTTCCAGCATCAGATTTGACTAACACGTCTTGCTCTTTAAAATATAAGTCGCCACCCTCTTTGTCGCTATTGAGATAGAGGAGGCCCGTTGCGATTGGGGCTAGCTCTGGCTCTCCATCATAGTCAACGTGAGGTCCCATCTCTTGACCGTTGTCATATTGAAACGTTGCAAAGTCTGTCCAGTTCCTACCATCTTCATAGTCAATCCCTAAGCTTGAGTGGTAGAATTCTCCAACTGCATAAAAAAGGTCTTTTACCCAGCTATAGTAGTCTTTTACTTCTTGGCTGTTGGTTTTTTCTAAGCTGCCGTTATAGTTTTCAGCTTCCCTCTTTGTTCCGTACACATGTGGCATATCTATAGAAGATGTCTGCCAAGGGACCAATTTTCTAATTACAGCATCATTTGTTTCTGGCAAGTATTCATCTAAGTTGTGGTGTTTTTCTATCACCCAGGTACACTCTTCTTCAGAGAGAACTTCACGCATTACCATAATTTTGTCAGCATAAAACTCTGCTTGCTCGAAATTTAAATTAGGCATCAGTGTAGCCTAAGGACCATAAGGCTTTTTGCTCTGTCTGAAGTATGCGTTCAAATGCAATCTGAGCGTTTCTATTTCTTAAATCTTCTTCAGAATACTCTGAATCTGCGTAATCCCAGAAACCGACTATTGTTATTCTTTCACCAGTTTTAATTTCTTCTACCCTGTGAATGTTTTCTATGCCACCAGGAAAAGTTATTAAACTTCCTTTAGTTAATTTTATTTGCAAATCATAGTCTCTAAAAATTAATTCGCCGCCCTCGTAATCGTCGTTTAGATACAAAATGCTAGCAAACTTATTATTACCCCAGGCTGACGGTGTGCCGTCTAAATCGGAATTGTCTGAGTGCCATCTAGCAAAAGAACCAGTTGGCCAAAGCTGAGCATGAGTAGAGTTAGTAACAACTTCCCTATTAAATGCTGACTCTATTGCAGATTTTATTTCTAACCTAAGCCACTCAAAATAATTTTCGTGTCTTTGCTCTAAACCTGACTTCTCTAAAGCTTCTTGACTAATAACTAGTGCCATTCCCCTAGAGCCATAAAAACATGTCTGCATCCAGTTACCATGATTTACCCCCTGGTCTTCGAAAAAATCAATAATCTGATTGCACTGCTCTTCGTCTAAAAATCCAGGAAATGTTGCTACATCATCCTTAAGCCAAACTGGTTCTTTTATAGTAGTTGTTGTCAGCATTGTGCTCCTATTGGTTACTACTATTATAAATTATCTAACTGTTTGGTGAGAACGACGCCACTCTTCTTCTCTTACTTTCTCGAGCTCTGCCCAGGCCTCTTCTCCGTGTTCAGCTTCACCAGCTAACCATTCTGGGGTGCCTGGGAAAAACTCTAACCAAAAGTTTCTAATAAAGTATCTATCACCTTTTCTTAGTCTCTTTACTCCATGGTAGAAAGGCTCTACTGAGGGAAAAATTAGAATATCTCCAGCAGTAGGCTTATAGTCAAACTTTATGTCATTCGAGTCATCTTCTCTATTGTCTCTGAGAAGAAACGCTAACTCTCCGCCCTCATAGTCATCATTTAAATACATTGTGCATGTTATTTTGAACTTATAGCCCCTAGCCTCTGCTCTTTCTGGGACCCAGTCGGTGTGGTAGTGCATAGACATTTCATCAGTTACCCCACCCTCTTCCCTATATACACAAACCGAAGGGTTTTGGTGCATCCAGGTATCTTGCTCTATGCCCAACTCCTCGACATACATTTTTGTCGCTGCATAGAAATATTCTTCAATCTCTCTAGAAATGTCTGGAAATCGGGTTCTTTGAGATACCTCGTCAGATAGAAATGTTTCCCATTCCTTGTCGTCAGGAAACTTATTCCAAACTTTATCTACGCCACCTAGAGCGTCTGTAATGTGGCCAAATACCCACCACTTATTCCAGTCTGGTAGGGCCTTTAATTTTTCTAGCAACACTTCTGGATTTAGTATTCCACCTCTAAACACCCATACTTGAGGGTGAAGCTTTTCTAGGGTTCCTTTTAAGTGGTCCATTACGTGTCCTTATTTCCGCTTGCCCAGCGTTCCCGCTGCTCTGCCTGCTCTTGTTCAACTCGAAGTTTCTCTTGAGCCCATTCTTCTTTTCTCTCATCTGAATACTCGGCGTCTGCAAAGTCCCAAAACGAGACCATAGTGTACCTTTCTCCTCTGGTAACTTCACTTACTCCATGAATATTTTCGTGACCACCTGGGAAAACGTATAGTGACAAGTAGTTAGGCCTAAAGTCTATCTCATGTTCTGGAAAATATAGATGACCGCCATCATAGTCATCGCTCAAATATAAGATACCTACATATTTGTTAATTTCGAATGATGATGGGTTCCCATCCATGTCGGAGTTATCTGAGTGGGGCATGGCAAAGGCTCCAGTTGGCCATTTTTGCCCGTGAGATGTGTTGGGTCTAACTTCACGACCAAACACTAGCTCCACTGCTTTTTTAAAAGATTCCCTTAAATCGCTAAATACCCCTAAATAAAGGCCAACTTCTTCTAGATTTTTATCGTCGTCTGGGAGCCTAAGACCTTTAGAGCTATAAAATGCAGAATAACCCCATACATCCTCAGGGGTAATTTCAAAGTACTTAACAATACTTTTTGCAGTAGAGTCATCAATAAAGTTTGGTATTTCTACAATTTTATTTTCTAAAACGCCTAGTTTGCTGCCTTCTAGTGGCTCATCTTTGTAGTAAAAATAGGTGGAATCGTCGTAGTTCCCGAAGGCTAGGCCCACTTGTTTCCCCTCTCCCACTCCTGTTTCGCTAAAGCCTTAGAAAGTTCTACAATTTCTTTCTCCATAGCCCATTCTTTTTGTCGTTCTTCAGAGTAGGTTGCATCTGCGAAGTCCCAGAATGAAACCATAGTGTATCTTTCTCCTGAAAGGATTTCTGATACTCCATGGATATTCTCTATTCCACCAGGGAAAGTTATAAAAGAACCTGCTTTCGGGGATATCCTGAGTTTTTCAGTGTGGACGTCTTCCGTTTCGACGAAGTATAGGTCACCACCTTCGTAATTATCGTTTAGGTATAAAATCCCTACATACTTATTAATCTCGAAAGACGTCGGGGTACCTTTAAAGTCAGAATTATCTGAGTGAGGCGAGGCAAACCCTCCTGGCAACCACTTCTGCGAGTGTGCTGAGTTGGCCTTAACTGCCCTTTTAAATACAGACTCTACGCCTTTTTGAAAATTGCCTTTTAACTCGTCAAAAAATCCTCTAGGCAGTCCGACCTCTTCTACAAGTGGGCTATTGTGGTCTATCCCCATGCCGCGGGAGCCGTAAAAAGCAATATCTCCCCATAATTCAGCCTGAGCCTCTAAAAACTCGATAACTTTTGAACTGTTTTCGGGGGATATAAAGTTAGGAATCTCTACAATTCTATTTCTTGTGATTCCAATCTGGCTGACTGTAGTCTCTTCATCCAGATGCACAATAAAATTTGATTCATCAAAAAGTGTCATTTAAGTCTCTCCTACTTAAGGGCCTGCTCTTTAATTCCCTGTTCCCATTGCTGGTGCTGTTGTTCGTGAATTTTTGCAGTTTGTTCTAACTCTTTTTGCTTCTGTTCCCAGTACTCGTCTGGGTAGGTAGAATCTGCGTAATCAAATGACGCTAACATTGTCCATCTTTGTCCTGATGTTACTTCAGTAACCCCATGGATATTTTCGTACCCTACGTCAAATACTACTACCGTGCCAGCTTCAGGAGCTATGTCGATATTGTGGTCCCTAAACACTAAATTACCACCCTCATAGTCATCGTTGAGGTAGATGATGGTGACTAGCTTATTTTCTCTCCATGCGTTAGGGGTCCCATCTAGCTCCGTGTTGTCGGAGTGAAAAGCAGCAAAAGCCCCTGGCAACCATTTGTGGGCACTCAGGGTTAGATTTTTTAGCTTTCTATCGAAAACACTTTCAGCTAATTCTTGAAATTTTTGCCTAAGATTTCTCATATAGGTTTCATCAATAGTGCTTGCTGGATTTGCCTGCCAGGGGGCAATAGGGTCCATAACTCTAGCGTTATAGAAACAGGTAAGCTGCCATGCCTCAGAGTTGCTTTCATAGTAATCTATTAAAGCCTGAGATTCTTCTCTTGACAGGAACTCTTTTACTTCTATTACATCGTGCTTATGAATTATTTTTTGCAAGATTATCCCTAACCAATAGTGTATTTATATTATACCTGTCGCAGCCTGTTATCTTTTCTACAGCGTGCACGTAAGTAGAAGGGAAAAGGACTATATCACCAGGGTTAGGACTATGAGAATAAAACTTTGTGCTCTCGTCAAAGTCTTCGTAGAAGTTAATGGAACCTCCGCCGAATCCAGAGTTTAGGTATACGTTTAGAGTTATGAGATATTCTCTAGAGCCGTCTCCGCCTGAGTCTGTGTGCAGTCCAGCGCTATCAGAAAAGTCGTGTCTATAGTGTCTAAGACCGTAGTTATCTATATAGCTGTCTTCAGGATATTTTAAATCGTATACTTCAGAGTAAACCTCATAGGCCGCATTTATGTAATCACTCAAGAACAGTAAGTCATGAAAAAAGGTATCGTCCTCTTCTTTTATAAAGTGCTCTGAGTAGGGGGTTCTCCTTAGAGAACTTGTGTAGCCAATTTTTCCCCATGGGTCAGTACTTATTACTGAGTACCTGTCTCCCGTAGGGCATGATTTAAAGTTGGACAAAATCCTTTCAACGTCTGGTATAGCACGTTCAATTAGAATAATATTTGGTGCTACTTCTTTAGCAGACTCTTTTAAGATAACTTTAAGGTTTTCGCTCACCTTTATGCTCCACTATTGTCCAGAAAAACGGGCACACATATCTAATTCCAGATTTAATTGGGGTTACCCCGTGGATATAATTCATATCACCTGGGAAAAAGTATGCAGCTCCAGCTTTTGGTTTAAATTGAATTCCTTGGTGTGGGAAATAGAGTTCTCCACCCTCATAGTCATCATTTATATAAAAGAGGCCAGCGATGTCGTAGTACGGGAAGTCATTAGGCTTACCTCTATTTTCACCCTCATGAAGTTCTTTATCTGCGTGTGGCATCTGAAGTTGTCCAGGTAGCCACCTAACTATTGCGGGGCTTGTGGCTCTAGCATCTACCTCAAAAAAATCATCTACTTTTTCCTTCAGACGCTTTTGCATATTTATAATTGTTTCAGTTATTAGAGGATTAACTTTATCTAAAGTCTGAGCAGTTGCTACCCTGTGGTCCCAGTAGCTCGAATCGTAAATCACTACCCCGTCTTCATCATAATGAGTCTCGGTTATATCCCATGTAGTGTTATTTCTTGCAAAATCATTGAGTAGGGTAAGCTCTTCCTCGGTCATAAAGTCTTCTAGAGCGATTATGTTGTCCGCAGAGCGACCAAAAAAACCAGAAGGAGTTATAGAAAGTCTCTCATCATTGTGTTGATTTACTGTAGTGGAATCCATAATTAATATCTTACCTTACTCATATTTTCGTCTTTCCCAAACTTCTTTTTGGTAGACTCCGCCATCTGGGACTCTGTATTTATCACTGTTTTGTTGGTTTTTTGTCACCATATCTTCGTGGGTAATTTTTATTACCACTTCTGATTCCCAGTGTTCTCGCTTGAAAGGAAGTATTTGCGCGTACGGTGTTCCCGCTGGGAGCACTCCAGTAAAACCTTCTGCAACAAAAAATGGCATTGTTCCTGGGAGATGTACTTTGTCGTTGTCAATAATTCCACTAGTTGTCAGAAATGGAAGCTCGAATCGATTGAACGGCTGGGTGTAGAGAGCACTATATCCCTCTGGTAGCTCTACTGCCCAGTCGGCCCACCACGCGAAATGCTTTTGGTGATATCCCATTGGGGCAACAAATTGAGCCATGGGGGGTCTATCTTGCAAAAAGTCTTTGTTTAAGTTATCTAAAACTTTTGCTTGTATCTGACCGTTCTGGTCTAAGTAAAACTCAATATCAGCTGGAGTCCTATAGACATAGCCTGTGCCCATAATGTCAAAAACCGCTGGGCATGCTTTCCATGTTGGAATTTTTCCACTACCGTCTGGCATTTCCCATGGCTTGCCAGTCATGGGATTCATCGCAAACCTGTCTGCTTTTCTATACCAATCTGGGATTGTTTTTATTGTGGGTTTTGGTAGAGAAGCAGAGTCTTCATTTAGCCATGGTCTATTTATTGAAAACTTAATCTTCTGAGTGTCCACTTTCAGACCCTTCCTCTACTTCATAGGTCTGCCCAGTGAATGGACACGTAACGGTTTTAAGCTTTATGGATTTTGTCTCGTGGGTTCCTGCAGAAGTTCCATCCCAATTTAAAGCATCTCTGTACATTTTTGACCAATCTCCCGTCGCGTTCTTTTCCTGAGCAACATCGCCATATGTTTTTACGTCTTTCCAGTACTCTTCTGTAGGAAATTCTTCTAATAGTTGCATCTCGTAGTTGTCTTCCAAAGCCTTTAGTGAAATAGGGAGAACTGCTGCTATAGGAGTTCCTGCTGGTATGACTATTTCTTTGTTTGCTTCAGTAATTTTCCAAGCTACTGGAAGTTCTGGTTTATAAAAAGACGTACTAATTAGTGTAGTAAAACACTGTGTACCAGCTATGAACTGGTTTGGAACAGGCATAATCAAAGTTGTTGTATCAGGTTCAGTCCTAAAAATCAGACCAGTCATGAAACTAATAGTTGCATTTCCTCTACTGGGATTTGCCCATTCTTGGCCCTCCAGTATTGTTACATGCTCTGTGGTTGTATCGTCTATACCATCCCATATAAATCTGATATCTCCAGGGAACGATATGCCCCAACCAAGTCTATTTGTTAGCGCCATGGGAAAGCACATGTAGGCGTGCTTGTTTTCGCTATTGTCCATCCACTCTCTAGTGGCAGACAGCTGCTCTATGTTTCCTGCATTAGGCCTATTTTTCTGTACAGTGATAATGCTTTTCTGCATTAATTACCCGTTTCCTCCAGGAATACTCCTCCATGGAATTTGTCCGAGTAGTCGAGCATTGTAACCATCGAGTATTTAGTCCCTGACTTAACTGGCATAGCGCGGTGCGGATACATAAAATTAGATGGGAAAATAAAAACGTCTCCAGCTCTTGCCTTGGCAGTCAAATTTTGAAGCCTAAAGTTTAGCTCGCCACCCTCATAGTCGTCATTAGGATATGCAACTAGGGATACAACACAGTTGTACGAATATCCGTGGTCATGGTGTTCTTGGAAGTGCTGCCCTGGGCCATACTTAACGTAGTTAGTTGCTTCCCAGTAGCGGAGTTCGCCAATGTGGTAACGTCTGGTGTAATCTTTTACAACTTGCTTCTGCCTGTGTATTGTCTCTTCAGCTAGGCTTCTTAGCTTGTCGCCCCAAACGCTAGTGTCGTCATCAAAATCATGCAACTTATATTTAAAATCCCAGCAGTCACGGTACTCTGGAATTTTCATAGAGTACCCAACCATAGCTTCTTGATACTCGTAGTCATTTTCTGGAGAGGAAAGAACTTCTTCAATTCTCTCTATAATCTTCATTTCTTTGGGTAGAACATCATGATATACCCATATCCCGCTACCAGGCTTAACTTCTTCTGCAGAGCTCCAAGTAACTTCGTCTAATTTGTACCATTCAGTTAGACGGTTATTCATTCTTTCTTGTTCTTCTGCGCCCTCTTTGGCTAGTTTTTCTTTTACTGTGTCTGACATATTATTCATAATACCTTTAGTAAGTTAGTTTATACTCTGTAACCGTCTGGGATACTTTATTGTTTACACCGTCTCTGTCATTATAGTCGCTCATTATTACTACAGAGTACTTAGTACCCTCAATCATTTCTTCTGAAGCGTGTTCATATATGTATGTTGAAGGAAAAACTACAATATCTCCAGCAGATGGTTTAAGTTTTAGATTGTCTAACCTAGGAAACCACAATTCTCCACCTACATAATTGTCGTTTAAATATACAACTATCGAAACTGTAGAGACATACGTAGGCCCGTGGTCAGCATGAATCCTAAAGTGCGTGCCTGCGCCCTCATACTTAACAAAATTAAATGCTTCGTAGGCTCTAATACCCACGCCCCAATAGGAGCCATAGTCATCGACGCACATACGAACTTTTTGAAAGATTTCTTCATGCATTTGATATAGTTTTTGATTCTCTGAAGTTTTAGGCCCTAAGCCTACCGAGTTGAACTTAAAGTCTTTAGCGTTTCTAGACTCTAGGTCAACCTCATCTGAGGTTGTAACATATGCTCCTCGCCAAGAGTATTGAGTTTGACCATTTAAGTGTGACTCTAAGGTGTCTACATATGTCTGACACTGAGACTCTGATAGTGCTTTTCTGTACACATTTACCCCCAGCGCTGGGTTAAGTACAGAAATATGGCCTATGGTTCTGTCTTTAGCCCTGTTACTAGCCGTCTCCGACCTGTCTTTAGTAAACCAATCATCGCTCATGAGAAAAGTCTACACCAATTAGGTAGTTATGGGGGGCATATGCCTGAACTCTTGTCCGTGTCTATGAGCATTTAGCTTATGGTAATTTTCATCATATTCGCACCACTGCGGGTTTAGACCATACTTTTTGCAATACTCTAAAATTTTTTCTTTTGGTATGTTTCCGTATACTCCCTTTAAATTTCCCGACAAGAGCATGTTTAATTTTTTCATAGACTCGTCCGACTGGTCCCAGAAGGCGTCTTTATTTAAATCTGCCCACGGTCTGTGGGACACAGTTCTTGGCAACTCCTCGCCTGGATACTCTTTGTATGTGTCATGGTAGTAAAGAATCTTAGGGGTAGCATAAAATCGCCAGCCCCTTGCCCACGACTGTAGCGTTAAATATATTTCTTCGCCGTGGTAGTTCATGTCTGGGTCAATGGGTACTTCTTCTACATACTTACTAGTGGAAAAAACCCAGCTACCCTGCCAATAGCAATCCTCTAAAACATCATCTGTATCTGGAACTGGCTCTACTTTAGGGAATCCATATCCAGGGATATAGTCAGAGTTTATCCTGGGTCTATAAAAATTTTTCAATCTTCCAGCTCGTGAATTATACGTTATATTGCCACTCTCATCAAACTCATACTCTGGGCCAGATACGGTTATGATTGCTTTTTCAGAGTGTTTACTGGCTTTTTCATATTCTTGTAAAACTATCTCATCCCAGTTTGGGGCAAATATATTGTGCCCACACGTATATAAGATGTAGTCATATGTTGGAGAGACCTGTGTAGTTTTGTTTCTAGACCAGAGAACCCCTCTATATGTAGACAGGTTGTATTTTCTATATATTATTTTGTCTTTAGATACAAAGTCTCTCAGGTTTGCGTGTAAGTCTTCAGATTCTTGTTCTGATACTACAGAAAAACTTATTCTGTGGGGGTATTTGGCCTTCTTCAAACAATCTTGTACAGATTCGTATAAATTTTTTTCTCTATATGCCACCATAGAGACTAATATTTTTTTATTGCTACTCATTGCTTGAGATTATTTCATCTAAAAGAGTTTTCGGGGCTACCCAGCATTGAATACACTCTTCCCCATTAATTATGCAAGGGTAGTTATTTTCTGGTAAATCGTTAAAATATGGAGGATGACCAGAGTGTTCGTAATATCTAATGTCTCCGTCATGTCTATATTTTTGAATTAGCTCGTTAAATAAATCTTCTTGCTTCGGGTCCTGTAAATCTAAATCATAACCCCAGTGGGTTTCATCTACAAAAAGACCGAATAATAGAATTATGTATGCATCTTTGTTGTCTACAGGATACGGTGGTCTACTGTGAGTTTGTTGTTGACCCATAAAGAAAATTCCACTATTCTCTGCTTCATCAAACTGAGTGCCGTCAACAATTACGCCCCAGCTGTCAAAACCAGAAATTTCTACGCAAAAATCTAGGGTGTATTGGCACACGCTCTGGTCCATATGCTCCCACAGATAAGGAGTAACCCCGTTGTGTTGTTGGTATCTAGCTGACCAGAGTACTTTTAATCTAAGATTTTCATTGCCCCAGTGCTTTTTTGCGGTTGCTAATACTTTGTCCCGAATTTCTTGAGAAAAGTTTGGTTCGGAAACCCAGCGGCCAACGATTGTGTGGTAAGGAGTAGCCGAGCCTGGTCCCCAGTCGGAGTCTCTGGCTATGGTATTTTTAATCTCTTCTAGCGTTTCCTTATCAAAAAGATTAGCTACTTTAAATGCCTCTATACCTTCTGGAAGTGGCCACTTAATGTTTTTACTGGAATCGGCATTTATCGGCATATAGCCATTATAGTAAAGAAAAAGCCCCCGCAGTGCGGAGGCTAATTCTTTACCCTAACTCTTACTTATCTTCCTCAGGGGTATCAAAATCTTCTACAGAGAAGATAGAGAACCTAGGTGGGAAGTATGGTGGGAAGTAAGGTGGGAAGTATGGGAACCTAGGTGGGAAGTAAGGTGGGAAGTAAGGTGGGAAGTATGGGAACCTAGGTGGGAAGTAAGGTGGGAAGTAAGGTGGGAAGTAAGGTGGGAAGTAAGGTGGGAAGTAAGGTGGGAAGTAAGGTGGGAAGTAAGGTGGGAAGTAAGGTGGGAAGTAAGGTGGGAAGTAAGGTGGG